CACCGCTGTTCCAATCACCACTGTTACGATTACCACTGTTACAATCACCGCTGTTCCAATTACCACTGTTACAATCACCGCTGTTCCAATCACCGCTGTTCCAATCACCACTGTTACGATTACCACTGTTACAATCACCGCTGTTACGATTGCCAGTACAATTCTTCCCAGTATTTACAATATCCAAAACCTCGTGCCATGACAACTCTCTTACAATTTTTAATTTATTTGTACAACATTTATCACCTTCTTCTTTTACTTCCCCATAAGCAATTACTTCTGCAACATGATTATTTGAATCAAACTTATAATAATTAAAACAATCCGCTGCCTTTCTACAAAAATGCAATCCACGACTACAAACATCAATCTCTACATCTTCTTCAAATTCCCCTGGGCAAGTATACTGTTTGTCTCTACAAGTCCAGTCAGAATTAAAAACTTTATAACCTTTAATATTTTTCATTTCCAAACACCTCACATCATATTTTCTCAGAACACTATCCGAATGTGCATTGCTGTCTAAATTCATGTATTTATCAGCCTTGCTTTTTTGACTGACTCTATGATATCATATTTTCAGTTTTTCAACCATTTCTGCGGGACGCAATTCATCCTCTCCCACTTTAGAAGTGTGGGACTTCTTGCTACAAGAGGTTAAAAATCCTATCTGTTAAAACTGTAGACTGAACGGATTTTATCTACCCAATTGGTTTCAAAATCATACATATCATGATATGCTTCCCATTTTGATATACTAATTTTGTTATTGGATTCTCCACAAGATTCCCATATATCAATACTTAGGTAGTCAACTAATACTCGTTTTGAAAATCTGCAAAGCCATTTTTCAAAACGCTTTAGAACATCAGATTGATTATCCGATCGAAACATACCATACAACGTAATAACAAATGAGTAGTCGCAGCTGAATGCCTTATAGCAGTAATCGTCGTAATCTGTTAGATTTGAATCATTTCCAAATTCATCCCAAGGTCTAAATCCTTGTGGTTGATTAATTCGATTAATGTAGGTTTCAAACATATTATCTCTTCGAGTTTTATAAGGATTCACTTTTGGAAGATGTCGCAATACAGTTTTTAGTATGTATTCTTGTTCTTCTGGAGTAGCACCTGCTGGACTACAGTATATCGTACCTCGTATGTTAGTCCAAATGCTCATTGTCACACCTTGTTTCTGTGTCATCTGCTTTGTATGCTCTAGAGAATGAATCAATCAATCTATGTACTAATGTAGCACAGTGCTTACACATGTGCATAGGCGGTTCACCACCAATTGTAATACCTGCTGTTCCATCGAATACATCAAATGTGACTCTTGACATGATAGGTGCGTCAATTTGTTTATTACAGAAATCGCAAATATATGTTTTAACTTCTTGTTTTTGAATACTCATGTGTCATCACTCCAATCAATACTTTTCTTTTAGCTCATTATGACTGATGCCAGAAATCCCAGCAGATTCGCTTGAAGACGTTGCTCTGAAATATGCGTCTTTCTTCTGAGGATACATGAACTCAAACATCAGATAGTTCATAGCATCCAACAGATACTCCGTGTTACCAGTTTTCTGATATTTTTCAATACACAAATCATGCGATTCAATAGCATTAACTAGCTTGTCCCCAAAATTTACTTTGGCTGAACCATACTTATAAAATGATGTCTTAACTCGATTGATTCGCATTTCATCAACCTTATGACTATACTCAATGGATTCATTAAAAATTTCACTCATAGTTATCATCTCCAGCTTCAACACCCATGATTTCGTTTAGTTTATCCGTGTCAAATAGATCATCACTTCTTTTATTATTTCTTTGAAGTGCTTTGATTACGTCAGAACAACATTTCTTGCATACCATGATTGTTTCTGTATTGCATCCTACGTAACCAGATCTCCACATGCGTAATTCACGAAAATGATTCTGAACATCCGCTCCGCATATATCACAATATTCATGCAATACATGAGTACCATCAGATTCTAAAACATATTTTGTCATCTACCATCACCCATCCTATAAGCATACTCAGATCTACGTCTTAAATCCATATCACGTCGTATATCGTACTCTTCTTTACTGATTTCAGTAAATTCAGCTTCCTTAGCTTCTTTGAAATATCGATTGATTTGAATCTCTGCACCATCTGACTTCACAACTTTGAGTATAGCAATGGTATCAAAATCACCATTTTTCTGATCTGTAAGACACTCAGCAACATATACTTTTAGTTTATCTGATATGTATGGCAGAGTGATAGGAAACATTTCATGCACGGTGCTAGAGACAAATCCATTATGAAATCCAATGTTCAGATTTACACTACTAACATCATATACGGTAATTCTATCGATATCCGTATATTTTATAATTCCATCTGACTGAACTGTTTTAAACAAACTGCTCATTCTGTCACATTGATAATCTACTGCACCCTCATATGGACATCCGCATGCTTTGCTAAATGTATCATTTTCTGTAATTGGTGTTAATGGTTTATTTGATACCAAATGATTCAGTATATTCATTGTCATAGATATGGAACATCCACTGTGATTGTCATTCATCAGTGATTGAAATGCTTTAATAGCACTGTCACAACATAATGAAAAGTATTTATCATCGTCAGATGCATCTTTTGCAAGTCTAATTTCGTTTTCAGCCCATTCTAAAGTCGTCATATATGTACCTCCTTTGCTTTCGCTTTATCCATTATTTTAGAGTTCGAAAATCCAACATTCTTTTGTACTCTGTCATTGATTCATCCGGTGTGGATTTGATGACAGTACGTTTCAAAGTCTTTCTCCAGTGCATGAGCCATTCCCATGCAGTGTAACCAACAGTTCTGCACTTAGGCTTTGGAATTTGCTCTGTTTGATACTTTTGTAGTCCACTAACCACTACGTCAATTGGATTTCCTGTGACTTCCGGAAGTACTTCGGACCATGGGTAGATGTCGAAAGTTGACTCCCAGATGTGCAGTACTTTTACTTTTTCGATTTCGTTCATAGTATTTACCTCCAAGTTATAGGTGCGACTTACCTACACTGTATATAACGATGAAGATTATTGATCTTGTTGTGCGGTTAATTTTAATGCTTTTCCAATCTCAATTGCTACAAATTGCAAAACATCAATAACCACGGAATTTCCGAACTGTTGATATGCCTGATTCGCACTTTTGCAAATTTTGTAAGTGTCAGGATAACCCATGATTCTTGCACATTCACGAGGGTGCAGCTTTCTGGTTTTTCCATGAACCAGATATCCTCCGGTTTTAGAAAAAACGCCGCCGCCGTATGCGGATAATGTAATTGCAATTCCTTTTGTGCTGTAAATGCGTTCACCTTGACCACCTTTGTTGACAATCCCCAGTCGAATGGACTGATTACTATATTTGTCATCGCTTATACTTTGAAAATATGTATCCGGACGATTGATATAGAGCGATTCTACGAGTTTCTCATCGTTTAATAAAAAATCCTCTACATGATGTGACAAGGGAATTGGCTTGGGATATGTGAAGTTTTTAATAGACAAATCATTTCGAAAGCAAACCATATAGATTCTCTCCCGTCTTTGCGGAATGCCATAGTCTACCGCATTGAGGACTTTTTGATAGAAAGTGTACCCCAGTTCTTCCATAGTCCTTTTTACTACTTCTAAGGTATGTCCTTTGTCATGGGTAGCAAAATTTTTCACATTTTCCATAAAAACGATTTTTGGCTTCTTTTCTTTTACAATTCTTGCAACATCGAAAAATAAAGTCCCACGGCTGTCTTCGAACCCTCGCTGTTTGCCACTGATAGAAAAAGCCTGACATGGAAATCCGGCACATAGAATATCGTGTTCCGGAATCGTTTTTTCATCAACCTTTGTAATGTCCCCCTCTGGAGTATCTCCAAAATTTTCGGCATATACCTTTTGAACAACCTTGTTCCATTCATTGGAATAAACACACTTTGCCCCTAGTGATTCCAATGCCAGTCTGAAACCACCTAGTCCGGCAAATAGATCTATGAATGTCATACCTTTTAAAGATTGCTGTTTGATTGCGATCATCATAATCACCTACTCTGCTAGTCTATATGAATACTAACGAGTGAAAAGATGAATCTAAAATTTTTCTTATATAAAATAAATCTTGCAAATTCTCACTATTTTGCAGTTTATTGCAAGTTGCTAAATCTCCATCGTTATATGTAAATGTAGACTTATTATAATTGAGGTGATTTATTTGTCAGATCAAAAAATAAAACTCGGATCGCTATTCAGTGGAATAGGTGGATTCGAGCTAGTTGGCAGTTGGTATAATTTTGATCCTGTATGGGCATCAGAGATTGAACCTGCTCCAATACGAATTACAAAACGTCATTTTCCCAAAATGAAGCATGTCGGAGATGTTACAAAGCTTGATGGATACGCATTAGAGTCAGTTGATATCATCACTGGTGGTAGTCCCTGCTTTCCAGCTGAAACAATGGTTTTAACCGCAGCTGGGTATATTCCAATCGCAGATATTAAAGTTGGAGATCTTGTGCTGACACATAAAGGAAGATGGAAACCAGTTACAGCCATTGGTAGTAGACAAGCTGAAACATACTTACTTAAAGGTAATATTACTATTGAAACAACAGCGAACCATCCTATTTATAGTGCTGATATTAAGAGGATTTGGGATAACACATCAGACAGCAAAGGATATAAAAAGCATCTAGTTAATATCGGTCAATGGACATCTGCTATAGATATGGAAAGCAAGCAGTGGGCTACACCAATTACTGCTGAACCTGTCATTATTCCAATAGGTTATAGCTCTAATTTAAATCAAAAACCTATGCCTGAACTAAATGAAGATTTTTGGTATTTTGTTGGACGTTGGATAGGTAATGGTTGGGTAAGAGATGGATTCAGAAAAGAAAAACCGAGTGGTAAAGGTTATGGGACAATCTATTTATGTGATTCATCTGATAAAGAAAATGAACTCATAAACATAGTATCCAAGATGAGCGATAATTACAGCGTAGAACGAGATAGGACAGTTATAAAAGTTAAATTTACATCTCAGGTTTTGTGTAAATGGCTTGTTGATAATTTTGGTAAAGGTGCTATCAATAAGACCATACCTGGCTGGGCTCTATCTATGTCGCATAAATACAGGAAAATTTTGTTTGATGGCATTATGGACTCAGACGGCTGGAGAAAGTCGGATACATCAATGAAAGTGACATCAATAAGTAAACGGCTTATACTTGGTATCAGAATGCTTGCGGAATCTCTTGGATATAGTACATCCGTATCATATTATAAAAGACCTGAAAAGACGGTTATTGAAGGAAGAACTGTTAATCAGCATGATACATATTCCGTAGCTGTACACGATAATAAAAACAGAAAAACTGGACTTGAATATAACGGGCATAAATGGTATAAGTGCAGAAATGTTATAAAAACTGGTGAAATCAAAACTGTATATAATATCTCAGTTGAAGAAGATGAGAGTTATATTGCAGACAGTATTGTCGTTCATAACTGCCAAGATTTATCCGTGGCCGGAAATCAGGGTGGCATCAAACTATACTGCCCAGAATGTGGAGAATCATTTAGTGCAAATGGTGATGTAAAGGTATGCCCTAAATGCAGTATAGATCTTGAACTTACTCGAAGCGGATTATTTATGGAGCAGATTCGAGTTATTAAAGAAATGTTGGAGGTAACTAATCATGAGTATCCAAAAATCATTGTTTGGGAAAACGTTTCAGCAGCAATCAGCAGCAATAATGGGGACGATTTCAAATGTGTCCTTGAAGAATTCTGTGGACTCATTTCGGAAAAACTTCCTGCGGCTAGACCTGAGAAATGGACAAAGTCAGGAGAAATTCTGGGTAAATCCGGTTCCATCGCCTGGAGAACTCTCGACGCTCAATATTGGGGAGTCCCCCAACGCAGACGTAGAATCTTCCTTGTCGTTGATCTTAGAGGACAATGTGCAAGCGAAATATTATTTAAGTCAGAAAGCTTGCGAGGGAATCATCCGCAGAGCCAAACGCCGTGGGAAAATTCTTCCAGAGAAGTTGAAAATAGCACTAGAGTATCAGATTCAAACCAGTTTGAACCAGCAGGACAAGAGTTAAATTCAGATAAATCTGTCTACGGAATTTGTAGTTTTACATCAAATGCAATGAAATCAGATAATCCTGATAGCGGAATATATAAAACAGATATTGCAAAAACGATTGATACATCTGGTACAAACCCAACATGTAATCAAGGTGGAAATGTTGTAGTTGATACTGTCTATTGTTTGCAGGGAAATGGTATAGATCGTGCAGATACAGCTGGATGCAACGGAAAAGGTTGGAAAGAAGATTATTGCTACACATTAAATACTATAGACAGACCTGCTGTTGCATATAGCATAAAAGAAAATCAAGATGGTGCTGTATGGCTTGGAGATCATACTGGTGCTTTACAGTGTAGCGGAGGAAAGCCCGGACAAGGGTACCAAGCTGTTTTACAGTACAGTAAACACCCGTATGTAGCGGCATTTAAGTTCCAACAGGGTGCAAAAATGGCTACTCTTCCATATGATGAAGATATGTCATCTACACTTACAGCATATCAGAATATCGCAGTTCTGATTGACAATCACCCACAGGATTCTAGATTGACTATATCTAAAGATAATGTATGTCAGACATTGAATGCAAAAATGGGAACAGGCGGCGGTAATACACCTTATATATTGGAATCGAAAGAGGTATTTTCACAGTCAGGATTTGCAGATTTTAATGATGCTAGTGATACGTTTGCAACATTAACATGCCAAGGTGGATTTTATGGTGACGGAAGTGAATCATTAGTAGCTGATCCATGTGACTATAAATTGGTTGTCCGTAGACTAACTCCATTAGAGTGTGAACGCCTACAAGGATTCCCAGATAACTGGACTGCTGAAGAATCTGACTGTGCAAGATATAAGGCTTTGGGAAATAGTGTTGCACTACCTTGTGTAAACTATGTCATGAGCGGTATTGCTGATGTTCTATTGAAGCAATCAATGTAAGTATGCATGATATTTACCGAATATTACCTTGTATCTAGTCAATACTAAAATTACATTTTGAGTATCAACAGGAGGTTTAATAACTTATGAGTAAGCAACTGGAACACGATACAAAGTCTGCTGCAAAAAAGTTAATGTTCTTAGCGTGGGCAAAGCTTCTTCTTGGTAAAAATACTATTTCGCAAGATCAATACAATGCACTTGTTCGAAAATTAGAGTGTAGAACATTATAATTAAAGCACCTACAGCCATATTTGGTTGTAGGTGCTTTGTTTTCAGCATTTGGATACACAATTTCATTTTTAAGCGTCAAAAGTTTGCTGATTTTGCTATTGACTTAGGACTATTGTCATGGTATAATCAATAGGTAATGATGCCTTGCAAGTAAATCTGGAGGTTTAAATAATGGATATTTATGAAGCTAGACGCACAATGCAAACACAAAGGAAAAATATATTTGACTTAAATTTGCGAGTAACATTTTATGCTAGAGTTTCGACAACACGTGATGAACAGGAAAATTCTATTGAAAATCAGATTATACATTTCGAAAATATGATTAAAGAAAATAAAAATTGGACATATGTTTCTGGATATGCAGATAGAATCCGCGGTGAATCTGCTGCAAATAGAGTAGAATTTCAAAAGATGGTTGATGACGCAAAAGCCGGAGCGTTTGATTTAGTACTTACTAAAGAGGTTAGTAGATTTGCAAGAAATACAATAGATAGTCTTACATATACACGAGATTTGCTCCAATGTGGTGTAGGGGTGTTTTTTCAAAATGATAACATCTGTACAATTGATCCAGATAGTGAACTGCGACTTACAATTATGAGTAGCATTGCTGCCGATGAGGTGCGAAAACTATCTGAGAGAATTAAATTTGGTCATAAACGTGCCGCAGAATCTGGAAGATTGTTAGGCAACAGTCGTATCTTCGGATATACAAAAGTAAACTGCAAGCTTATTATTGATGAAAAAGAAGCTGAAATGGTTCGCTTGATTTTTAATTTATATGAAACTGGATCTTGGAGTACAAGATCCATTGCTACGGAGCTTGAAAAACGCGGTTACTTAGGAAGAAATGGAACCCCGATCCATCACAATACAATATCTGGGATTATACAAAATCCTAAGTATAAAGGTTATTATTGTGCAAATAAAGTGACTATTACAGACTATAGAACTAAAGCACAGCGGTTTAATCCTGAAGAAGAGTGGATCATGTATAAGGATGAAACTGGTGAAACCGTACCGGCTATTGTGTCAGAAGATCAGTGGAATGCATGTAATGTAATATTTAAAGAGCGAAGTTCCGCAATTAAAGCTAGAACCAGATCCATAAAAAGTCAGAGTCCGCTTTCTGGTAAAATTAAATGCAGTGAACATGGAACATACTGGAGAACAAGCTACTCTAATAGTGTTAGTCAAGGCAAGCCTATATATCAATGGATTTGTAGAGAAAAGAAAAGACAAACAGCTTCGTGCTGTAAGTCTTTTGCACTTATGGAATCAGAAGTTTACAAGATTTTAAATGACGTGTATAAGAGTATCATTTCTGATATTGATGAGTGGGTATCTGAGTTCCTGAAAATTTATGAATCTGTGACTACTACAGAATCTGGAAAATCAAAAATAGCTGTATTAGAATCTAACATTCAAAAACTAAAAGTAAAGCAGGACAGACTTCTAGATTTGTATATGGACGAGGCTATTACAAAGTCTGAGTATTCGAACAAAGCGTCAGAGTTAAATGCAAAGCTTGATGATGCAAAGTCAGAATTAGAATCACTTAAAAATCCTGATAACGGGGAGGACATTATAGATCCTGCTAAACGTATAAAAACTTATATTCAAGAAATATGTGGTCCGGAATCCCGCGATATGACAATTGATGAACTCAATGATATATCACGAGTTGTGCTAGACTTCATTAATGTCATTCCAGTGGATCGTCAAACTATGAAACTTGAAATCAAATTAAAGTCTTCAGAACTGAAATCTGTCGATGTTAGTTCACACAGAAGCGGTAGATGCAATTGTTGTTCTGGACACATCACTAAAAAGATTAGTCCAGAACAACAATATCAATTTGTAAGATCGGGCATAAAAAATGGCATGTCTTTATATCTTGTATATATTGTATGCGTTGGATTTTGATTAGCCACAGTAATCAATATACTAGAAAAGCGAACAGTTACTTATCTATAGTTTTGAGTAACTGTTCGCTTCACTGTTATGTTATCAGGTTTTACATATCAAGACTGACTAATCCCACATATTAAAGCACCTTTCTAATAATTGTCATTCAAAACTGTGTCAATTGCAGAATCAAGACTACAATTCTTCTTCTCCACCAGCTTGATGATGTTTGCAAGATCAGCAGAATCAATTTCACCGTACCAGTGCATCAGCAATGGTTTTTGAAATTTCTCTATGAATTTTACAGTTTCCTTTGCGTATTTAAATTTCTTGATTTTACGAGTATCAGTGTTTATGATTTTGGCATTACCGTTTTCATCTTACGACATCTTCCTCAATATATCTTTTTGATTTGTAGATTTTCATAAAATCACCCTCTATCCGTATTATACCAGAACAGTGCAGAAGAATCAAGTTCAACTGCACTGTTTGATAACTGTCAGATTTTCAGGATGTTGCATTTGATGAAATCTTTAATTTCATCAAAGACATCATCCAGTGTTCCAGATACTGAATAATCATTTAACTTGAAGTATGCATAGTACATATCATCAAAAATTGTTCCGAATTCTACGAGGTCATCTCCGATGATAAACCGCTTCAGCATTGTCTGATTACAGCAGTCGCTCTCTTCACAGTCATCCTGCTCTGCATCAGCATTTGCTAAACTGTGAAAACTCGGCAAACTGTTAGCTTCAGCCCAGTTTTGAATTTCAGTGTCATCCAATTTCTGAATCATCTGAAGCATTTTGATTTCCTCAGCAATATTCATTCTAATCTTATTTGCATCTGTCATAGTGATTACCTCCATGCAATATTGATATTCTTGTTATGAAGCACACCCTCTGTGTTTCCTTTAAATACATTATAGCATAGATATTGCTAAATGTCAAGCGTAAATAGCAATTTCGTTGATATAAAATTGCACAAACTTGCGAATTTCAAACGGTTGATCACACCCAATATTTGCGAACATCGGTAACATCGATCCTGCGGTACCCAAGATTTTCAAGATCGTAACCACACTTTTCGAGAAGAACTATAAAATCATCCAGTATACAATTGGCTAACTCTGAAAACTCTGCCACACAATACTGTTCTATACAATCTTTTACCTGATTTATGTCACCACGATCAATAGTTACCAACTTTCCATCTTTCATCTTAATTATTTGATTTCTACACATTAAATTATGCATTAAAATCAGCCCCCTTTCTATCAAGATTATTCTCGTTTAAAGCGTAATAAAGTTCACACCATTTTACCGCTACTTCTTTTATCTCTTTTGGAGCGTTCCACCAGAAATTATGCATAAACCATGGTCTGTACTTTGTTGGAATGCACATGAGATTTTCAATATTACAGTTCATTTTATCATTGTCTAAATGTATTATCATGGATTTTGATGAAATCTCTCCATATTGACGCTCCCATACATATATAGATTTTCTTTTAATTCGTGCATCAATACCATGCCCAAAATCATTATTTATAACAATGTACGGAATTCCATGACGTATAATTTCATCTCCTATTTTATACTTTTTATTGGATTTAATCATAGGTGATACCAGATTTGAAAATGATTTATTTGTATAATGCGATCTAAATTCAGATTTCGATAGTCCTTTTGCCCATCGTGGTGATGTTTCAGTGGTAAATTTTCCGTTTCCGTTAGGAGATTTAATTTTGTTTGTGTAACACCAGCTTTTAACTTGTTGTACAGAAACATTGATATTAAATTGTGCATTTAATTTTTCTGTAAGATCCTTACGGCTCATATAAGGTCCATGCTCCTGCATATAAGATTTCTGAATATCTGTAAAGATCTCAAACCTTACAGGTTTAGGTACAACTGTATGTAATCCGTGCGATTGCATAAATGATAGTAATCCCTTTTTAGTACGAGTATCATTAAATTTTTGATTAAGTGCGTCTACAAGCTGTGCAGCTGTCATCTTAGAACAATGTGATTTTATGAATTCAACCTGCTGGTCAGTATAAGGTTTACCGCTCATGACCTATCATCCTTTCAATATTGGATTGTTTCAAATCACATTCATAGCATAGCTTCTCAGATCTCAGAACTACATCTGCGTTATTAATCATCTGTTTTGCTAATGCTACGATTGTTTGAGATACCTCGTTTTCTTTCTGCTTTACATCAGTTGTAATTGATGCATCATTCGCAATCTGAATTCTTTGTCCAAGAATATCTTGTAACTCCATCAATGTCATCTTAAATACCTCCAGTAGATTCTATAATAAGATTATGCTACTATAATCTACTATGTATAACGATTGGTTTGACATGGAAAATTATTACATTACGCAGTTTTTGCATATAACTGAGTAATCATATACATTAGATTCATCTTTATATCTATACAACGCACCACTAGTGATCACAAAGACCTCAAACTGTAAGTTAAGTTATTCTATATGGATTAACACAAAAAAAATAACACCGAACAAGCTATCGGCTGCTTGTTCGGTGTTATTTCAAATAGGAGGTAAACTCAGACCTGCATGGAAACAGAATCGGTCTGATGGTGCGGATAACAGGATTTGAACCTGCACACCTTTCGGCAATAGAACCTAAATCTATCGTGTCTGCCAATTTCACCATATCCGCATATGACTATTTTTCGTAATAGTCGCACGAAAAGCTTTCTGCCGTTTGGCTATAGTCTTTCAATAGCGTAAGCAAGGTACTTTCAACTAAACCTAATGCACTACTTTTAATCTATAAGTAGTAGTGCTTTGTGCAGGGTTCCAGAATTGAACTGGATATACTTCACAATCGTCTGTGTTATCCGTTACACCATACCCTACTTGAATCTCAGTGGTACATGTACCACTCATCAAGTTTTGTGTCATTGACAAGACAGCTGGTGAACACGTTACTATGCGTTACCTGGTTCAGTTCTTATGTGATTTGGATACCATAATACATTTTCAGTTTTTTTTTGGCTTAGCTGATAGAACTGAAAAGAATCACCATGATGGTCCGAATGACAGGGATCGAACCTGCGGCATCTTGCTCCCAAAGCAAGCACTCTACCAAACTGAGTTACATCCGGATTTGGTTTTGGTGCTCCGAACTGGAATCGAACCAATGACACGGGGATTTTCAGTCCCCTGCTCTACCTACTGAGCTATCGAAGCATTAATATCTGTCTTTCCAGAATGTCATCAATTTTCTCCTACTTTATCGGCTGGTAATTAGAAATTGAGAAAAGCACCATTTACAGCTGGTGTAGTGTGCAGGTCCTGCCCCTGCTGGCCGTTCTTCACAGGTTAAACGACCTATACCCTGTGAAGTGAATGCATATCATCTCGCTACGCTGACACTACTTGGTTGACGTTTAAGTCCGCCTCGCTGCATATCCCTGTTTATTTGTTTACGTTGGAACCACATTTGCTCTAAAACCAGCGTTCGTCTTTCCGAATGTCATCAATTGTTTTTCCGATTTTGTGCAGGTTCGTTAAAAATTGAGAAAAACCACTTATCCTGCTGGCTGGACTAGCTGGATTCGAACCAGCGGAATGACGGAGTCAAAGTCCGTTGTCTTACCACTTGACTATAGTCCAATCTCAATATCTCAACAATCAAATACTGTATTGTGTATATGCAACCGACCTTCGCCATACCAACTGTTTTACCGCACACATATTCATCCACTAGGGAGATAAGTCTGAGCGTTTGGGAGCTACCCTTAGCTTCTTATCCCAGCACATGCCAAATCCTATGCAAGTCTGGTTACTTGCAACTTTCACTCAGACCATTCAGAAAATTTTATTTCTTATAATTCCTTGCACATTGAGCTACTCGAACCAGAATCTCGTCTTATACCCTAGTTTCCTAGGTTCAGTGCAAGTGAAACTGTGTTTTGATATTTCCTAGGTTTGCATAAGTAATCAGCTTACACCTAACTAGGATTCCACTTGTAGTGTTTTACAAGTATCTATTTCCACAGCGACAAGATTCCGTGATTTTGTGTACAGTAATGTCAGCACATTTGTCACCAAGGGACTGTTTTCAATCCTCAACAATATGTCATCATACTGCCGATTATAGCAACGAGCTTATCAGTTAATATGCTATCTACTTGATTTACAGACAAATTCTCAGCAAGTTGGTTAAACTATCTGCACTGAGTTGCTACATACACACAATACAATATTCGATTGTCAAAATACTGTGTGGCACAAGGTCAGGGACTCGAACCCTGAATCCGTTACCGGACAACGGTTTTCAAGACCGCTCGACTACCAATTATCACAACCTTGCGTATTTAGAACTCTGATTCAGAATCGAACTGAATTGACTGCTAACCTGCTCAGAGTATATATTGAGAATTACCATTGTATGTCAAGCAAGACGGTTATGGTTGTAATTCTCAATATACGAAAGGATTTCACCATGAAATTGTACAATCAAGCACAATCACACAAGTGGTTTTGCAGGTGGGCAAGACCTGCTGGTGGGATATATAGGACTTGAACCTATAACCATCCGGTTATGAGCCGGGAGCTCTGACCAATTGAGCTAATATCCCTTATGCATGCCTTTATCGTGGCATGCTATGGAGTATACCATCTAGTACAATATGGTTTTCTTCAAACGTCCAACTTTCATGGATGGATCTGTACAATCCAGCGTCTATCCGATTCGTAATGATCCCGATATATAGATCATCCAAACCAAGATATTAGTTGATAGATTACGTATACGCAATTGTGTAAGGTCTCACCCTAACCTCTACCTTACCTATCAGAGTCCATTGCACCACTACTGATTCCCAATTACCCATTAGAACTTTGTTCTAACCGCTTGGATTTTAGCTGTTATTTAGATACTACATACTTAATTAAAACATCACGGCATACATCATTTCATTCGTTTCTTCTGTCATTTGTTTCAATTTATATGGCATATATAGCATCCATGCTGCCCTGTATTGTGTAGGCTTACTACAAGGTACCCAGACTTCGGCAATAGAGCATGATCTCAAACCTACGCTCATGGTGTGACTTATGGGACTTGAACCCATGACTCTCGCATTAAAAGTGTGATACTCTACCAACTGAGTTAAAGCCACAAATTATTCATATTAAATGAATAATAATAGATACATTAAGTATCTAATGGTCCGGATGACAGGACTCGAACCTGCGGCATCTTGTTCCCAAAACAAGCACTCTAACCAAACTGAATTACATCCGGATTTAAGTAATAACTAACCACTTTTATTACTAGTTATAGCCCATATAAACCATACTTCTAAATTTCTATAACTTCCCAAATGGTTGAGGTAGCTGGATTCGAACCAACGGAATGGCAGGATCAAAACCTGCTGGCTTACCACTTGCCGATACCTCAATATAATAAAGATAAGACTTATGAACTAAGAATTTCTTATCTTTAATGGCTCTTCCAATTGGACTCGAACCAATGACCGTGCGGTTAACAGCCGCATGCTCTACCGACTGAGCTATGGAAGATTATATTTGAGAATTTAGTTAAAACAGCTAAACGACATGAACGTATTCTCATATAGCCATTTTATCATTGATTAAATTAATAAACAATGATAGGAATTTCAACCAATAACAAATAGTTTGAAAGGATGCCATCAATGGCTGGCGGAGAGCCAGGGACTCGAACCCTGAATTCATTTCTGAACAATGGTTTTCAAGACCATCTGACTACCAATTATCACAACTCTCCATACTACCTTGAGTATATTTTAATCAGTCTAAAAGACTTGCCTTCATTAATCATAAAACAGAGAATTTCTTACAGAAGAAGTAACTGATTAATCTGCATCAAGGTTTTGGAGCACCATAAGAGAATCGAACTCTCATTCCAAGATTGGAAGTCTTGTGTATTATCCATTATACGAATGGTGCTTATATTCACTAGATAAGATCTACAAAATCTATTCTGCAGCATAGATTCGATTATCAATCTTATCTAGAGCCAAGTTTTCTTGGGCGAGATGAACTTGGTAACTCAGGTATTAATCGAAATTCGAATTCAATATACATTTACTAATTCATTCCTTTCTACAGATTTCACAATAAACTCGTTAAAGAAATTTTATTGACTCCTTAATTTCTAAAAGAATTTATTAATGGTGCAGACAACAGGATTCGAACCTGCACTCTTTCAGGCTTGATGGTGCTTTACCGTTAAGCTACATGTGATTAACATCATGATATGGTTTCGATCCATATATCTTCCTGTCGGACCTGTGCTTTCACCCGTTAAGCTATGTCCGCATATGACTACTTTTCGTCGTAGTCCCAACGGAAAGTTTTCTGTCGTTTTGTTATAGTCTTTCAATAACGTAAACAAGGTACTTTCAATCTACCTAAATGGTGAGTGAAGTAGGAATCGAACCTACGATGTTTCTAATGTAACAGATTTACAGTCTGCCGACTTCGCCAACTGGTCACATTCACCCATTTGGTGCTACTAGCCAGACTCGAACTGGCACGGGTTGCCCCATCGGTTTTTAAGACCGAAGCGTGCTGCCTATTTCGCCATAGTAGCATTTGCAATTTCTTATTTTCTGCTCTACTATATATAACGAGTGGAAAAACTTAAATTGCACTTGATGATTCAGAAGTTCATTCAATGAACTCTCTAAATTCTGAATTGTACTTATCAATTATGCGTGCTACAGTAGATCGGCATACCTGAAACTTTGTTGAAATCTGTTTCTGTGTCACCTTGTCTCCGTTTGCAACTGCATAATAATAAACTCTCATGATTTCTCTATCTCGTCTATTTCTAATAGTACGTAGAAACGTATCGATGAGATCCTTAGTTAATTTCCTGTAGTCATCTGGGTCTGATTCAATCTTTTCAATAAGTGTAATTGAATCAGATGTACCGCCGATTGTCCTATCAAGTGAGTCTACATTTGATATTAGGTTAATTAGCTTTTCATTGTTCGACAAAAATACTGTTCTTGGTATTCGTATTAAGTTACATTTATCTCTTGCATACTGACGCATATATCCACTTATGTAATGTGTAGCATACGTAGAAAACGCAATTCCCTTGGATTCATCATATTGTAGAGCGGCTTTCCAAAGTGCCAGCATTCCTTGCTGCATGATATCTTCTGTATCTGATATGCTACGGTGCTTTATGTACTTATTATAGCAGAATTTTACGAGATTCTGATTATCTTGAAATAGTTGATTTGGTGTCATATAAGCACATCCTTACGTATCAGACTTGGTGCCGAAAGCTGGATTTGAACCAACAACATCCCATTACGGGTGCTTTATCCAGTTAAGCTATTTCGACTGGTCTACCGCCAACCCACAGACGGTAGTACTCTCCTCATTGGAGATTCCCTACACACATTTAACATCGAAATTACGATGTTGGATGAATCAGTGTCGTTTTCATCCTCTATTATATATAACGATGATTGTCAAGTTTAGTTTGACACACGTCTGATTTTTACCTTGACTGCATTACTATAAGATCTGGAATCCTGCTCTTCTGAAATTATACTACGAATTTCATGTAATTCCCGATACAGAGCATCTAGTGTTGGCTGAAACTGTACTTTGAGAGCATCCAGCTTTTCATCGTATTGAGTTTCAATTCTATCTATAAGTGCTAGCAAATCTTTTTCGTACTCTTTGTTAGCAGCAGCATCTGCCAGTTCTGCTTCTTCTCTTGTTTCAAAGAATTTATCAATGATATTATCAGATTTCCAAAGTCGAACTTCTTTAATCATTATTATACCTACTTTCTGTCATCGTCTGCGACGTTTCATTCTTGAATCGGCACTTTTCTGTTTATCTGAAAATGCGTTTTGAGCTGCTTTTATCATTTTGTCTAAGTCTGACATTGTTTTTGACTGTGACTTCTGACGCGATGACATCGGATTTATAGTTTTCGGCAGCATCATAAGTTCCAGTTTATTTAGCTTTGTATTCATCACACACTTAGCTTTATATGTCGTTCCGATTGAAACCACATCTTCAACTGCTCGAACATATCCGCTGGACAATTTTGAAATATGGATAAACTGCGTTTCATTCTCTCCTTCTACGGATACAATTGCACCCTTATCCATGATCTTTGCAACTGTTACATTGTAGCAGTTTCCTAATTTAAGCATTTATTCAATCCCTCCGGAATTACAGTGATTACAATATTATCGTGATGCTTAGATATACAAGGTTTTACACCTGCAAGGATAATCTGTACAGCGTCCTGACTGTAGATATAATCAAATACATTTGCCACTTTTGAATCATCAAGATGATCTAACATATCATCAATCATAAGCATATGCAGTTTTGTATTTGACTGCTCTATAATACCCAGTAGCATCGCAAATGTAAATAAGCACTTCTCACCGCTAGACAGTAAATCATACTGTACATATGTACCAGAGCGGATAACACCAAAGCTAAAACTATTTGCTTTCTCCGTGATATAAAATGCGGCACTAGTATCAATATCATGGTACAGCCCTTGCAGGTGTTTTGTGATGCATTCTGCGAATGCTGTAAACGGTGTAGTGGTTAATTCAGACTGCATTCCATTGACATCTGTTAATTTTACAAGTTTCTTCAGAATGTCAATTTCCTGCTCAGTTTGATATTTTTCTGTGGTGATCTTATCAATTGTAGAATCATACAGCCGATTTGCTGTAAGCTTTGCAATCAAATCAGAATTATGCCTCATTTGGTTGTTCAACTCATCAATTGTAGATTCAATCGTACCAAGCACACCAACCGCAGCTTCTGATATATGTATATCGCCAATTTGTGCGACAAGCATATCATGTGTATTAGATAGCTTATCTGCATCTGTCAGTTCAGCATTCAATTTTCTACAAGTGCTTGCAGTAGAATTTCGCTCAGCTTGAATCTTTGGAATAACATTATCCAAGTTACTGATCTGATCTGCAATGTCATTCAACTGTGATTTATAGCTACCAACTTGCTGCTGAATAGCATCACATATAGTTTTTGTGTATGGGCATGTACCATTGCCAAATACAAATTCATTCATTGCATTTTGTTTTTCGATTAAGTTCATGCGATCCAGAGTTAACCTGGTTAGCTGATTATCATAGTCTTTGATCTTATTAGTCATATCATCAATGTCAGAACTCATATCTTCTTTTGATCTGCCATCTAGAATCTGATTAATTTTTACATCTACAGATTTCAGTTCAGCAATCAGCTTAGACTTTGATTTTATTTCTGTCACAGACCGCATAAGAGCGTCACGCTGCTTTTGCAACTCAAAATTTCGCTGTTTCAGATCTTCAATTGAAATAGAGTTATCACAGTCTGAGTACATAACCATGCTTTGAATTGTACTCTGAATTCTGGAAAGTTCACCTTTTTTGAATGATGCCTGTTCTTTCAGGTATACATTCAGGTCACGAACCATCTGAATGCTTGCTCCAGAAAGCGTATTTGCGTATGCTTCAATTTCATCCAGATAGCTATTAGATTCTGTAGTAAGTTCCATACCTACAACAGCATTATGCAGACGCTCGTACCAATCGATAGCTGTATCTGCATCAGGTAGGAAATTAATAAACCAGTCTTTTAGTTTATTTGCAGTCATACCTGCAAATTCTGAGAAATTCAAAATCGGTAATTCAATGCTACCAAGCAGATCTGACGTATCATCTACTGACGATTCTGTCACAATATCTCTGCCTTTACGCTGCCAGGATCTCATAATTGTTGTATCATCGTCCAGTGTCAATTCTACAACCATTTTAGAGCAATTTGCATGACGGAATATACCCTCTTTGGTCTTATTATAACCCGGAATATGTCCAAGCAATGCAAGCTGAATTGCTTGCAATACAGTTGACTTACCTGCTCCGTTTTCTCCATAGAAGTATGTAGCATTTGATAGCTGATATGTCTTATCTTCTACATTGTGCATACCATGAATATGAACTGACTTAATCCTCATCATTTACCTCCTGATCTGTAACCAATTCAAACCGATATCGCTGTTTTATATCTGGGTACCTATCGTGATCCACCTCTGACAGAAACATATCAAGAGGTCTTGCATATGTACCGCTCTCACAGTTATATATAACGAGCGGTTCTGATGATTCAGAATGATTTGCTACAGTGATAATCTTAACAAGACCGCCTTTGAAGTGTCTCCATGTCTGACCTGAGCATACTTTTCGAGCCATACGCTTTAGTGTATCAATCATAAATTGTAATCCTTCGATTAAATCATACAGTTCAGAATCTCCACCAAACTGAATGGATACACCAGTATAATCATCTTGAAAAGCTCGAAGTAAGTTAGCTACGTTAGTTTCAGATACCACATATTCCCCTAGGTCTTTATCAAATATGCCTGACGCTCTAATCAGCTGTGATAGTCTAGCAGGATGCAGTGTTGGTACGATTCGCATACCTGTGCTTCCATCATCATCTAACTCTATTACAGTTCTACACCCATGTCCGGAATCTCCGCCTCTTGGACCGGTTGTACCAGCTGCAAAATACATAATTCCTGCACCTTGGATTTCCTCCTCTTCTATAGGTACCTTGATGTCATCTATATATTTATGACTCATATTTATACCTCCATGGTATGATTATAATTTGATTGTTTTCGATCCAACCTGGAGCAGGTCCAATTTTGGAATTTTCACGCCTTGGACATTCTGCACCATTTGTGCATAGTAAGAATCTTTTAATTCAGACGCAATTGCACGTCTACGTAGTTTCATTGCAACATATGGAGTAGATCCGATACCGCCAAATGGATCATATACGATATCATTAGGATTTGTCCACAGTTCAATGCAACGTCTGATAACCTCCAACTGTAGAGGTGCAATGTGCCGTTCATCTTTTTCATCACGTGCAGATTCACGCGGCAATGTGTCAGACTGGTTAATATCCATCCATACAGGTGACGCATACTGCTGCCATACATCGCATGGAAATGTTCTATCTGTGTGTGTAACTGCCTCTGGATTGTCACCTGGTTTACGCATCGTGATAATGTAGTCAGGTAGCCCCTGCCGATTCATGGTGCTATCTTTCTTAATCTGTTTCCACAATAGACCGATTGCTTTTGTTCTCTGCATTTCTGTAACGGGATTCTTCCAGATAGTCACCTTGCTATGATAGATGAATCCGCAATCTTCAAAAATTTTACGAACCAAAGACGGAAAGTCCTTTAATCCGATAACACCATCACGTTCTTTCATCATAGGAATATCCATACAATGAAATGAAAGTAGTCTACCAGGCATTGTAACGCGATATAAATCAGCTGCTAGATATTTGAAGTGCTCATAGAACTCTTCGTCAGAATGGCTGTTACCCATATCTCTGTCGCTGTTTGAGTAAGTATACAAGCTGGAGAACGGCGGAGAAAAGATTGTATAATGAATGCTGTTATCTGGAATGCCCTTGATGATTTCACAGCTATCTCCGTGATATAGGACATATTTGTCGGTAACTACTTGATTATTGACGTTCATTGCATTTCCCTCCAATTTGGCAGAACCATTTCAATGCTAGGTTGGTACGGCGTAGAAATTCTGCATGTTTTCTGCAATTCATTCTTTGTAATTTCTTTTGTAAGTGCAACCATATTGGCTTTCATAATCTCATCTTTTTTCTGTTTTGCAGTGATGCTTTCCAACACACACCCTTCTTTTTCAGAAATGATGATGTATACGTCTACTGGATATGTTTGTCCAAATCTCCAGCAGCGTCTTACTGCCTGATAGTATGCCTCATAACTATCCGAAAGCCCGACGAAAATCACCTTATGACATACTTGCCAATTCAACCCCATGCCACCAATGCTAGGCTTTGTAATAAGACATTTCAGATCACCGTTCGCAAAATCTAGCATCGACTTTGTTTTATATTCAGCGGCATCTGAACCCTTTACTTCCACTGCATCGTAAATGAGCGATTCTAGCTTAGTGCTTTCATCATTAAGATCACACCATACTATCCAAGTATCATCTGAGTTATTCACGAGATCTGCCGCAGCACTGCATCTTACATCTAGACTATCTCGTCTAGCTTGTCTGCGTTCTGACAGTGTAAGTGACTTGTTTGTTGGTCTTACCCCATCTGCAATGATTTGATGTACTCGCAGAGCAGGTAAATCAAATCCCTGTTCTGTATATCCGAGATCTGCTGGATTTGATATAAACGCACACCATGATGCCATCCATTTCCAGAATAGTGATTCAGCATGACCTTTCAATCTCCACTTTGAAGTTTCTCCACCGTCATGAACAAAGAACATGGATAGCATTTCAGATCTTGTCATAACTCCTAAGAATTCGGAATGATTTCCAAGTTCCATATAGTCATTCGGTGACGGAGTAGCTGTGCATGCAAGCTTATATGGTGTATGCAGAAATCTAGATATAATGTCATTTCTGATTTTTCCAGTAAATGATTTCAGTATACTGGATTCATCCAGTACAATCCCAGTAAATTCATTGGAAACAAAATGATCCAGCTTTTCGTAGTTTGTAATGCTGATAGCAGTTGTTTGAGATTGTTCATTTACAACTGTTACATCAATCCCAAACTTTTCACCCTCACGAGCTGTCTGTGACGCTACGGCTAGAGGTGCAAGTATAAGGACCTTACCGCCAGTATGTTTTGCCACCTGATGTGCCCATTCAAGCTGAATGAATGATTTTCCGAGTCCACAATCTGCAAAAATAGCGGCTTTACCTTTACACAAAGCCCACCGGACAATATCTTTTTGATAGTCAAATAGATTTGGATTCAGCTCAGATGTATTTACATCAAATCCAGTACTTTTTACGGAAAGCTGTTTAGATTCAATAAATTCTTCGTAAGTCAAGTATTATCACCTCCAAATCTCAACTGATTTAATTTCTTTTGTGTATATGTGATACTTTCGCATAGAATATCTAACCCATTCACAATATCATCTAGTTCCGCCTGTATAGATGATACTGATGTATTAATTACAATGCTATCGCAAGCTCCGTCATATCCAAGGAGAAAATTTGGGGTGATTTGAAAATAATCGCATATACGATATATCTGTGTACATGTCGGAGAATTTTTACCTGCCAGCCAGCCACGAATCGATGTTTCAGATATACCAGAATCCTCCGAAAATTTACGTACACTTGTGTGTTTATACGCTAGAAGAACTTCCAGTGTTTCCGGAAATCGCATATGCATTTTTGGAAGTTGGGAATCCAGATCATACTTGTCTATGAGATATTTTTCTTTTTCAATACAACTGTACTTATCCGAGCAGTATGTGGATAGTTCACAGTCTTTACATCGATTTGCGATGAATCTACATGCATCCTCTCGATTTAATGATTTTTCATTTATGTACTTACCAATCATCCACGAAACCTCATATCGACTTGTGCAGCGAGTTTCTGCTGTGCTTCCTTTTTACGATTTGATGCAATCTGTTGCTTGTAGATACTGTATTTTCCACATACACTATGGCATCCAACATGCCGATCTGTGCAGCCTTTACATGGTACATATGTGCCCATTAGATATCGCCTTCCTTTCTATGCAAAGACTTGTACGGGTCAAATCCATCTGGGTATCGAGCTTTTAGCTTTTCAATATTTGTAGTGGCAACATCTGCCATGTCAAGATGTAACGCTTCGCAAGCCTCTGCAATCATCCACAGACAATCTCCAAGTTCCTTCTTGATATGATTCACATCGAATTCATGACCTTGATATGACTTTTGCAGGATACCTGCAACCTCTCCAGCTTCACTTGTAAGGCCAAATACTGCATGACACAGCATGTCATTCCTCAGATTGTATGGGATGCTGCAGGTTCTCATAGCTCGCTCCTGATAAATCTTAAATGTGTCGATTCGCTCCATTTTTATAACCTCCAATGTTTTTATCTAAGATGCTTTTGGCAGAATTGCAATTAGCAAGCATGCAAGATGCGAATTCAGCCATTTTGTTTAAGGAATTGACTGACAGCTTATGTAGCTCTAAAACTTCAGATTGAATACCGTTGTATGGAGTCATTGTTTTCTCTAAAGCCTTGAATCTACGTAAAGCAGTTACAATCAGTTCTATAGATTCCTGTTCAGTCACTGGAATCACCTCCGTCTATATTATATAACGATGAAAATTTTTGAGGCTCTACATAATTTCCAGTTACTATAGAGCTTTGATCTTCCACAGCATTACCTGAATGACGACGTTTTAGCCACGCTTCTTCCTCTTCAGGCATATAGCCTTCTGCTTTGATAAACTTACTCATTTCAAAAGCTTGATAATCATTCCACCACATATCACATCATCCTTTCGCAGAAATTATAGTTCAGATATATAATTCTGTATTGACGCTCCGCAATTTGAGCAAAATCGATCGGAAATTGAATGTCCTACTTTCCAACAATTTGATCATTTGAACATACAACTATTAAGCCAGTCCCAATATGCCGAACCATCTATATCGTAAATGTTCCCAATGACTTTATATGTATAGTCATCGTCTGTAAGCGAACTCATGAATGTCTCCTCACCAGATATGATATCTTCTATGTAAAATTCCCCGGAACTATATGCTACATAGCCTATATGTGTTAAATCTGAATTAGTTGCATATGTATACTGAATAATATCACCCTCGAAGATTTTAGTGCCATTAGAGTCATTAACGTCTGTATACTGCCCTACAGTTTCAGGGTTAACTTCAAAACACTCAAATCCTATACGACCCTTGTAATTATGCTGAGTGAGATCGAGTTTCCCAGTAAAAATATAGTGACGACCTAGATTGAGATGTACATATGAACCTTCAATCCATTCATCATTGCCTTCAATCAATTCATCATTGTCTGTTCGTTTTGCTCTGAATAATAGATCTCTCATGTTTACACACACCTTAATAATTCAGGATTGTCATAGACGTTGCCGATAACGTCTATATATTTAAAATCATTATCATACAGAAAATATACTTTATTTTTCATTTCACTGTACAGCATAAATGTAGAATGCTCCTCATACCAGCGAACTACAGCCGTGCTATGATCAGTTATATTTTCTATAATGTCCCCCTCAAAAATCTTTTTACTGTTTCTGTCAAACAATCCTGTAAACTGTCCAACTGTTTCAGGAATAACAGAATAGATCATACAGTTTCCCTTTCCTGTTTCTGCATCATATGATGGTATAAAAATATAAGACTGTAAAACCCCACTAAACAGGTGAGGATGGTTACAATAGTATCCCTCAATCCATTCCTTTGTCCTATAACTCTTACCTCTAAATAAAATTTCTCTCATGATAATCCTCCAGTATTACAACTTATTATGCTTATTACTCTTTTCTATCATTGCTTTTATAACAAACACAATAATCAGTGGAAGAATAGTTCCTATCACACCTACCACGAGTGGATAAAGTAACCAAATCCAACTCCATTTGATTACACCACATAGCTTTAGTATGACAAACACCACACCAATTACAGTAAGTAATCCAATTCCTTTGGGCTTTTTAGAATTATAATCATTTGTACTCATATAACAGACACTATCCTCTTTTTTAAGTTTAGTTTTAATCATTGATGCTGCATTCCAAAAGTTCTGGATTATCGTAAATATTGCCGATGACTGTCAGTCCAAAATCAAGACACTGATCATTTAAGCTTTCCGTATCATCTATATCACTACCAGAAATCAGCTCACACCAATATGTACCGTTATCAAATTTAATATAAGACGTATGTAGGAAATTCTTATTCTGTGTAGCCTCGATAATATCTCCTTCAAAGATTCTAGTATGATTACCATCTAAGACATTTGTATACTGACCAATTGATTCTGGATAAACTTCATACATTTCTGAGCCTGAAATACCTATGGTCTCAGCACATCTTTCAGTCTCAAACGTACTGATAATATAGCAATGAAGATCGGGCGTTTCTTTTCTTAGTGGGAATCCTACAACCCATTGTCCATTATCAATCCGTTTTCCTCTAAATAGGATTTCGTGATCCATTGGATTGTATATTGGATTGTATATATGTGAAGTATCAAGACACTGTTTCTGATTTTCAGCAATGTCTATAATTGTTTCTGAGCTTTCAGCAATTTTGTAATCTAAAGTAAAAGCGTTATTAAGTATACCTTTTTTGATGCGATTTACATGAAGGAATAGTTCAGAATATAATCCATATAGTCTTTTGTATGCAAGACGTTTTGCTTTTTCAAATGCAATTCTTTTTGCGGACGCAATGTCGCTTAAATCTCCAGGTTTTAAGCGTGCCTCTCCAATATATGGCTCGTTCAGTATAAGAAAACGTTTGAGTCGGTTCTCTAAAGATTTTGGATGAATTCCTCCCAGCGAAAATGACATACTTAGAATTTTCTGCATTTCTTTTACCTGCTCTGTATAGATATTCTTAAAACGTAGCAAGCAAATAACTGAGCCCTTAGTTATGTTGAATTTTGGTGTGTCAAACTTTAGTTTTCCCATAGTGTATATTACCTCCTTTGCCAGATAACATCTTTGTAATCACTTGGGCACTCTTCGTATATATACTTTGCATGCCCAAAGCTGATAGTATTTATAAGTCGAATAATCTTATTACCATCTATGCATTCACCATATCTATTAAAGTCGTGTTCTGACTCATCGAATACCTCAGATACCGTTCCTACATCATATCCACCATCCTCATATACCATTAGGTATTCATCTGAGTTTGGCTGTCGAATAATAACAAACCATTGATCATCACTCGTTTTACCGAACCAGCCATTTTGTGGTTCTGGCATTTGAGCGCGTAATAAAGATTCATCGACTGCGGATGGTACAAGCCGAGGATTATCAAATACATTGCCAATAATCTCTACATCTTTTCCATTGATGTTTGACATGAAGTCAACCACGAATGTAGATGCCTTCACGACAAAACCACCATCCTCATATGTTACGACACCATATTCATCGTTTTCAGTAAGGATGTCTACAATGTCACCTTCATATATATTAGTACCATTTACATCAGTTAATCCTGTATATTGTCCTATCGATTCTTCATGAACTGGGTATGCAAAAGATGATTTTTGACTAATTATGGCATGTATATTTGGTGCATACTCATCTTTCAAAACTAACATTCCTTCTACCCAGAAACCATTTAGTGATTTCCCTCTGTATGGCCGAATTGTCATATTAATCTACCTCCCTAAAATTTTGATACTCTTTTGTTTCTCAATTCGTATGCGAAAGCATATGCAAGTGGTTCTACTCGCTCTTCCCATTTACTTTCACGTATATCATCAGGCATTCTTGCGAATGCAACAATAATTGTTTCAGATTTTGGTACTAGCGTACTGTCATTGTAGTGGCTATATCTGTTTTCGTGTACGATTTCAGCAAATTCTCTAAAAGGCATTCTAATTTGATTTAGACAATCCTGGACTGAGTGGTTAAAACTTAAACCAATTCGTTCAAACTTTTTGATATTGTCTACAGAACCAGAAAACTGCTTCGATACTAAGTATAACGATGCAAGTGCATCTTGAATGTCATCTTTCATGTATCTAGAATATATGTGCAACTCATAGTACAATGTATCTGCTATTTCATACTTGTAAATTCTATCCGTTGTTTCTACCCAATCTTCAATGTTTCTTATCATGTCACTTACCTCTGTTGCGAAGATTGAAATCGGAAATCAATTCATTCCACTCTCGATACGCTTTGTTATATGCATCACTATGTATTTCACCAACACTCTGTACATAGAAATGTATACAACTTAACTCGCATGCAACACCTGAATCAACAAAATCATATTTAATACTTGGACCGTGTCCACAATATGGACACTTGCACAAATTGATTTTCGATTTGAAAAAGATGCTGGATTTCTGAAAAATAATCTCATAGATAATATCATCATGATAGTTACCTGCTCTATCTCGGATAGCATCTGTAAGCACAAATTTCTTACCGCCATACTTGTCACAGAATTTGTCATAGTGACGTTCGACTGGATTACCACTTACCATTCTCCAGGAAATTCTATGAACATTGTACTCTTTAATAATCTTCTTCATTTCCCTACGGACATCTAATCCGATGATCTTATTCCCTCTATCAAACGAAAATAAACCAAAGCAGCTTGCACATGATGTGTACCAGTCCATCATATATGTAAAATAACCGATCAGATTATCACCGTCCACAATTGCATATTGTACTGTGCAATTATCTTCACTGTCATCATCAATATTTGGGATAGAATCCCCTAGCCATCCAGAGTAGTACATCATATCATTTGTGTACTTATACTCTAACATTTTCCTTTTGATTTCGTCATTATACAGGACTGCTGGAACTAACATTGTTTATCACTCCTAATCAGATATATTCCTCGCAAATTCTCACAATATGCTCGCATAATTCAACTGGGATTACAGAGCGTTCTTTGCTTCCTCTTAGTCCTTGTGTTCCAGTTTTTGAACCTCGTGGAGCAGGTACATGACAAGGATCACCATTTTTACACATAGGCTTAAATCGGGGATTAGGATGATTTGTCCAAATATCAGTAGGTTTCATCCGTGTATCACCATACTGACAGTATGTAACTGTGTACCTTGGAATCCCATGCATCCATGTCATTTTACGCATACCACCTCTAGGATTCTCAATGAAATAGAACTTAGGATTTAATTCACGAATTAGTTTTATGACATTCTGATCTACAGCGTCACAGAATTTTGCATAATCACTTACTGCGTCAAGATTCCCAGTTTTTGCATTTTTTTCGACGATGATGACTAATTGCTGCGATAGAAAATGTAGTACAATCTGGACTTGCCCAGATCACATCTGGTGTTCCATTACAAAGTAAAATAATATCATCCTTTGTCAACTTCCCAATATCAGCATATAAGTTGATATTTTTAAAGTTTTTATCCCACTCAACTGAGTATACTTTATGTCCCGATTTCTCAAATGCTTTCCCGATTGATCGTGTTCCGGCAAATAACTCTAGCACTTTCATAATTCACATCACTCCTAAAATAGCTTCTTCTGAGCAGGTTGTCCATGCTCTTTTTTAGTCACTCTTCTTTATATCAATCATTTTCGCTTTACATCGTCTGCACTGGAATATAGCATACTCAAATGGTGTGCCGTCAAAACAAGTAAATTCATAACTGCAATTGCTGCATATGTAATTACGTCCTGTACAGTTACCATGATTCCCGTTTGGTATTTCTAGTCAGCCGTTTGGCTCTGCATCAACAGGCGGTTCTGCATCAGCCACGCCCTGCATTGCCTGCTCCATCTTCTGCCGCAGATAATATCGCATATCTTCTCTGATTGCCTTTGTTGCAACGATATGCTTTACGTCTGATGCAACCTCAGTCATCATGCTGTCCACGATTTTCTTTGCAATCAGCTGTTCGATATTTTCAGTCAGATACCGCTTGATTTTTTCCATATCAACGTGTCTGTAAACATCTTCGATAACATCATCCGGCAGTATAAACTTTTTGAACTGCACAGTGTTATACCGTCCGATGTCATGGATAACAGCATTCTCCACTGCTTCTACGATTCTTTCTTCAAATGTCATAATTATCGCTCCTTTGTTTTACTTTGCAATTTGTACTTCACCTTTTATGTCAATACGAATAATGTCTTTTACTCGGTAAATTGTGATATTATTTTTTGTAAGCTTATCAGCAATCCCACTTTGGATTGTTTGAATAGCCTGCTCCATCCATTTCATAACATCTGTTTTCATGTTTAACACACACTCACTTTCATATAGTTCTGATGGGTTTGACCACGCTACTGCTTTCTGGTTAGTATCAGCTATTTTATAGCATGTATCACCAGATATATAGTATCGAAGTCTCTTTTGCTTGTATAGTGTCATCAGTGTGTCTACACCATCTATTACTTTATATCTTGCGCCTACTTCAAATTCCATCTGTGTATCCTGCTTAAATTGATCACAAGGCGATAGACTTAGGCATTCAGCAAAAATAGAATCAGCATCACTACTACTAAAAGTGTCAAACCAGTACTCATTATCACATCCACCAGGCATTACTTCGTAAATATAACGTATTCTACCACACACTTCATATTTATCTGTAACCTCAATCACACTGCCCTTGTCTATGCCGCTAGTCACTTGATACTTTTGACCTACTTCAATCCTCATTATTATCACCATTGAATTTCTCACGAAGATACTTTTCTCCATAGTGTTCTATACATTCATCACTATTATATTTACCATGAAGTTTTATCCATCCTTCTTCGGCGACCATAGATTCAAGATCTTCTCTGCTCATGCAGTCAGCTATCAGAAATCCATCAGATGAACAACCATAACCACACTGATCACATTTTAACGTAGTTGAATACTCAAACATTTATCTCACCTCTTTAGTATTAGTAATCTGAAATGTAGACAACATTCTCCATGTTAACTGCACTCACGTTCAAACAAACATCTTTAATTTCATGACTTCCGTCCTTTAATGTATCATTTGATTTGAACATGATACGAACATCAGCTTCATTAAAAGCCTTATATTCTTGTAAATACTTAATTAGCTCATTCACTTTCATTAAAATCTATCTCCAATGTCATTACATCGCTGGGATAATACATACAAGCGATTCGCCAGTCGAACCATTAGTAATCATAAATGTATTTGAACATTCCCATCCTGTAGCGCCATCTAACGGATCAGAATCTATGTCAATGATTCGTACTTCAGTATTTCTATCAAATCTCTGTAACTGTTCAATAAGTTCTTTTACTTTCATTATGGATAACGTCCTCCTCATTAAAAATTTGTTTCATAGTGCCTATGTGCAACCTCTAATGCTTCCTGAAGCGGTCTTGAATCAACTAGGCGATGTCTGTTATAACATTTACCTGATTCTAGTCTTTTATCCTCATAGTATCCTGAGATGTACAGTGTCACAATAGCATTGAGTACATTTGTATACTGTTCATGAAATTCAACAAGTATCTCGTATCTAAGATGATCGTTTATTTCGTACACATAATACTCTTGTGAAAACATCTTCCAGTCTCGAAAATTTGTAATCATATGAAAATTCTCCTTAGTTTATTTATGATCGCAATGACGATTCATCAGGTTTACGTGTTTCATAGGAGTATGATACCATTGTCTCCATTATAAATGTCTTTCCACACTCATTACATTCTAGTTCATGATCTCCTTCTTCATATAGCTCTGGGAAGTCCTCATACCCATACTTAGTATCTAACGCATTACCACAATATGGACAAATGATATAGCTATTTGAGAATGTATCAATGTCACTTTCTTTATTTTTTTTATTTTCTGCTGCATTTCTGCTAGGTCTTTCTTCTGCTTACAAGTGTAGCAAATATCTTCCCATGAAAACATAAACCTAGATTTACCACATATCTTACAAATCTTTCCCATAAGTTACCACTCCTTCGAGCATATTGGACAAACATGATAACCTTCAGGAATCTCTGCACCGCAGCTTACGCAAGTATTTGTATTTAAGTGTATAGGTGCTGTTTTGTGATTATCTATGATAGATCTCATAGCTTCTTGAATCTCTTTGTATTCAGACCAGATGCTTGTTTTGAAAGTGATTTCATATTCATTCCTGTTAATTTTTGAAACAAATTCAGTCATTATTTATCTTCCACCTTCATATCCATCTTTGCACCACAGTTCGGACAGAATCGATGTGAAATTATATATCCGATTTCTCCACAATTTGAGCATTTGAAACTATAACTTGTACGAAAAGCCCAATGTGCATGGACTATAGGTCTATGTTCAAGTTCTGATACTCGTTTGTTCCAAGCTTCCGTTACTTGTGATTCACACAGTTCACGCTCATTGTGTTGATTCTTGTCCAGATTGATTCCAACAACCGGACTTCTTGCATGACATTTCATACATCTTACTGTAACAGAGCAATGTCTTTTACTGTAGTTGAAAGTACGCTTGCTTTCAATCTTTAGTTTTGTGCTACCGCAAAACGGACAAGGTTTTAATTTCTTATCCATATTTCTTCATCTCCTATAATAGTGCTAACTTCATCCTTAGAAATAGATTATCGGCTTGCAATGAAACATTGTCTGCACATCTTTTACATAAATCATACTCATAAAACAGTGCATCAATTTGCCATTCAGAACTTCTTACTACTCCTCTATCAAGTACCGTTTCTTCAATTCCAAAGGGATTTCTCTTTTTGACATATGGAATTGGTTTTCCGCATTTATCACATACAACACAAGTCATTATTCTCCTATCTCCATGTTCCAACAGTCAACACAACTTGACACTATATTGCATTGTTTAGGACAGATGCCACCATAAATAAGACTTCTACAAACTTTAGGTATTTTATCTCTATCCATCTGTGGTGCATTTGGAAGTTTCGTGAGAAAATCCAAAGCGTACGTCTTTACAGGGTTTTCTTGAACCCAATTGTCAACAAGTTCATCAACATTATCAGGAAACTCACTTGGTGTACATTGTGAAAAACCCTTAATAAATAAAGGGCAACCATTGCACTCCTCGTGGTTTCTGCACATGCGATTTAAGTCCTTGATGCTACTCATTTGCACTCATCCTTTCTAATTCAAATCATTTATCTTCAGGAATAGGTTGATTCCAACAATCCTTGCACGTGTATTCTAAGCAAGACTTGTCCATAGCTTCAGGATATATCAACCTAATACATGGCATTGGACATCCAGACGGATCTTTTGGAGCTTTCGGAAACTTCTCGAAGAAGTCCATAGCATATGTCTTTACAGGATGCTCTGATACCCACTTGTCAACAATTTCATCAGCGTTGTCATAGAACTTATTAGGCGAAGCACAACCTGCTTCACTCATTGGGTAATAAATACAAGCGTCATAAGCTTTACACATTCTCTTTAAGTCTTTAAGTCTTGCCATTAGTATAACCTCCATATATAAAAAGATAGTAGGAATGACTTTGAATCATCCCTACTATCTATAACGATTGATTTTTACTAACTTGTATGACTGATAGATGACTATCTATTTACAAGTTGCTAGTTATATATCAAATCATGTCTAGAATTGCTGTAATGCTTGACGTACATCAATACAAATGCTAATTGCTTCTGGATCTGGCTGATACAACCTGATGACATCACAACTGAGGTATTTCTGCATTCTACCACCATACAATATTGCATCCTTTGTTACGGTGTTTGCTTCAAAATAATCAAGTTCTGCGTCAGCATCTATATATCCATCACTGAGCAATTGCCATCCGTCATCTGCATCATATCCAAACAAACGAATATCTCCGTACAGAACATATTGCTTCACAAACATTTCAACTGTCACTGTTTGCACCTCCTAAAGTTTTCAGAAGTAGCCCCAGTATAACCAAGGCTTTCTTTTATAGTGACTTTCAATTTCATATACAATCGCAGTATTGACCTGCTCTTGACAAGATGTACCTGATGTATCATACCAATCATCACCTAAAAGATATCTGCACAACTCATTTAGTGCAACTTGAGCTTTCATAGGTGGTGCAAAAATCCCGTAGTCTCCAGGTTCGCACAGACTTAATATGTGTTCTTTGTCTACTTTATGTCGCATAGTGACATCTCCCTTCTACAATTGCATGAGTTATTTCGAGCTCTGACATGCTATATACTTTATCTGCAATCTTACAATGATACCAGTAACCTCGTGTTGGACTAAGGTAATCAATTCCTAGTATTTGCATGAATTCATATTTAGGTGGATCATTGAATCCAATTGACATATCCATCTTGAACACATCGAATATCTTGTATTTTGATTCAGACTTTGGGGTAATCATATATGTATATCCTTTATTGTTTTGGAACATCAGTAAGTGCAGCACAGAATGCTCTAAAAGCTAGTTCGGTATCTATCATAGAATCCCCAATTAGATTAGTGCTGGATGACAGAGAATGCAACTCGTGTCTTAGAGCATGCAATCTTGATAGTGGAATCTGAAATACAAGATCTTTTGCAGATTCACTATCTGTTTCTGTATCTGGATGATCATCAAACCAATACTTGTCATACTTGATTAAGTTTGAATCATCTGACAGATAGACATCGTTTGTGTTCACATCCTGTAAAACGTAAACAACCGGATATGTATCTACTATAGTTCTGCACAATGATACTACACGCCTAGTTTTAGTATCAATTAACCAGCCGCAGTGGGTTGCAATATTGAAATCTTTCTCTTCATTATTCATGATTTTGTCCTCCTAGTAGTGTTGTGGATACTGGCGTTAGTACATATCTTTTAGGTGAGGGTTATAGTTCCATCTGTAATGGGACTCCAAAATTGATTAGTACCACCATGTACAATCATAGCGTTTGCATTGCACATATCTGTGTAATCTTTAACACATACGATTTCTGGACATTGTGATACATGCAGAGTGTCATTAATTGCACTAGCAATCAATTGAGACACTGCATCTTCCTTACTAGTAGCTTCAACGTATACAGCATCCCTATACTCGATTCGGTAAATATGTTTAGCTTCTTTCATATGATTTACGTTCCTTTCTATTACATTGATTTCCACACATACAGTTTACTTTTTGCCCTTGTGCAGCCGACATAGTAAATATTATGTTGTTCTTCGTCTTTCAAATTAAATGATTTTGAACCTACTCCGAGCAAGTGCACTACATCATACTCTAGCCCCTTTACCGAATGAATTGTCCCGATATAGATCGGTGCTTTTACCTGTGCTGTACTGGATTTTAGATATTCAATACATTTCAGAATAACTTCATCGGAGTTTATCTGCTCCAGTGCAACATCCTTTGGTGTGCGAATTTTCAAAATGTTGCAGATTGCAATTACCTTTCCATTTGTAAAACATTCAGAATTTAAGATTTTCCGGATAGCATATATAGTGTCAAATTCCTCAGAAAATCTTTTATAATACACCTCTGAAAACTTCATCTCATCATCTCTATACTTCGGAATTAAAGTACACATACGGATGTATTCTGTATACTCTGATGCTGTAAGATTTCCAGACAACCATGGAATCAGATGTTCTGAACGAATTGCACTGAGCAGGATATGTTCTTTATCGGACATCTTATCTACCTGCTTTGTGATATATGGGATTTGATTCAATTCAAACGAATTGATTACATTTTTCACTTCTGCATTGGACCTACACAGAACTGCTGCTGTTTCTCCAGCATGAATAGAATCTTGAATCACTTTCAATTCTTTGTCTGTCAGAATGCCACCATCATATGATCTATGATACATTACAACATCACATCCAGGTCTATCACTATGAATTACAAGATTGTATGGAGAGTCTCCCCAATTATGTATCTTATTTGAAAAGTCACAGATCTGAGAAGTAGATCTGTAGTTTTGACTTAACTTAATTGTTTTCCAATTACTATCCTGAGATAGCTGCTTTATGATAGCACTTGTACTTCCTCTGAAACTGTATAGGTTCTGTTTTGCATCTCCTACCACGAGCAGGTTTGCATCTGCAAAGGAACTTACAAAGTCCCACTGTTTCTGATCTGTATCCTGAAATTCATCGACAAAAATGTATTTGTACGTATCTTTATACTGACGGATACATGGTATATTGTCTACAAACAGCTTACCAACTTCGTAGCACATAATGTCAAATGTGATTAGGTTTTCTTGCTTTAGCTTCTTTTCATACTGTTTTCGGAAAACACGATACTGCATCGCACCTTTAAGAGATGCTGGTTCCGTATTTCGCATAAGTGCGTCATGTGACAATTTCACTCCACACTGTGCTTTCACTGACATCTCAATGCGTTTCAAATCAGCATCTTTCGCAATATCTGGAATACCCTTATATCCAATTGCATTTCTTACGGCAGTATCCTGGATAATCAAAGAGTAGCAAAACGCATGAAATGTGCAGAACATCGGAGTATCTGTAGTTTTGCATATTCGCTTGTATCGTTCACGCATTTCAGATGCAGCTGCATTTGTAAAGGTAAGTCCTAATATACTTGTCGGCTTTACGCCTGATGCTACAAGCCGTGCTACTCTTGATATAAGTACTGTTGTCTTTCCAGTACCTGCTCCGGCAAGTACTAATATCTGTTTTGCATTTGAATCAACCACATGCTGTTGTTCTTTATTCAGCATACTTATCATCCTCCATAAAGAAATATTTGCATATATCTGATTCTGACGCTGGTTTGAACATATAGGAAGTTTCATCCTCTCGAAGTTCAACACCAGATTTGAAGAATGTTACAGCAGTTTCAATTGCATCCTCTTTTGTTGATTTATCTTTAAGAATAAGCAATCGGTGCACCTTTGGATAATAGTGATAATCTGATTTAATTGCCAATCTCACGCACCTCCGGATGTTCATTAAGGAAATCAAGCCATCTTGTTGCAGCACATCGTTTGTGCATTGTATAACTCACTATCACTTGGCATCGAGATCCGCAACTCGTAGCTTCAAATACAACAGTCTTATTAACTACGTTTCTCTCAAACCATATTTGTTTATGACAAAACATGCAAGCTCCATAACCAGTTGACCGCTTATGTGTAGTCATACTATACCTCCTGAAAACAAAAAAATACCATGTAAGCATTAACTGCCTACATGGTATATAACGATTGGTTTTTGGTTACTTGTCAGTCTGGAACCCATCCGTCATCTAAGTAACATTTGTAATGCTGACTGTAATCGTATCGAATCACAGGTATTTCATGAATCCCAAATTCCTGACGAATGTATGGAATCCAATCATCTGAAATATCAGGGTTCATGTAAATGATTGCTTTACTTTTATTTGAAATATCAACACGCCCTCTTGGGTAGTAGTTGTATGACTTATTGCAACCTCGTGGTTTTATATCATTCCAGAGGCGTTTGTGATTATATGTATTACCAGATTTAGCCACACCGATTCCGTCATTCATGAATGGAAATGCTAAGATTTTGTCATCTACAATCCAAAACACACCTCTTGACAGTTCTTTTGACATAGCTGTAATTTTCATAGAACCACCACCTTCAATTGACACTTGTCATCTACAATTATGACAAGTATAGTGTGTGCCGTCCACAGAGAACTTTCCCTCAAACGAAACCTCACATGATTTCAAATATAGTCGAAATTCATCAATAATTGTATCTCGTAAATCTGAATTATTCAAGATACAAGAATCTCCGTAAATCAAACAATCATAGTATTGAAATTCACCGGAACTGTTCCTTACAGGGTATATCATCACCCGACCTCTTGGGTAAAAATCATAAGGAACTACTTTGTTATTGCACTTGTAATTATGCTTTAGCATGTTCCAGATTTCTTTGTGGAGCAGGTCATCCTGCTCCAGTGGATTATAAGAAGTGTTAACTTCGTCGTAAACAGACACAATCTGATTGTCAATAATCCAAAAGATTCCTGCTTTTGGTGTTTCTACAGAGCATTTAATATATCGTTTCACAATACTATTCCTCGATATCTACTAGTTCAGGGTATTTGCATTTGAAATCTCGTGCAGCCATTACTCTTCCGCTAACACTGTAAATTTGACGGCTTTCTGTAGCATGAATATCCGTAGATGATAGTACAAAGTCTTTACCGTATAGATTAGTAAAGAATTCTTCTGCATCTTTCACTGACGCATTATGAAATTCCATCTCTACATTACCATGCTTGTCATAATACCGTCCAATGATATCGATCGGCTTTCCTGCATCTGGATGACCATCAGATCTGCGAATTGGATTTGGTTCTGTGACCAGTACAGCATCCTGGTCAAACATACCACACCAGTGAATCGCAAGTTTTATAAAATCATTTGGAGCGTATCTATTGTTAATAACACAGAATGTCTCCTCTTCGACTCTCACAGCATTGGTGGTCCCGGCATTCTCAATAAATCCGCCTTTTGCTTTGACATATGTTAGACCAGATGACTTAATTTCTCTTTCTAACTCTTTGTTTCTCTGTCGTTTTTCTTTCAGTGAATATGGATTTCCAGATTCATCAGAATCCCGAAACGCTGTAATGAATGCACACAGTTCTCTGTTCATATGGGCTCTTGCACGATTGAAACTAGATGCAAGAATCGATTCAGACGATTTAACATAGATCTTCATACTATATCTCCTTCACATATTACCAATTAGCGTAAACACAAAAATATTTGCATTTCGATTCACTCTATTCAAAACTCTAAGAATTTCATCCAGGGTAGAACCGGACGTGTTAATGTCATCTACAACAAGAATATTTTGTCCCTGTGCTCTAGCATAACTATCCAGCTGATCTTGAGAAATGAACCCAAGGTAATCTTTGATGTACTTTCTGTACTTCGGTTTTACATTTGCTGCTAGTGAAAAATAATCAAGTTCATGAATTGCTGGCAGTAATGTTGTTTCTACATACTTCTTCATCTGATTGTATTTGTTAGTGTCATATCCATTATCAATTTCAAATGATTCCCAGTCAAATTCAATTTTTGTTGGAATAGATTTCACCAATTGGTAGCTTGCAGAATGCTTATCATGTGATGTATAAGAATTGATAACAGAAATGATTTTGTTCACTAGCTTACTCCGGTTAGATACTGGGTACACAAGACAATCTATGTTATACATTCCAAATTGCTTATCCAGCTCTCCGAGAGGTAATTCTATGAACTGTCTTAATTCATGATCTGCAATTTTAGAATTACCAATCCCCTTAATAGCATGAATGAAGTCACTTCTCTGTTTTGAAGATGCAGTGTCTTTGAATAGATAACCAAACCAGTAAACACTATTTCTTATAGATGATCTGTATAGCTTTGGTGGTACAATGTTTATGATATCGTCTGGTAAATCAATTGTAAAGTCAAATGTATATTGTTGATTGTCAGAATCAAATTGGATTCCACTTTTGATATATCTTTTCATCTTATACCTCCATCTGCATTATACCTTGTGTCAGCAGAAAAGTCAAGCATTACTGGTTCTTTTTTGATTGAATGTATGCCTCAATGTATCTTTCTACAGTAGCGTGAATATTTCCAGCTTCCAGGGTTCGCTTTGTGGCGTTTGTCAGCCCAGTAATAACCTGCTCAATAGCCATATTCAAAACTTCTTTCTGTGTTTCAGAATTCCATTTGTTTTGTGCTTTTAGTTCAGTTACAACCGTCTGCTCTAAATAGTCTACACAGGTCCCTGTAGTCTGTGCAAGATCATCGATTCCAGATTTGATAACTTCACTGTCCGACTTAGATTTCAGCCATCTAGCTAGAGCAGGCAGTACAATCGTAGTGGTTGCAGCTGATACTACAGTAAACGCAAATGCTACAAGATATTTAAAAAATTCATCCCACATAACTCGTCTCTCCTTTACGGTTGATAATCAGAAAAATACTGATTCATCAATTCATGTACTAATATATTATTATCTTCTGCCGCTTTCTCGATTGTGTCATTGAAATACAGCTTTCCTTGGTTATTGAATCCACAGGCATGATATTCTCGATATAGGATGATAAGTTGTTTCAGTTTCTCTGAGTAATCAATATCACCATACTCAATATCTTTTTGTATTCCGTGACACAAATCTAATATACTTGTTTGCAGCAAAGTCCGCTCTGCTGAGGATATGTTAGTAAGCTGATCTCCAAGCTTTTTAACATCACCCTGTGTAGCATCAGCGGACTTTTTTAATGCTGTTACAAGTTGGAGCAGGTCAGTTACACGCTTTTTATTGGGATTGATCTTATCCCAATTGTTCAGCAATGCAACTGATACTGCGGATAACAGAGATGCGACAGGAACAATTAAGATTGTCCAATCCACGCATCGCACCTCATTTTTCAAGTTCTTTGATGATCCACTTTAGGTACTGATCTGTTGGCTTATCACACAGTGGACAGGTACCAGTAATCTTTTCAATCTCCTGATCAGTTTCTTCCATGGCAGAAATAAACACACCATGACATGATTCACACTCAGCGATATAGTGATTTGCAATGTTGTTATCCATTTCAATATCGACTGGATCTTCATCAACTACTGCATCATCTACAGATTCCTGCATATCGTCTACACTGTCAGATAAATCATCCAGTGAGTCTGATACATTATCATATGTTTCGTCAGGATCATAATTTGAACTTGTGAATTCATCATCGTCTGCGGCATAAATCCGCATCTTTTTAATTTTCACAGGCACTCATCCTCGCATGTCATGATTAAATGTACCATTACTCATAGTCCTCATCATCGTATTCATCTTCATCTTCGTCAAATGGTTCATCTGATACTTCATCAGTATCCGGATTGTAGTATAGACCTACATATTCATAGATATGTTCTGGTTCAAACCGGAGCAGGTCATTCAGTTCAGTTTCACCAATGACACCTTCACCACGGGATTCATCATAGAACATTTCATCAATGTAATTTTCCAGTTCGTCCAGCTTTCCAAACTTCTCCAGGATTTCCCATGTGTCTTTTGCACCAGACCACGGCTTATATTCACTCAGACCATTCTGGATCACACTAGCAGCTTCAACGGACTTCTTTCCCTTTGCACGATACTTCTTTGTAGATGCAGATACAGTTTTCTTTTCAATCTTAGTAGCAGATGAAATACTGTCTGGATCTTGTACCAGATCATCATAGTAATCCTTCAGTTCTTCTGCAATGGCGATTCGAGTATTCTTGTTTACCCAAGCAACACTGTTGCCGCCATTGCCGAATTCCTTACCATATCGACGAACACCTTCGTCAGCAACATACTGCCAAGCCTTGACTGCCTGAGAGTCATCATATTTACCTGACTTAATCTTACGCTGCATGTTCTTGATTGTAGGTACAATCATTTGACGGTAAAGATTTCCGTCGTTTTCGATATACAGTGCAAGCTCGTATACAGTGTCGGGTTCAACTGGACCAGACACAGATGCAGTAATAGGACTGTGTTTTACATATCTCAGCATAATTAATATCACCTTTCCTGTTGTACACACAGTGCTTGTGTGTATTAGTCACAGGTATATAAGGTTTACCAATTAGTACTCTTTAATAGACAGTTGATCAGCAAACTGGAGCATATATACAAGCGGATATTTCTTTACTGCTACATGATATTCCCCAACTTCACCATCACACATGTTCCATCTGCCCATATGCCACCGAATTGCAAGGGCTTCTTCTAAACTCAGATGGAAAAACTTCTGAGTAATATACAAGGATGCTGCACCATGCCCAAGAGGAATATTTGCGTCATTGTATGTATATGCACGTTCTTTTTCCCACTGTCCTGTTTCTTCACTCTTGACATTCTTCAGATAAGGCTTGTACAATCCAATCTTGCAAAGATCATGTGTCAATGCTACTAATATACAAGATGCAATATTCACAGTTGAAAATGATTCTAACTGGAGCAGGTCAGTGATATGATAGGCTACATCCAGAGAGTGTTTCAAAAGACCACCTTCGAATGCGTCATGATACTTTGCAGATGCAGGTGCTTGATAAAAATCGGTATTCCGAATCCATCTTAGGAAACTATCTGCACGCTTTAATCCATACTCTTCACCATACAGCATAATTGCACATCCAGCAATCAATGTGTCATACAAATCTGATGCATCATCTAATGTGCTAAAGCTATCAGTGTTAAGACCATGAATCAGCTTATGTGCTCTGTAAACACTGTACTCTGGTCTATCCTGAAACATCTGAAATGCACCAATGATTTCATTCTTATCATCTGGTGTAGAATCAGCATAGGTATATACAGTAGCATCCGGTTCATAGTACTCACCTACTTCTGTATCAGTAGTAGGATCAATGATTCTCCATGTATCCGGCTTGCTATCTGGTAGAAACACAAATCCAATCTGATCCATAGTCCAGAGATTATCCTTGTTAAACATACATATCACCTCATCAAGTTATTGTGTAGCACTTCCCTACACAATGTATAACGATTGTGCGATATTTGCATAAGCTAAATAATTGTACAATAATCGTGAATTTCAGTCCCAGGCTTTAGCTCCAGGATATCTACACAAGGTTGAGGATTTAGATAGCCTTTAAACAATTCCCATCTTTGTATCGCTTCATGCGGAGATGTCGCATATACGATATAAGAGTTGCCTAAATAGATTAGTTTGTATGAATGATATACAGTGTGGCAGACCTTATTTGACTGTCTGTTACGCAATTTTGTTGTTAATGCGTCTTTGACGGACCATCCAATCCTAATCCGATTTTGATATACAGAGTAATCCATTCCATAATATCTGCACATGTCAGCGGTTGATTTAAATTGATTTCCTAGATGATCCTCGCATGGTCTATGGGTTTGTTTCGGAACTGCAAGTGCCTCCTTTTTAGACATACCAGATTCTCTTCTTTTTACATATGTAGTGTAATCCATGTCGTAATGTTTACACATTGCACTTACGGAAGAAAAGCCATTATCATCTGCGTCAGTAACTCGATTCACATTTTGACACAAGACTACTCTTGATCTGACAGGTTCTGTAAGAGCCTGCTCTAGTGTTTTACCTCTTTGAATACGCTTTGAAAACGTAACAGGGTTAATCCCATATGCTTCACACATAGAAGTTATAGAATCATATGAATTACCAAGATGATCTGTGCATGGCTTCTTCAGCATATCGCCACGTGACATAAATCTATCACTCCTCTAAATCTTTAAGAATACTTACAACCTTGTCCAGAGCGTACTTACCGGCTGTTGTGATTTGTCGCTGCCATGCACTCTGAGAAGGTGCCCACTTGAATCCATTGCTTTTCAGAACAGATCTTACATCAGCATCCGGCTTCTCATCAAATAAAATCTGGTACCGCATGGCCTCCGTATTCTCCACAACACGAAATCCATTATACTCAGTTTCAGCAGTTCCCTGCTCTTTCACAGATTTTAGGGATTCCAAACGTTCTTCCAATCTATGAATGTTTGCATTGTTGTTCGTGAGTAAGAAACTAGGGTATCCTACTCTACCACAGAAATCTGGCTCTCTCAGTTGACGGATTGCATCTTCACTGAATCCCATTTCTCTGAGCAGGTCATCGCCATGCTCTGTATCTTTCAATCGAATTGCCTTGTTTGCCGATTTCATTCGCTCTTGCAGTTCTTTCAAATCAGCAATTTTGTACTCTAACTTCTCAATTGCCTTTTCGTCATTAGATCGGATTACCTCAGAACCATTTAGCATGTGATTCAGCTTATCGATCAATTTCTGAGTGGCAGTATAAAATTCTTGATTTCGATCCCATGCGGCAATTTGTCGTTCTTTCTTCTTTACAGGAAAATTGCTTCCTCCAGAAATCATAACAGATGGACACATTTTCCCAATACTGATATCTCGATTATAATAGTCAGCCATTTTCTTAGAATAGCGTTCTGCTATGATATAAGCTCTTTCAGCGTCATCTGGACGCTTATCAACCACATTATCTGCAATGTCATATGCTGCATCTACAGCAGCATGATATGCGGCAGTAACACTTCCAGATTTGTACTCACTGAAAGACATGAGTTCATGGGCTACCCTAGCTCCGTCCTCATTGATTGTAAAGTATTTTCTGTCCATAATAGTTTACCCTCCACTGTTAATTTACTTAGAATACTTGTCAAATAGCCATCAATATTATCCGTTCATCACCATACGTTTTAATATATCTCTTATTCGTCACTTAACAAACGCTCAGCCATATATCCATAGTATATACTGTCAAGAACCGTGATGAATCTTACGTATTCTGTTAGATTTTCAATATTTTCAAATACTTCGTAATTCAGCCTAGTCCCTCTTACAATGTGATTAGCCGAATCATATTCAATATTACTTACACGTCCAATTTTATCAACAAATTTTAGTGCTTTAAATTCTAATTCTGTAATCTCTCTGATGTGTACATTACCACCTGAAAGAAAATAACGGTTCGGATAGAATGGCGATTTTACTTTTATAGCTCTTGTATGTACACGTCTACCATCACTTGCCTCGATAGAAAACCAGAAGAAATCTTCAAGCGCATACTTTGATCCAGCTGGATAAATGGAATTAAATATTGCCAACAGGGTGTTATTGTAAGAGAAATCTTCAAGCATACTATACCTCCAAAGAAAATGTACTATAAAGCACTCATAGCTATTGTAGAACATATAATTTTTTAGTTAGGACTTTAGTCTTTGCAGCTATCAGCCGCATCCTCCACACTCTCAATAACAGCACAATCCGCACGGCAGTATTCACGGACTGGATCTAAAAGAAACTTACCATCTTCAAGAACTTTAAGACAGCACTTAATATGCCGATAATCATTGATATCAAATTGAAGTTTATTTCCAGCACCTAATGTTTTTAAATCTTTAGTTAGCGTATTGGTACTAGATGTGATGTTAACCATACCATCATACAGATCTGTGTATCCATTTCGGATAAAAAGACCTAGATCTGCGGAACAAACTCCATTTGCGTACAGCATGTACGCTACAGCATCATCGATCTCCAACAAGCTGTCAGCTACAGTATCAACAGCTGAACGAAAGAATGGCAACGTGTTTTTTCGATATAAGAATAATTCACCATACCGGGTTGCATATGTACTTTGCAGTAGAGTGTCTGTGCGAATTTCAGTTTTTTCCATTGTGTTGTATACCTCCAAATATAAAAGTCTTGACATACTTAAATTGCTAACCTGCTCTAAGTATAAAGCAAGTTTGTATTATCAATCTGGTTATTCAATGCCATATACATCAAAATCACAGTATCTTGTGAAAAATGCGTCAAGTGTGTCATCATAGGTTTCAAACGTTTCTACGGTTTTGATTTCGCCACTATTGACAGCATCATCCAACGTCATATGCTTATCCTTTGCTGTGTCAGTAAGCGTAAATATTCTGTGCGACATAGCTAGATTTCACCTCCAATGTTATACTGTAGGACCATACCATGTACGGTATTGATTGCTAGCATTCATAGCAGTTCTCAAAGCATCAACTCTGTTTTCTGCATCTTCATAATGAGTAAAGCATTCTCTGCCAATCATGTGCTCACCCGAATAGTACTGTACGAACGGAAAGCGTCCTGTTGAATCAATACGAATATCTGTCAGCATATCAGAATTTATAATTTGGTTCTTTGGATTTATAAGTGCAATCCACATAAGCTACCTCCTATCTACTTTGCCATAAATATCGGTTCTAACCAATCTCCACTACAAGTATGCAATTGGTAAATTGTTTCTGCATTATAATATTTCAATCCACTCCCTCCGAGTGAATGGGGCATCAAGTGTACTGAGCATAATGCTTACCAAGTTCGAATGATGATAGGAATGTTGTTTCAAATCATCTCATGGAATCACATCCGGTTTTACACATTTAGAATCAAGTTTGCACCTTTAGACTTTAGATCCTCACATCTTTTCTTGAAGTCATCCAATGTCGCTTGTGCTCTCAGTCTACGAGAACTACCAATCGGCATGATGCACATTGATTTTGCTAATAGCAGAATTGCTTTCTGAAGATTTGTATATTCTACATTGAGCTGATGCTGTTCTAGATCTTCTGGCACTATCTTTTGAGAATCTGCTCTCAGTTTAGGGCACATGGCATAATTCCCAAGTGGGAATATAGTTTCTGCATCACATGCATTAGATTCCGATGTATGCACTCTGCACTTTTTGATGGTACTATTGTGTGTACTCTGAATTGTGATAGTCTTTGCAGTTCTATCTGCCACAACATACTCCCAGATGCAATCTGCGTTGCAGATGCTCGACATCTGATAGGTTTTGCCAACTTCAAATTGTTTCATATGTCATACCTCCAATGTGTATCAAACACGCTTAATTCTCGATACACAAATTTCAGAGCAATCTCAATTGCACTAAGTTCTGATTCATCGTCATATGCTGACCTTTCTTCATCCGACATCTCAAACCAGCTTGCCAGTTCATCTGCCGCTGAGTAATCACAACAAAGTGACAGTATATCTGAAAGAATGCTTGGAAATCCCTCCATCCAATCAACAAATGCAGGTTCTATACCGCTACGACGAATTTCCTCAAAACCCTTCTCTGAATAGAACACTTGTGTAATTGATGATGCAACTGCCGGAAAATCTTCCAAAGTATAGTTCTTATTGGCTTTCATGAACACGCCTGTGTACCCATCTGGAGTATAGTGCTCCAGAATCCACAGACGGATGTGATCTTTAACTTTTCTACTATTAGCATTCAGCATAGTAGTATACCTCCATAGATATTCTAGATTTATACTTGTGTAGGATACCGCTTTTTGTTCTGTGAAGCGGTTCAGAAACACAATATGATGCTTATTTTGAACGTAAATGATTTGATTCCAAGTACTCGATTTCGCTTTTGATGGAAACTGGCAAGCCATTTTGTTTAATCCAAATAAATGCCTCTAGACTATAACCATACCAAATATCGATATATCCATTTTCCATAAACATTAAAAAGGTGCTGGCATCCAAATAACTTTCAACGTTTGTGATCAGTATATACTGATCATTTAGCTGGTTCAGACAATCTGAGCAATGGAATACAAAACTATTAGAACCTGTATGAACAAAACAACTGTTTTCTCCGTTAAGATCATAAGCTTTATAAGTTTTTAAAGCGACCTTGTTGTCCATAAAAAACGTAAGTGAAATCTTATGCGTTGCGTAAATTATCGGAGAATCGGAATCAGCATCATAAGGATACGCAATTTCTACATTTCTAAATGAATCATAATCCTTACGAAGCTTGTATGTGATAATATCCTGAGATTCTACATCCTTAAATGTAATAGTGCATGTACTCTTAGAAATCGCTTCGTACATTCTTTTGTAGCCATGATGGTATCTATCATACCATACTGCTTCATAGAAGCTACCTACATTAAATTTAATCAAGTCCATATTTGTACCTCCTATCGCATGATGATCAGAAGTTCTCCTCGATTCCGCAGTATCCTTCATAGGTGTAACCACAAAGGCTTGCCATAGACCGGAGCAGGTTCTCAAACATATGAAGAACCTCTCGCTCTTCAAGATGTGATCTTCCCATAAGCACATCAGCGACATGCGTATTAACAGGCAGATCTACCTGCTTATCTACGATTTCCATAGTGTTCATATCGAACATTTTGAGTGCTACACGAATTGTAGTCATATTCATAAGTCATTCCTCCAAAAAAAATAGTATTTGTAAACATCAAGTTACGTTCTCACTACCATTCCCTGCTACAGTTGTTCTCGGTACCGATTCATTGCTACGTTTTAATGTTTACCCATTTGTGTTTCTTTCTATATTCATTATACACCCGTATGTGTAAATTGTCAAGCGATTTTGATAGAAAAATCACCCAAATGTACAACTGCGTATTTGTATAAATTGTACAAATGGGTATGAAATAAAGAATTGCATTGACACATTAACCCAATCGTGATATAATAAATAGTAGGATGGTGATTTTCATGGAACTAAAAGATCAACTAATCAAAATACGACTGTCGAATAATATGAGCAAAAAGGATGTTTCCATCGGAGCAGGTATCCCGTATACTACGTACATCAAGTATGAATATGGAGAGCGTGAGTTAGGTCTAAATGCACTTCAAAAGCTAGCAGACTTTTATGGTATGACTACAGATGATATACTTGGTAGAACTAATACATCTAGAGAATCTGCTAAATCTACTGACTATGATTTAAAGCCTCTGGAGCAGGTCCTGCTGAAGAAGTATGTGCAATTATCTGAAGATCATAGAGATGCTGTATTAGAACTAATCACAGATGCCGTACATAGCATTGACAAGCAACAATAATGTGAGTACATAATACTATAACGATTGGTTAGGAAGTGACGTACATATGTCGTTCACAAGTAAGATTCGAGAGCTCAGAAAAGCAAGAGGAATTACGCAACAGCAAGCTGCAGAACTGTTTGGAGTATCATGGAGTGCATACCAGAAATATGAAAGAGAAAATAACAGTGTTATGCCATCACTAGGTGTCATTATAAAAATGGCAAATGAATTTCATGTGTCACTAGACTATTTGCTTGGTCTATCTGAATGCAAAACCCATGATGACACTGCGAATACAATAAAAATGCTATATGAGAAATTACTTTCTGGCTTATCTAGCATTCCGGAACCTGAAAAGTTGGATAAGCTGAAAGCAATGTGTGATTTGCTGGATTCTAAATAACAAAAAAAATAGCCTGCTCCGAGTTGTCAATCTCAAAGCAGGCTATTTCTTTGCATTGAATTTGTAGTATCTTAATCGGTGTAAGGTATCTTAATCTTATTCAAACCTGTTGCAATGTGAGTAATAGCCTCCCATACACGCAGCATGTAGCTTACAGCCGCCGGATCAGATCCATGTACTTGCCATAAATCCGGAAAGCTAAACTTTAAATCCAGTACCCACCACAGACCATTGTTGTCTTTCATAATTCGTGTGTTTACATGAATGATTGGCATAATTTCCGGAGTCGAAGAATTTGTAACAGACACAATCGGCTTACTGTGTGCACCCTTGCAGACAGTGATACTGTAGTGGTGATCATTAAGCTTCGAAGCAATATCAGCAAATGCTCCACCATAGATAGTGTCCGTAATACCTGCGGAATAAACATTGTTTTCATGATTTGCAATCATAGTTGAAACCCTCCTGTGTAATCAAGCAATTCCTTTCTGCTAGGGATTGTTTCGATCTCATGATACTGTAAGCCTATCTTATCCATAGTTTTGATATTGATAGACTTTCTGCCAGACTGTATCAGTCGATTGATCTCCCTAATATCTATAACGATTGCTCTCTTGTAGGTTGCAAACAATACAATGACTACCCCGTATACGCCATAGATCTTAGACTTTTCTGTAAGACCAGTATGCTGTTTTTCTGTAAGCATGGAAAAGTCAAATCGATCTTGCCATGTAGCTTTGGATTCAATATAATACTTATTTGGATATATGTATAGTGTGAAATCACAGATATTCTTAGAGCCATAGAATCCTGTCATCTGATCTGGTATACGGTCAAAACAGTATCCGTCTTGTGGTCTATCCAACCATTCTTTGATTTTGGCTTCTGCCTTCTTTCCAAGAAGAGAATCATCCATAACAATCACTTCCATTTGACAAAAAGAAGCCAGACGCATCTGACTTCTTTAGGTGTAGTCCGAGGACATCCACCGCAATTCTGTTGAAGGATATTACATAGTTACAATATCAGTAGAAGCTTGTACGTCATTGCTCCATCCAATAGGCTGAATATCAAGGATACCGTTTGTAATTAGTGCACGACCATGGTTTCCGCCAACAACATACTCATCTTCTGGATATGTATCAATTTCATTATCAGGAACAAAGCATCCCTCAGAGCCTTCTGATTCAAGCTGATCGATTAGAGTATCTACAATTTCTTGATAGTCAGATGTTTCATCATCCATTTCTACGGTTTCAACCCAACTACCAAAAGATACTTGATACAGATATTTCGGTGTGGAATCCACCTGCTCCAGGAACAAAAGAACGCCATCTGGAGTAGTTTCATCTACTGTTGCAGTGTATCCGTTGTTTTCCAATGTAAACAGCAGATCATTTAGTTCATGCTCATCGGTGTCATAATTTACAATAAACTCTGTTCCAAGGTGAGTTCTTGTCTTTTCTACATACACTGGGAAGAATCCAGCATCATTCAGAATAGATTCAATGTCATCTGTGTAGATATCATCTGCACTGGTAGATGCGGTAACTGATTTCTTTGCAGATGTAGATGCGGAATTTACAGATTCCTGAGATTCTGGGAAGCACTCAAAATTAATACCAGTACCAGATCCATCTACGTAGAAGTCATCCTGCTGTTCATGAAAGTCCTGCTCGATAAGCTGTGCAAATACACTTGCAGTGTCTATTGGTGTACCATCAAAATCAAATGGATCACCAAACTGATTGCACCAGTCTTGCAGTGCAGCATTCACCTTTTCATTCTTACATAGCTTTTCGATTACTCGTGCAAATCCTGTACCATCTCCAGAATACATACGCTTTCTGTTATAGTAGAAAACAAAGTTATCTGACTTAGATGACGCACTGATATTACTAGATGATTCTACTGTATCCGCATCTGCAATAGCAATCTCAACCATTTTAAGATTTTCCATGCTGCTGATGTATTTAGCAGATATGCCGTATCTCTCTAATCCAGAAATAAGTGTCTTCTTTCGTTTCCATGCGTAGTCGCTTCGTGCTGGTTTGTCATAAATCACAACATATGAATTGAGATCGTCATCAAAATAATCAACATTGACAATGTGGTTTGAAATTTTGCCACACGCATCCTTTAATTCTTCTAAGTAATCATGTTCTGTAGTGGAATCTGCATAAATGTCATATGATGCAGAAACTGTTTTGCTTTTCTTATAAATCTTCATAATACTATCTCCTATTCTATTACTTCAAAATTTGACTAGATACTTGCTCTATGTGATTCTCAATTGCATCACTAAGGCTTAAAGCAATAGACAATGCAGCCTTAGCAGAATCACCACCGGTCCGGCTTAGCTTGTCTAAGCCATCCATGATGTAATTAAAATCGTCTTTTAGACCATCTAAGCTTTCTTCCAGTGCAGATGGTTCTTCAGCGGCTTTAATATATCGGTACACTATAAATCACCTACCATGACCAACCAGCATATCAAACAATTCCGGATTGTTTCGGATATCCAATCCATTGTCTACAATATAACTGGACATATCTTGCTTGTTCTTCAAAATATTGTTGACAACTTCGTCGATGGTATCTTTTACAATAACCGTGTAGATATTTACGGATTTTGTAGTACCAATACGATACACTCTATCCTCTGCTTGATGCTTTGTTGCAGGATTCCATGGATCATCATAAAAGATAACATTGTTTGCAGATGTCAGTGTGTGGTTTACCCCTAATGCACCAATTGTACCAAGCATCACCTTGTACTCTGGATTGTTCAAAAATACAGTTTTATGCTTCTGCCTGGATTCTTCAGGCATCGTACCAGTAAAGCAGCACACTTTATATTTTGTAGCTATGAATCTATATAAGGTTTTTAATGGTGCAGTCCAGTTGGAAAATACGACAACTTTTTCTCCACGATCTATGATATCATCAATCAGTTCCATGACTCTTACAAGCTTTGCATTCTTTGATAGATAAGATTTATCAATTGATATGGTATCATCAATAAGTTCTGGACTCCCATTTACTTGTCGAAGCTTTAACATACGTACCAATGGATTTACAGAATGCACAATCTCATCCCTGTCAGACACAAGCTCATTTGTCACTTTTGTATAGAGTTTGCATTGAGCAGGTGTATTTTCAACGTATTCTGTATAATATGTCTTTTCTGGAAGTTCCAAAACGTCGTTTTTTAATCTCCGAAGCATATTACGCTTCAGCATGAGCTTCATTTGCGGTATATTCCGGTATCCTATAATATCATGATCTCCATAACCACCGTACAGACAGAAATGTTGACACCAACTCCAGTAGTCTTTATAGGTATGACCATCAATCAGTTTTAATGGAAGATATACATCTGTTGGTTTATTTACAATTGGTGTACCGGTCATAGGAACCCATTCAGCTGCAATTCCGGTTTTCTTTTTCATATTGAGCAGGCGTTTGCCCTGAATTGATTTTGGGGATGCATTTTTGTGAATTTCGTCAATTGCAATCATTCCGATTTGACCTTGCTGAATCATTTCAATCAGTTGCTGTTCAATTGTGTACACACGACCTTCTCGTGTTCTGAGTGCTTCTATATTCATGATTAAGAAATATGGCAGCTTGGAGCAGGATGCATCGCCGTACATACACCCTGTAGTTAGATCTGAGAGCTTTTCTGCACCACCACCATAAGAGTACCCACCATTGCGTTTCTTTCGTGTACCGAGGATATATGCTGTCTCACAGCCGTTTGTGTGTGTTTCAATATCTTCTTTCCAGGAAAACTTCGCAGTATTCACACAGCATATAATTAAGCAATGCTGATAATGATATGCATCTCTGTGGTATAATGCCATATTTATAATTTCAAGCGTTTTACCTAATCCCATTTCATCAGCAAGTATAAATCCATTCCGTTGACGATGCTTCATATATTTCAGAAAGTCAATTTGGTGTGGATACAAATGACCGCCTGCTCTGACATAATGTGTAATATCAGAAATATCTTCATCTGGAATCTTATCTGTTACCTCAACATGTGCGTTTTCATTTATGTGTTCTCCAGAGTATGTTTGAACCTGAGATTCATATGCAGTTCCCTTAATTTCATTGAGGAATCTTCCTAAGTTGTCTACTGGAATCTCCCATCGTTTTGTTTGTGGGATATAGCGTCTGCCTGGTACGTTTTTCACAAGTTCTATCAATTTTGGATCATATCGAAAGTCTAGTTCATACACATTTCCATTTTGTACTATTTTAATCATAAAAACAACCTCCTGCTCCACACATAATGTATAACGAGTGAAAAACAAAAAAAATCACCATGCAGGTCAGTGAATGACTTACACAGTGATTTTGTATAAGGAAGGAAAATTTTGCCTAGAAGATGTCAACTAAAATTGTCTGCGGATACAAATCCAGTTACGTATTTCCCAACTGGTGTCTTTCCACAGTTTTCAGCTTTTGTGGTAATACGAAATCTACCAAGACCACACTTGATACCATCATAGATATAATACGTACCAGGGGATAACATAGCTGCCGGAGTAGCAGTAGAATCATTTGCAAATAGCTGTGTTTTCTGCTTTGTCAATTTTACTGCCTGCCCCTTTTTCCAATCATATCGGATTGAAGTCTGAGGTTTCGAACTAGTAGATGCTGTTACATTTTTAGACTTAGCAATCCATGCACCTGGAGAACTCTTTGTCTTTGTAACATTTACTGCCGTAGATGTTTCATTATAGATATAGTAGGTACCAGGTTTTACAGTTACCCTTCTGTTCTTATCAGAAACCGCATCAGAAGCACTTATATAGCCGTATACGCTAGTTACAACATGATATTGCTTACCTGTACTGGTACTTGCTGTAGATGACGCTGAGGGCTTTGTGGACGCTGTAGTTGTACTCTTTGCACCAATCAGTTTATTAACCTCATGACAAATGTAGTTTGCCTTGGACTTGATGTATGGTCCTGGGCAATTTGTATTTGCAAACATCTCGTGAAATGTCAATGTGCCATTCTTTGTACCATCGTAGTACAATTTTGAAATGCCATTTCGCTTGCATACGTCTGCACACCATTTAATGAGCATATTCAGATCTGCGTCAGAGATGGGCCAGTTGCCGCCCTTAGATGAGTTTGCAACTTCGATTGTAACTGCTCTCTGGTCATTCCAAGCACTGGAAGATGTCCACGCACGATTTTTCTCTTCGACTACCAATCCAAGCTTACCGCCGCTCAGAACATAGTTTGCAGACATATCACGACCTACTGTAGCTACATAGTTGAGCAGGTTTTCAAATGAGATGACTCCAGCAGCATGGTGGATTGTGATCTTAGAGATCTTTTCAGTTCGGACATTATACTTTGTAGACAGATGTACTTTGGATACTAATGGACTATTTGTAAATGCCATTACTCATCATCACCTTTTCCGTTGTTTAGTTCAACTTCCATTTCGTCAGATACGGTGTCAACCTGCTCCGACAGACTAGTTTCCGATGTCAGTGTTTCCAAATCCTTTTCATCAGACATTGATCTCATCCCCTAATTCATCGATGTTTACCCAGCCAATAAGCTTGCTGTGAATACCAGCATGGATACAAGCATCTGTAATTCGTACTCGATTGTTGATTGTATCATCAGACCAGATAGCAACTGAGCCCATATAGCGATATGCTGGATTTGTTGCTACACATGATGCATACAGCCGGATGCCATTTTCATTTGTGTAAGTCTTTCCTGCTTTTAAGTCAGATCCAGTTGCAGGTGCTACCGGAACTGGCTTTTCAGGTTCTGTTTCCACAGCAATTTCTGTAGTAGTGGTTGTTGCATTTTCTGAAACAACATGTTCAGCATCTGCTTTCTTACGTCCGCGCTTTGGCTTTTGCTTTGGAGCAGGCTCTGTGATTGTTGTATCAGTAACCTGCTCTGTCATATTAGAAACTTCCAATGTCTCTGTGATTTTATTTTCAGTCATATGAAATGACCACCTTTCCTATGCTTGCAATTTGTACCATAGCATCCTTGTTAAGATGCGTACTCTTGCTTGACGTGGTTTATCCTTTATCTCATTGTATACATATATAAGGTGACGTGCATCTTTGCTGTCATAGTAGGAATCATATACAGCGTCACAAACTGCCTTATCCTCAATAGAACAAAACATATCTCGAATGACAGTAGCTTCATATTCATCTTCAGCATCTCGCCACATCTCACACTCAGGGCTTGTACCATGCACAGCACATGTAATTGCGTCAGAATGTAGCAATTTGTTATTCATATCGTTTGCAAGAGATCTTGCTTCCCTCGCAATTCTGGAAACATCTGCGTACACGTTTTCAGATGATTCCAAATATCTCCGAAACTCTACATCATTCCCAAACGACATTATCATCACCACAATCATCTAGTGTAATGGATTCCCACTTTTCTGCAAGATTATCTAATATAGACTCTACTGGATCTGCACACTCAGATGATACGTTACAACTATAGTATTGCAGTGCTGAAATGTAATCCTGAATTGCTGGATATGCTTGTGTGCACGAAAGGTCTGCTGAATTATATGAGATTGCAGTATCTGTATACTTACTAAGATCATCTAGATCAGCTATCAGCATATCTCTGTAAGTGGTCAAAGTTGCATTATCTGATCCACCAGACCAGATTTCATTCATTACGGCAATCAGAGCAGTTAGTGCACAGCTAGTTACCACACTTAGATCAATATCACACTCAAAATCATCTGTTACATCGATGACGTAATCATCTCCAAGATCTGTAATCTCAAACATTGCAAGATCTTCGGGTATCATGTCAAGAAAAGCATCATCATTCAGCACATTGCACAAATCATCTAGTGTCTGGGCAGGGGTGTAATTGGCATTTATACCAACACACCGAACTGAAATTTCTTTCGCAGACACGATCTTTTGTAGTTTTACCTTCATAGAATGTGCTGATTTTACCTCTTGAAACTCTGCATCAGGGTAAACTTCACGAAGCGTCTTTAATAATTCATCCTGAAAATTCTTTTCTGGGATATTTGTCAGTGTGATTTTCTTCTTACCCTTTGGAATGATTTCCACATCCCATGCACCCTTATGCTTTTCATTTGGTTTCATTGTACACTCTGCTACATCTCCACCAATATGCAGTTTACTGGTAACTTCACCATCTTTACCCTGCTTGACATCTGACATCAAACCAGAATCACAGATCTTATCGATCAGCTTGAAAAATGTTTCTGATAACTGTTTTAGAAACTTAGCAGCATCAGATAAAATACTACAGTTAATTGATTCACTCATAATTGATTCCTCCATATAAACAAAAAAAGCACCTGAACAGGTGTGCATATCCTGCTCAGGTGCCTATTCATTCATATATAAGGTGCAACTGTAAGATTACTTACGACGTGCTACACGCTTAATCTGCCGACCTGCTCTGCGATTAGTAGATGCAGATACGGCTTTCTTCTTACTGGTAATGGTGGTGCAAGACTCTACAGCATCTTCAGTACCCTCTGCCTCGACAACGTAAGAATCCTCACCAATATCGAATGTTACAGATGTATCATCTGCGGTTACATCTACATCTTCGCCAGTAACTTCTGACACCAGATCTGCGACATCTTCTGCCTCAAACAGCAGTTCAGATGCCTCCGGTGCTACGTCAGTATCAGCCATTACTCTGCGACCTTTAACAGCGGACTTTGCCGCTACCTTACGATTCATCTTGATCTTCATAGGAATTGTGCCTCCTGTATATTTTAGTTTAAAACAACTAGATTGCTGCTAATTTGACTCAGTTCATTTCGGATTGTTTCTAGTTCAGTGTTTGCCTCATCTAAAAGCGTTTCACCATCAAGAGTTACGTTTGAACCCTCTACTCGGTATTTTGATCTTGTCCGACCTAATGCTTTTTTCATGTTTGCTTCACTTAACCGGAGCAGGTAATCGATCCATGTTTGGCTTTTTATCTCTGATACATCATGTAATACTGGAATGTATCGGATTGTTACCGCAGGTGGTACTGGATCTTTATGAGCACAATACACAACCTGATTCTGATTATCATAATGCCACTGAAAATCTGTTGCCAGGCAATTTCGTACTTGAGCTAATGCCATCTCTCTCATGATGGGATCAATATTTACAATGTTGCCTTGTCCGACCGGATTATAAACATTGACTGCCGCACCAACTTGAAATACATTACCACTTTCAATGGATGTCAGATTTAAGCCTAGTCTTGGATATGCAGCTTGTACATACTGCACCCTTACCGTTTCGATTCCTACTTTGAGTAGGTCTATTCTTGGAGAATATGGGACTGTTTTCTCAACCGGAGTTTTCATATACCGTTGCAATTCTCGGAATGCAATGTTTACTGCTTCCTCTACTTGAAGTCCCTCTACATTTTTATTAGCTGGGAATCCCAGCATAAATGACACCTGAGATACAACCTCTTGCATTGTCATGTTGTAGGACTCCCTTCACTAATAAAACTTGATCATTTTATATGAGATTATTATTCCTTACTGGCTGCCGCTTCTTTTTCTTTCACTTCTACGGTAAAGCCCTGATTCTTCAGAGCCGCACCAGCTTCCATGTACCAGAATGCTTCCATGTAGCTTTCTACAGTGAACTCTACTTCCTTAGCACCCTTAGCGTTATCCTTACCAATAACAGCCAGCTTGAACTGTGCAAGCGGTACTGGGTACGGGAATCCAGTAGTTGCATACGGTTCCATCAGATCAATGAAACCAAATCCAGTTACATGCGTATCATATACGGTACCCTTATATGCCGGAGTATCTGTGTAAGCGTTTGTTGGTGCAAATGTCTGACAGATCGGAGATGCAAACTTAATTGCTTCTGGATTTGCCGGACCAGTGTATGTGATCTTGACTGTATATGCCATTTCTATATCACCTCATGTGTTATTTTCTGTTTTCTGTATTGGTCTGATTAATAAGTACCAACAATTCTACCACTAGCAATAGTAGCCGGATTTACGATCTCCATAGCGTACATTGTAGCGTAACCTTGCTGTACAGATGCGTTTGCCAGACCAATAGCGTCAGTGTTTGTAAACGGCATGTACTCACCAAACAGAGCAGAGTTTCTGCGGATGTCGTTAGACTTGCAGCACATTACCCATTCATTCGGATCATATGTCGGATCTACATAGATTTCAAACTGATCCAGCTTACCAGACTTGTACGGACCTACAGTGTCATCAATAGATGCAGAAGAGAATCCGTTTACCATCCGCAGGTAAGATTCTACGTTAGTACCTACAATCAGACGGTTCGGTCTAGCCAGGTTGGTTCTCTGGTAGATGCTGTTGGATGCTTGATTCAGCTTCAGCTTAAACTGATTGATGTAGTCAGACGGTACAACAGAACCAGACATGACCGGAGAAGCATCCCAGTTGTATGCAGGATTGTATGCAGCTGCATTCTTCAGCTTCTTGAAACCAGCAGTGTTGATTTCAGCAGTCAGCTCAGAGAATGCTGCGTCCTTTGACATATCGCCAATATTAGCACCATATTCCTGCTGTGCTGCGAATGCACTGTAGATTGACCAGTAGCAAGCCAGCTCGTGTGCTTCTGCTACCAGGTTGATTTCATCCAGATCCAGATAACCCTTAGCCATCTGTGCACCATATTCATCCTGTGCGTTCGGTCCTACAGTTTCATTATCATACTGGTAAGTTGCCTTTACGGTGTCACCAGCGGCGATAGTGATCGGAGTTGTGAACTTAATTGCACCAGTGCTGTAGTCGATAGAACCCTTAGATGCACCCTCGCTGTCTAGGATAGAACCTGCTCCGTCATCGGTATACTCAGTGGTTACGCCTACCAGATTGGTAGAAATTGTTACAGAGTTCGGAAGTACCGGAAGATATGCCAGAGTACCAGTTGTGAAAGAACCAGTTGCAGACTCTACAATTTCGTTCTTTACTACTCGACCAGTGAAGTTCGGATCAAATCCCTGTTTGTTTACAAACGGAGTAGACAGAATAGAACCTCTCTGAGTTTCACCCTTGGTGTTCTCTGCTACAAACTTGAAATACGGGATCAGCTGCTGACGAGATTTCATTGCTACAGAACCGAATACATCCAGTACAAGCAGCTGCTGTACGAACATCGGCAGGAGCTCCATGAAATCTGGACGAGCTGCAATGTTAGAGGTGTTTGTTGCACCCATAATGGATGTACGCTTACCCATACGATTGCAGTTTGCCATGATCTGCTGTGCGAATGCTCTACGCTGTGGATCTAGCTTTGCCATTGCTGCATTTCGAGTTGCACCTTGTTTTGTTCGTGCATTTGCAGTAATGCTTGTACCAGCGGTGATCTTACGCCGTGCTGGTGTCTTATGTGTTGCCTTAATAGTCATGTATTATCTCACTCCTATAATTGGAATATTGGAATTACATTGTTACAAGATCATTTGTTTCGTAGTCGTCTGTATCATCACATTCATCAATGATATACAATGGCTCTACCATATCTGCGGTTGCCATGTTTGATGTGCTTGTAGCACTATTTACCATTTTCTGTAAATCGTCTACAGTTGTGCTTGCTGTGATACTAAGACTACCTGGATTTACACCTAATGCAGAAGCATATATATCTGCATATGCTGCTTGGAATGACTGCAAAGTTTGCTTACAAGTACGAAGTTCAGAACGTAGCTTTCGATTTGTTTCATCAAGGTTTGATGTGCGTGTCTCTAAGTCTGTACTAGCTGTGATGGTTTCACGCATTTGTGACTTTAGACTTGCAATGATCTTTTGCTTTTCTTGAAGTTCGTCTGCACTCGCTTCAACCCTCTGTTTATATATAAGGTTTTTCTTTTTCACGTCAGATAACTGTGTCTTAATTCGTTTATTTTCTTTTTGCAGTGCTGTATAGTCTGACTGCTCAGATTTGAGCTGTCCCATAATATCGCACATCTGACTGCTTGTAATTCGTTTTAATGTTCTGATCTTTCTGCTTGCAGAGATTGTCTCTTTTGCATGATTGTGCATCATCTTATCTTTTTCCTGAGACAGTGTCTTTGTAGACTCCATAAGGCGAATGCATAAATCTGTCATTGCTTGAATCTTTTCTTTTGCAAATTCAGGATCTATATCTGATGTGGTTTCTGTAGATGCAGTAAGCTTATCCTTTTGTGTTTGAAGCATTTTATATGTATCAGATTGTTTTGCAAATTGAGATTGAATTACGTCAATTGCAGTACTGGATGTGATTGCAGAAATGTTATCCCGAACCACCTTGCAGACAGATTGATACTTCTTTCGGTCATCTGTATTTGTAGATGCTGCAATTGCTGTAAACTTTGGGATTGATTCCGGATATGCCGGGAAAGATACTAAGTCATATCCACGGAATACAAATGTTTCAGGATCTACAGAGTTATCGACAATATCCCCTGCTCCACGAATGGAAATGCCAAACTTTACTCCAGCGTCAATAAACGTCTTTACAATTTGTCCTACAGGTGTACCTACCAGGTTAAATTCACCATAGACTTTTCCGTTATCATCAATGGACATATCGGTCATGACGATACATCCGTTTTTGAAATCCATACAATTTGGATCTTCTGGGTGTCCTAGAAATCCTATGAACCATCCATTTTCAATACCCTGTTTATAATCATCCGACTCTAAGACAGTATGGATTACTTCATCAGTAATATCTAAGCCGTTGTTATTTGTAATTCTTGCATCTAATACTTCTCCAGAATATGTTCCGATTATCGTAGTAGGGATGCCTGTATCTGCATTTACAGATTTATTTTTTATTTGTACGTTCACGCTGAAATCCCTCATTTCTTTAGAACTTTGTTTGTCAGTCGAACTAATCCGCCGACAAGTAGTGTCTTTGCAAATTCCTTTATCATTCCGGATTCGATTGGTTCTAGGCTGTCGTCAGAATTAGATAAGGTTTCACAAGTAGAATATGCAATGTCAGATACTTCTTGTACAACGTCAGTTTTTACTTGAATCTGATCTGCATGGTTTGAATTGATGTTATAGACGGAATCTCCGATTACAATTTGTATATTGTTATCATCCTCATGTAGCTCCAATGGATAAGGTCCTAATTCATCTATCTGAGAAAGAAAATCTAACAGTGCAGGTGTAGTGAATACAATTTCATTCATTTATGAATCCACCTCTTTCAGCGTATATGTGATTTTCATAGTCTTATCGGATGTTTTGATGATTGGTGTTTCTAGGTTGTTTATTGTTGCTAGGTAGTTGGATGGAACAATGACAGAATGGCTATAGCCGGAATAGAAATGAAAATTATCATCTAAAATAGGATTCATTAAATATCCGCTAGCCCAAGTTGTAGCACAATCAGTAACTGATCCTGTACCTAATTCAGTGTCGAATATAAAACTATCATAGGTGTATGAGTAAGAGGAGCGGCATAATCCAAAATATAATATTTTCCCGCTGAAAACACTAATCGGACGCAAATAGTCAGTAGATTGTCGCTGTATTTTAGCAAATTTTGTGTAATCAGAGGAATCTAGTATATTCACCCTGTATGGCTGTATATAATATATATTTGAACTAGAATAGGATGTTGTAAAGTATAAATTGTTTTTATATACGCAGCAACTATCGCATGATATTGTACCATCAGTAGTATTTTCGACATCAAAATATTCAGCTTCCCAATTAGGGTAGCTTAGTTTTATAATTCTGATGGTTTTTCCAGCTGCGACAGATCCTGATCCATCATTAGACGTTTTTGGTAAAAATAAATATAATACCCTATCATCATAGCTCCACCATTGGTAGATATCACAAAGTCTACCAATATTTAATTTTATTTGAGTGCTAGACAATATCCTTGTTTTCGATGTACTTATATCTGAATCAAAGATACTAATGCTGTTTGTATATACGTTTCGCTTGATAATTTTCAAATAGTCTACGGTGTCATAAAGTAAACTATATTTTATGCCAGACTTTGAATCAATTAAAAATGTTCGTTCTGCATTTTTACAAGTACCATAGTCGCCGATATCAGAAATGTATGGATACACTGCACCAATACGGTAATGTGAATAATCTTGCAGATGCTGTGAATTAGCATCCGCATTTGAATTCATGTTATATGATCGAAATCCACCTTTATAAGACGTTAGACAAACACTATTTATCGTACCATTTCCCTGAGATGTCTTGAAGTCATATACAAATTTTGCAACCTTAGTTGAAGTGTTAATTGAAGTTTCTAACTTATTGCTATCTCCTCTTATTGAATTTGATGTAGCATTAACTTCACCATGAGCACCACACGCAATCAAAGTTGTTCCAGCAGGTGCAAATAATGTATTTTTATCTTCTGGAATGTTTTTATCAAAACAAAGCAATCCGCCACATAATGTAGACACCCATGGATTTGTACGATTTAGTAATGAGTTACAATCTTTCCAATACCCAATTGGTCTGAATATCTCAGACAGTGCATTTGTGACAATGTTGTGTTTCTCATAGACTTCTGTATTGTTTGTGTCTACATCAGTCAATTCTATTTTTGTATAGCCTTGTAATGCCATAATTTACATCACCTACTATTCGTCTTTTAATTCAAAATCTACAGAACCAGATATGCCGTTTACTGTCATTGATCTGGACGGAATATTAATAATTGATACAGTGTCCACTATTCCAGATAATGTCGGACTATCGAATCCTGCAAATATAATCTCGTCGATACATGGATTTACGTTCATTTTTCTGTTTCCGTCAAATGTAATCGGTTTCATCCCGGATTCCGTAACTCTGATTTCACCAGACCAGTCCGTGATTGCATTGATCTGGGCAGACAGTTTTCGTACTGGAACAGACAATGTACAATTTACAGGTGTGAGTATCACTTTCAGATTGTTCTTTATGACATTATACTTATATAAGGGCTGTGCCAGATTCAATATCTGAGAACCGTTTGTTACAGTTTGTTCCGCTTCCCATGTAGTTAGATAAGAATCATTCAGAACGTACTTTACTTTTATTTTTGGATTTGAACCAGTAACCAGTATATCTGCAAGTATGATTGCCTGAAATGCAGTTTGTACATAGATTGCATTATCTGATTCTGGCAGCGTGAAATCAATATCACATATGGTTGTTTCAGATTGTATATCCAATGGAATTGCATTCGACTGAGAATAATATCGAATATCTTTCGTTTTGATATTTGTCAAATTTAAATCCAGCTTGCCGGATGGATTATATCCAGTAAGCTGTTTGATTGCACCAAGTTGTATTTTCCAGATAACTTGGACAACTTGATTTTTCTTGACTTTCAAGATTTGATGTTTCAGAAGTTCACGATTGTTTGCAGCTTGTGCAGGTGTTACATCAGAATTGGATTTCATAATCCAGTTTTCTTCATTTGGTGGTACAATTCGATACCCTGCCAGAAGTCCATTACTTTCATTGTCATTCCAATCAGGACATGTCCACAAACCGCATTCTGTGATGAACACATAGTCTTTTCCTGGTTCCCGAAACTGCTCTAATGCTCCTGTTGAAATCATTGCGCTAAAAACTACATCGAGTGTTTCTGCCAACTCTGCTGTTACTTCTGGAACAACTTGACGGTATGATATTTCAGCTCTTGGAAATGTATTGGAAATCAATTCGCATCGAACTGTTTTTGGTGTTTCATCATCTAATGTATCACGATCTGAAAACACTGGACCTAATCCCAGATATGCACGGTGATTATTTTGATTTGGATCATACCCGTCTGCGCCATATCCAGGGACTTGTTCCATGTATTCTGCAAATCGTTTTTCTTCTGTTCCACCAGTTACACCAATTCCGGTAGGTAATCCGTCAGCATCTTCCTCTTGGTTTATCAATCCCATAGTTCCCAAAGATATGTATCTTGGGATGAAATGGTTCAGCATATATGCTCCCTGATTTAAAATACCATCACCAATCAGATAATGAGCTAAACCTGTCAGCATTGTATTTGTTGCTTGATTATGTCCAACATGTTCAGATACAACTTTATGAGATCCAGCTTCTAAAACTCGAATTGTGACATTGTTCTTAACTCCGGTGTCTTTTAAGATTTGTGTTATGTCCAATCTGAATCTCACCTACCATTTCTGTATTAGAATTGATGCTTGCATGGTGTTCCGTTTAGATACTCATCGAAACAGTCATCAATTTCTTGATTTGTAATACTAGTTATCTGGTCAGAACTCGCAGTCAATTGTTTGATTGCTCCGATTTGAATCTTCCACACAACTTGTACAACTTGATTGATTCCGACTTTCAGAATTTCATGTTTCAAAATATTTCGATTCTTCTGAGCTTGCGCTTCTGTTACTGTGTTGTTTGCAACCATATCCCAGTTTATTTCATCTGGCGGTGCAATCCGGTATCCTGCAAGCAATCCATTGTTTTTGCTATATCCTGACGGATTTTCTGGATTCATACTCAGCAAATCTCGTTTTGACCATAATCCGGCTTCCGTAATAAACACATAGTCTTTTCCGGGTTCTCTGAACTGTGCAAGTGCTCCTGTAGAGATCATTGCACTGAAAATGACATCCACTGTTTCTGGCAGCTCTGCTTTTATTTCAGGAATAACTGTTCGATATGATATTTCAGCCCTAGGGAATGTCGGAGATACAAGTTCGCATCGAATGGTTTTTGGTGACTCGTCTTGTGCAGTATCTCTGTCTGCAAATGCAGGTCCGATTCCTAGATAAGTTCGATTGTTATTCTGATTTGCATCATAGCCATCTGCCCCGAATCCCGGAACTTGATTCATATAGTCATCAAATCGTTGCGATTCTTCTCCATCAATCTCCCCGATTCCAGCTGGCAATCCATCTGCATCTTCTTCTTGATTGATAAGCCCCATTGTTCCCAGGGAAATATATCTTGGAACATACTTATTCAGCATATGAGTTCCTTGATTTAAAACTCCATCGCCTTTCAGAAAGCTTGCAATTCCAGTCAGAAGTGTGTTGGTTGCTTGATTGTGCCCTGTATGAGTAGACACTATTTTGTTTGTTGCTAGATCAATTACTCGAAATGATACATTATGTCTTACGCCCATATCTTTACTTGCTAATAACAATGTGTATCACCTCGATTTAAGATGTTAATGCAGCTACTTTTTCTTCTAGTGCTGTAATCCTGTTTAGTAAATCTAAGACATCTACTCCGGTTTCTGAATTGTTGACGTAGATTTTTCCATAGTTGTCTACAGAAAACGCATTTGATCTATTACCATCTGTACCATTACCAATTACAAATATATGTGTAGATAGTTTGTTATGAATACCTTGTACATGCTGATATTCTGATGTAGCAATACAACCATACCCTTCAACATGTGTAAATCCTGCTTCTGCTCTGCATGACGCTCCCTCAACATGACATGCTGTAAAATTATTTTCTGGCTTAGGATTTTCATCAGTTGGAGAAATACCAGCAACGCATGACATACCTTCAACATGTGAGTTAGAAACATAGCATATACAGTTATAACCTTCAACATGACATCCAATTCCGATAGCTTTTGAACTTTGACCTTCAGAATGCGAAAAATTTCCAGTTGAAGTAGAACCATATCCCTCAGAGTGTGTGTAATCACCTTTGGATCTCGAACCACGTCCCTCTGAATGAGAAGATTCACCAATTGCATATGTTTCATTACCCTCGGCATGTGAATTCGCACCCTCAGCATGAGTTGTTTTTCCCTCAGCATGAGCAGCGGAACCCGTTGCACCAGTAGTGAGACCTTCTGAGTGTGCACCGTTTCCACCAGACGCTTGTGTTGTAAACCCCTCAGCGTGATTATAATTTGTTTGGATCGGAACTTCGCCTAATGATGTCGATGGTGAAACTCCGGCAATACAAGCATTTCCCTCGGCATGATCACATAACCCATATGCAATACTGCTGGATCCCTCTGCGTGAGAGCTTGCACCAATTGACTTAGAACCTGCACCTTCTGCATGAGATTGTGCACCGCTAGATACTGACTCCCAACCTTCTGCATGAGCTGCCGCTCCACTGGATTTAGACCCATATCCCTCAGCATGAGAATTTCCACCATTCGATACAGTTAATAGACCCTCAGCATGAGAATTTTCACCATTAGCCCGTGTACTTTGACCTTCTGAATGTGAACATTCCCCATTTGTTTCTGTTGCAAAACCCTCTGCATGTGATGCACGCTTTATAGCACGAGAATTTAATCCCTCAGCGTGTGATCCGACATCAAGCGACTGTGATCCTACACCTTCTGCATGTGATCCTACACCAGCAGCAAGAGTTCCGTTATTTTCGGAATGAGCGTGATATCCAATCGCACGAGTTCCATAACCTTCTGCATGAGAGTATGTACCAGATGCAACACATTTGTTATTACCTACGTAGCTGTTGAAAATTTCAGCACCTTCAACACCTTCTACCCGTAGTCCGCACCGTTGATTATATAGATTGACTGTTGTATTGACCAGATAATGAAGTCCTGTTAAATCTAAATATTTTCGCACTTACCACACCACCATTACGGAATTTCACATGTTCTTGATTCTTCATCATGTACCACGGTTTCTGTAACTCGGTAAGAATCATACCCATAAATACCAAGTTTGTATGTGGTTGAAGTATCGTCTGGTGATGTGTATATACGTCTATGAAGATTTGGATTTGTAAATCCATTATCATCTTTTACCTGCTCTGTTGTTGTCGCAGGTTTTGCAGGACCTTGTCCCATTGGAGTTACTGTATCTGACATATCACACTCACCACCTTTATTCACCTTGTATAAAAGGTTTTGAATGTGAACAAATACAAAAAGACCGATAGTTTTACGCTATCGGTCTGTGTTTTTAGGTATGAGTAATATTTCCGTCTTTGTCTACTTTTGTGTAAGATGAATTAGAATCGTTTAGAGAAATTGCATCGCCCATTTGAGACATTACTGGATTTACCGCAGGTCTGGGATTCAAAATATCTGTAGATCTGTCTGGATCTAATGTCATGACATCATATACACCAGAATCCTGTTTATGTGTCTGAGACTCATCGTAATCTCGATCATACCTCAGATTCCATGGCTTAGATTCTGTATATGGATTATAGGATGTCTGACTTACTACGCCATTCTCATTTCTAGTTCTAGTTAAATAGTCATCTGGGAATGTTGTACTTACATCTTGTGGTTCATATCCAATACTGAATATTGGATCAGATACCAAGGATTTTACAATTTCCTCATTATTACTGATCTGCATAGAATACAGTGCCCGATATGCAGGATTTATAGTATCTTGTGACTTTGTACCACTTTCGTATGTACCATCACCGTTTGCTCTATCCTCGTAATCGCTATTCCTAGACCATACATTGTGTTTCTTATGAGAAATATCCACTTTTGTACCATCAGAATCCAGTGTCTTTTGTAATCTAGCATAATCTTCTCTGCGATAATGTCCAACTTGCACTGGACCAAATGACATTCCAATGTCATTTACATTTGTAAGTCGCGCATCAATTCCAATTTTTGTTCTAGCGTCATATCTTACACCTGCATGCTGGAATAAAAACATCCCAACTGGTCTTGCATATTCGATACAAGCATCCAAGGGCTTTTTATCTGCGAAGTAGACCACGTCAATATATCCGTCAGCAGTATGTGGTGTGACATACACAGTATTTACTGGGATAGAAACATCCTCTAGTCGGTTGTTCAGTATGTCATTTTCTTTTGCAGCATCTTCAATACGAAATTGTGCAAGATTCAACTCAGCAGCAAGTGTCACACCATCTTTGCTGCCACGATTCTTGATAACTGACATAAAATACAGCAAAACAAGTCGATTAAACGCTGTATTCAATCGATCATCGAATTTATATCCCATAGTATCTGCAAGCATCCACAACAAATCTTCTGGGCATTTCAGCGGATCATATAAATCCATGAAATTTTCAATATCATACTGAATTTTTGAGAGTGATGCTGTAAACCAATCTATAAAAAATCGAAAGTCGGCACTAGATTTATAGATTTCTGGAAGTGATACTGATTTTATATTCATAATGTATCACCACCAATCATTCTAGTATCCAATCCGGAGCAATTCGTAAGTTGTTTCTGGATTCTCCGATATTTGCACCTAAATCCTGATACCGTGCAAATGAAATTGGATTAAAATACTCAATATCGTAAGTATCAATATGTTCTTGTGCACCAACTTTAGATAGTTCTCCCCAGTTTATCACAGGAAATTTAAGATTTCCGGCATCAAAGTATCGAATGTTAGAATCTGCACTCTCAATAATCTCAACAACTTCCATTACCGTCGGCTTTTGTCCTAGTTTTCGATTTGCAGGAGAAAAATACAGAGCGAGTTTTTCTTTGACATTTGCAATGATCGTTTTTGCTTTATCCTTATCGACTGTAGTCTTAGGATAAATTTCACCAACAACATACCACGGGAAAACACGAACAAATCCAAATTGCAGCTCTACAGACATTGCTTGCAATGGTCTATAATCATCTATTACACTGTTTATGATATTCATAGGCGGCTGATACCTGATAAACGCATAATCATAATCATTACTAGATGATGCATACTTCACTGTGCTTATCGTATTCTTCTTTACTGGTGTATAAGTTGTATCCGTATACTCGGATTCATTGAAATCATTATAGATTGCAAAGCACATCGCTGTGTATCTTTGAAAATTTGTAGAAAATACAAATCGATTTGGATCTGTTGGATCAAAACCAATGTCCAGAATATTATCCCACTTAAACTGTGTATAGGTATCAGATGATTCTGGGAAATCATGATAAGTGATATACATTTTACTCTTTTGAGCATCTGTCAAATTTGTGTTTTTGTAAATTGCAAGATTTATCTCTAATGCCTTTTGACAATCAAGTACAGTTCCGCAGTCAATTCCGGCTTCTCGTGTCAAAAAACGTGTAAAATCTGGAAGTGTGATCAAACTATCCCATGTATTGATATAATTTCGGCTATTTCGATATGCTTCTTTTGCAGTTTCTGGGCTTTTTCCAGTTACCGTATAAGTGTGTGGCATTTCAGATGTATTTGCAAGGTTTGATACAGAAATATCACCAGATTCTGTTGTGTACTTTGCATTATCACACGCATTTGGTTTTGCGGGCTGGAAATTGGATAGTACATTTGCATTGACACATCCGATTGCACCAGAGCATTCAATCCAGTAAATTACAAGATAGTTGTTAGAGTAATTCTCCAGTTGGTTGATATAATTTGAAATCTGTAACTGTGCATTGCTGTAATTATCGTAGGTAACTGCAAACATCGGTTCTGGTTCAATAAATTCAGACGGAGAACTTACCTGAACCCACTGGGTATCTAAATAAGTATCATCATGCAAGCTTGCCTTTGCTTTTACCCATACAGCAGTTGTATCAATGTGTTGAGATGGCAGCTTAATAACACAGTTATTCTTTTTTATTTCTTCTACAGACTTTGCAACAGACCGCAGAGAACCTTCTACCGCTACACGGGTGCAGGTTTTACCTGGTGCAAGGTGAACAATATCGGTATCTGCAAACACATTTGTACCATCTGCAATAATCTGGCGCTTACTTCTAGTTTCTGCAGCACCATAAGTATTTGTCATTGGCAAGATATTGTATGTAATAACTCTGGACTGATTTGTGATGTCTGTATAGGCATTGACTGTACAGAAATTTCCACCATTAAATCCAAAGTCTAGAGTAATTGAATTCTCCGTGTTGTTTGTAAATGTTACCTCTGTTCTGGCAGCTGTATACCATCCAAGCGTATATCCCATTAGACTGAATAATTTTTCGGCATTTTTCCGTTGGGATACAGATGGTGCAAATACCTCATTTGCAAGCCAATCTGTATTTACACCAAGCATATCTGCAACACTGGCTAAAAAGATACCAAGTACAACACCAGGATCAGAGATTGCATCCGGATTCCACTTTGTAGAATCACTTGCGTCATATACACTTGGATTCCACAGTTCTGTAAGTTTAGGAACTAGATCCCAGAAGTCTTTCATAATTGAATCAAAATCTCTGGATGTGTATTTTACCATTCCAGAAGGTGCATTACTCGCCATCTATTGTTACCTCCACATCATCGCCTAATACGGTTTGTATTCCAACTGTCAACTTCAATGTATTAAAATCTTGAACTGTAGTATCTTCATTTTCTCCAGTAACCAAAAGTCCATCTGCAAAAGATGTATTAGCTGCATTACAGTCTGGTTCAAATGTACGAAACTGATTCTTGATCTTATCTTTCAAAATTGCTTTTGTATTTTCAGTGTTATACTGAAATAAATATTGCTTTAATCCGACACCGAATGTCGGATAGTTGTACAATTCTGTTGGTTCTGTCAGCATAAGAAGTCTGCATCGGTTTGCGATAGCGTCCTTATTTGTTAAAACACCAACTTTATTCCTTGATACATCAAATAAGTTTGGAAATGACAAAGAAGAAATCATAAAAATCACTCCCCAAAATTCACTGCACCAGATTGATAACTGCCACCTGTAAGTCCGATAACAATAAAATCACTATTTCCTTTATCCAAAGATGCAATAGCAACTACTTCACCCTCTTGTGGCAAATGTGGTAAAAGGATAGAACTAATCCAAGGCAGATCTTCATCATAGACATAATTTCGCACTTGTTTTCCACCATAATCTCGCATATTATATGGTCCATGTACAGACGGAATACGCACCTTTATCTTCAATGTTCCGTCACCTGTATACTGATACTCTTTGGCATATCCATATGTTATCATTTCATCCATGCACCTCGATTGATGATTCGTGCAACAGTTTTACCTTTCCATCCTGTCAGATCTCGTGGATATGCACTTCCAGTTGTATCGGTATTGGGATTACCTACAGCTTCCCACTCTACGACATTAACATGCCCATTTGATCCATGACCATATGCTGCATACCCAGTAGATCCGTTCTCATTAGCTTTTGCATCCGCCATAATTGCATTAAAATATGTACCATCATTCAGTACTACTGTCATCATATCTCCAACTTTTCCGAATATCGGCTTTACGGCGATCAAATAATTTCCGTTGATTATTGCTATATTTCTATCACTAGGTCTCCCCATGCTGCCCCATATTTGAGCAAGCTTATATTGGTCAGTACGCTTATTCCATCTTGTATAGAAATACGAGTAATTTGTATAAATGTCAGATATACCAGACTGTCCGACGTATGACGGTATAACAATCTCTGTACCACCTGCTGTAGGAATTCCAGATTGAAGCGGAATTTTAGAGTTTCCTAAACTTACAGTACCAGAGGAAACTTGTTGTACAACCAACTGACTAAATAATTCAGACGCTTTTGCTTTTCTAGGTGGTGAAGTTTTTTCATAACTACCAGGTTTTTCAAACTGCCGTACAAAATAATCAGCAGCATCTTGTGCCCCACTGTCATTGTTCGTGACAGATTGCAAATGCTGTAACACCTTAGAAAATCCATTAGAGAGTTCATACCATAGATAATCTAACTGACCTGTAAGATTGTTCATCCAATTCGATCCGGCTGCACTAATCATAGCAGTTTTTCGACTACCTAGCCATTGACATATTCCAGATGCACCACTGCTCTTATTGACAGCATCTGTTCTGTAGGAACTTTCATAATAGATATTACCGCATATACCACAAGATGCAGCAGCATTTAATCCTTTTCCAAGTAGATATTCAATAATTGCTTTTGCATTTGTGTCGGTTATTCCATCAATAATCACATTTGCAGGATTAGCCATATCAGAATAACCGGAGTACATAGAGTTTAATTTATCTGTATAGTTAATAGCTGATAATCGTATTCCGGATTGAGCTGTGCTAAACTTGTCATTCGTGATATATGCAATTTCACGAATCGTCGCATCTCGCCTAGTTGTTTTCGTTGTAAACAGTGATCCATAGCCGGATAACCCATAGCTTGCTAAGTCGCTCACAGATGCACCTACAAGTGACCAGTTTGGCCTAAAGTATCCGACAATTGAAGTATTTGTATAATCATACTCATGATTTGCAATTACACTAGTATATCTATTATATGTCTTTGTATTACCTTCAATTGTCATGATCTTATCGCCATTCAATTCAGATACGACACCGACATGGGAACATTCATATTTTCCAGTCTTATTGAAGTTAAACAGGATAAAGTCGCCTACTTGTGGTTTTACAGCATTTCCGTTTCTAGGTCCATCAATAAATACGCTGTTACACTTATGTTCTCTTCCATATTGACATAGTGTTGTACACGAATAGGTTGTTGGAATAATAACATCCAGTAGACCACCTACTGTCTTTGCACATGCCATTAAAAATGCACAGCACCATTCCCCTTCCCATCCTAATGTTGTCCACACCCAATTTCCGTGTTCTCCCATATGAGAATTGGCTACTTGGAAGAATTGTGATAATTTACTCGTAGTAACTGTAGGCATTGCAGTTCCAGTATCAGATACTGTAGCAGAATTATAGATAAATCCTTGAAAATGATAATTATTGCTCCATGTATATGCTGGTGGTTTCAATGTTTGCTGATAAAATCTCCTACCACCATATGCACTATTGGACGTTACAATTGAACCATCTGAATTGATTTGTTCTACAATAGCAACATGCCCTGCATCTCCTGGTCTGCTCCAGCACACGACTGCACCTAATCTCGGTGAGGCACCCCTTTGATAGCCGTCAGCAGTATTCCCATACCACAGTCCAGCATTATGCGTAGATAAATTACATGATGTTTTGCCCATGATTTCCATGAATCTGCCATAAGCATATCCAACACAATTTGGAAGTACACTGCCGCCGCTAATATTGATACATTGATTATATCCGCCGCTAGACGGTCTCAACCAATATTTATCTGCTGTAGATGGTGCATTTAATCTAGGAGTAAATGCCATAACCTCACCACTCAATCATAACCAGTCATGAAAAATTCTGGATTTAAAACACACTCAAATTCAGAAACATCTGATACATGAGAATCTAGCCATAAAAGCCAATCTTCTGATCGCTCTTTCCAGTCTATCAGTTTTAATTTTTCCAGTGTACAATATAGACCAATTTTATTTTTCAGACCCAGCATGAAAAGTCGCTTTTTGCATCGGTCTATAATGTCATTATTCATAGATTTTGAATTTTGAAATCCTATTTTAATCCACACGCCCATTGTTGGGTTATATTTTTGCACACATAGTTGCAATTCATCCAGTTCTCTGTTTACCTCTGATACCGTTTTAGAACGTATTTCAGTGTATAATGAAAATGGAAGATTTGCAGAAACTGCGGATTTTATATGTGCATCTAAATTTTGAGATCTATATGTACTGTTCTGTATATGAACAGAATCAAAATAGGTTCCTGAGTTTATCGCTACACCTACAACACCAAGATCTTTTAGTTTCGCACCGTCGAATGATTTCACAGATGGAGATATTGTTGCAATATATGGCGTAAATGACGTATAATCAATCATTGACGCAATATCTGTAGTTGTTCCTAAAAACGCATCTCCAGCAGAGGTTGATTCAGATGTTTCTGGATTTGTCAAAAATGAGGATATTTTTTTCTTTTTCAGTCGCTCATTGACTTGCTTTGCAATATCTGAAAACTTAGCAGCAAGATAATCACCTGGACACTCTTTATTGGAAAACCATCTGTGCATCGTCAAATTGCCGGACTTATTACCAGTATAATTCAATGCAGGAATATTATTTCGTCTACAAATATCTTCACAAAGATTAAGCAATGCAGAGTAGGCGGCATCAGAAATAGGCCATGGATACTTAGCCACAGTGTTAGAAACTTCTATTGTAACTGCTACGTTATCATTCTCTTGACTAGATGATGTCCATGCTCTATACTTTTCTGGAATATACAGTCCAATCTTTCCGTTATCATCTATACCATAGTTCCAGCTTACTTCTCTCGATGAATCGTGCATAGTTCTGGACAATCCATCTAGCGTAACAGATCCTGCTGCAATGTGTATAGTTATTTTGGAAATTGACTTTGTACGCTCATTGAAATTAGTAGAACTATTGTCAATATATGACGCTAAATTTGAATTACCAGCCACAGTTAATCACCATTTCGATTATTTGAAAACTCATCAGCCATAGCTCCAGTCAAAGGATAAGCCGCATCGTAATAATAGTTGGCTTGATGTACCTGAGACCAATCATTTGCATTCAGGATAATATCACCAGATAAAAGCGGTTCTGGATCGTGTTTATAATAAGTTATAGTTCCAATATGGACAGGCCAAATTGATGACTCAGTTGTAACATACTCGAAATGCACATACTTATAAGCAACTCCAATGAATGATCCGACAAATAGTGTTTCGCCGGATTTTACATAAACACCCATCAAATGACCATATCGAAGAGAAACATGACCGCTATACTGAACTGTAACAACAGAGTGACCATCTTCATCTTTTCCAATTTGTGTTACAACTCCAGACTGGAATCCATACACATCGTGTGTTTGTATATCTAATCCAGTATGCAAAGTTTTGTAAGTACTATACAACTTTGATTGTCTATTTGAAATCCAGGGAACTAATATTTTGACAGATGATTTTGTTATAGGTGAATAGGAATACTCTTTATACATGAAATCACCTACTGAGTTGACATGTGCTCAAAATTCGGATATAGATCTCCGAATTTGACCATGTATGGAGTAATGATATTATTTGTCGTATCGTAAGAACTTCGATTATAGTTACTACTTCCTGAAACAAATATTCCTTGTGCCGCAGCTGTCTGATTTGCATTACTGATAACTAACCGCTGTAGTTTCAGCGTAGTCACAAATAAATTGCTCACATTATGAGTTACAGATACGATGTTATAAATACCTGTAATTGGTGATAGTGTACCACCAGAATATACAATCAAGGAAACTGGTTGAGCCACAGTATATGACTTCACACTACCTGGAATCTGAACCGTGAAATCTCCGCTAAACTGAGATGCTAATGCGTTTACGTCATTGATAATACTAGCGGACTGAAACACATCAGAAAGAGAACTGCTCCAACTGTTTACAACCTGAGCATCTTGTGTAATAGTATTACCACTACCATCTACAGCAAATCCAACTTGTCTGAAATTCATATCAGACATATTATATGCTACACCATCATAGCTGCCGCTGATTGATAAAACATTTGCATTTTCTGTACCATACTCCAGTACGTCATTATTCTGTGACGACATAATATTAGCATTTGATTTATAATGGATAATTCCAGGACGAGTCATTGTCGGCTCATCTACCCAATAACTAAATGATGCACACTGTGGTGTTGTATCTACATTACTACGTCTTAAATAATCTGAAACATGGTCTGTTGCATTATTTACAACCTGACTTAATTTACGGACTCCGTGGAAGCCATAAATCAATCCTGCGGCATTTTGTGCAGAACTATATGTTTTAGATAGTGGAAGCAGTCCTGGAAATTCTGAATATTCGTCATCTGCTGAAAATTCACCGCGAACATACTTATTAAAGCTAGTTGTAATAGGTCCATGATTTACAAGAGTTGGTGTGTCATTTCGATCTATATCAAGTTCATAGTAAGATGTAGCCTTAACAGATTCTGCTAGTGCTACAACAATTGCAGACGGCTGTACAAATCCGCTCACCGCAGGAATACGCAATACAGGCATACTGGTTTGCACTGCAAGCGACGCATATCCTGTGATTTTATAGTTCATGTATACTCCAGTAGTGCTTACCGAAAACTTAATTGTAAAACCTTGATAGGATAAGCATTCTGCAACATTCCCAAATTCATCTAGCCACCCAAAGATAAATGATACTGGAATACCACTGGAATCTGGATACTGAGCTGCAGACTGTGCTGCACTATACAGTAGTGCTTCAAATGCCGCAATATTCATTTTTCGTGAGGCATCTCCACCAACTATGCAATTCAGTGTCCATGATGTCATAGACTGTATTTCACTATTGCTTAATTCCAAAGATGCAAATGGAGATGGCATTTCTAATCCAAAATCTGTAATACTTACACCTGCTAATGTAAAATTACAAAATGGTTGTTTTTTCAAGATGCACACCTCCATAACAAACAAAAAAAATAGCGATAGCTCTTTATAAGAGCTATCGCTATTATTTAAGGTTATGAAGTCAATGCATGATTAGTTTTGATGCAAACACCTCACAATGTTGTATCTTACTCACACCCAAATGATTTCCATGTTGTCTGGTTCATAAGCACCAAAGCAGTCTTTATGTGTACCAGTATCATACATAGTTACAATTGTATCTTCAAATTTAACGTGATTTCCTGATATTTGATATATTACAACCCAATCGCTGCATCGATTTCCTAGATGTAATTCTTGAAACCCTTTCAATGATCCAGATAGATTATGAACCTTATATTTTACAATTTCCCCATCTGTAAATGATCTAGTTGACAAAATAGTTTCTATATCATCAAGCAATTTCATATTACAACCACGTTTCTTACAACGTTTTCTCCCACGAATATATCGATTGCTTAATTGTAGTATACGTGACAATTAATCAGCCCCTACTTGTTTCAAAAATTTTCTATACTCTTCCAATGATGTAAACGAGTAATATGTGTCGAGCGAATCAGATTCAATATCATAAGTTTCAGAATTTACATCAACTGACTCTGCCGTTAATATTTTGTCAAGATTATTAGGTTCGTATGGTTGTCGTTTTACATAACGTTTCATACAATCACCTCCAAAAGTTCTACAGTTTCTACTCTTATTCTATCGTTGTCTATCCAAAAAGTCAATGTACAAAATGCACAAATATAAACTTGTGAATCCGGTTATTCTGTACCAAGATTCATCTGCATTGCTGAAATTGGTGCAAGCAATTCTCCGTTATTGAACAGTGCTGCAATATTCTTCAATATGCGTAATCTTTGACCTTCATGAACAGTATATCCATCTTCAATATCATTAAAATAAGAGATTACCCAGCTGTATTGAGGTGAACCGAAGAATCTATTTGAAATAAGATCTAACCTATTTTCTTCAGATAGTGGCACATCATAATATTCAAATTTTGCATTAGATGTCACTGTATTTTGTGTTTCCAATGTAATGAATCGAGTCGATTCGTTTGGATCATGCACTATTTGACGCAAACCACGATATCTGCTGATATTATCAAAATCTCGACAAACCGTATACTGAATACCATGGTAATCTATTTCCTGATAAGGTGTTAGTGTATCATAATATATTGGTTTGATATACTTTTTTGAGCATAATGAACTCATGAGATCAACCCCTTATTCATAACTGTATTATAGCTCAATGGTTCTGACGCTACCTCTGTGATAGTTAAGTCTAGTTGACATACTAGATAAAACCCATCCTGTCCGATTGGACTGTCACTGTCCCATGAAACATCTACAGAAGTCATAACTCCGGTAATGTATGGCTTTCCTACAAGGTATAAAGTAACTGTTGAAGTTTGAACGGATGCACCCTTATAATCTGGATAGCAATTTGCCTCGCAGAACCGGATCAGCTCATTACATTTTCCATCAAGATGATTTCCGCTCCACATATCACGGTGCATCTTAAATGAAAATGTGTTAGACCTCGGACCTGAACTATGGTACACCTGCCATGGTTCATATTGGTATAAAATATCAGACATAGTTTCATAGTTGGCCTGTACACCATCTTTCAAACCATCTGGATATACAGGAAAATCCATAGACTTACCTGACAGTGAAGAATACAAAGATATTTTGCCCCAAGGGAGCTTAAACCACTGCATTGGATTATTTGTAGGTGTCGATGTTAGAATCTGAGAACCACGCTTACCATCATAACTATTGAATATAGATGGATCGATTTTATGGTCATATGTTTTCTCGTCATTCAGCATCATAAAAGACTTGTTGTAGATATCTTTTTTCACATGATCCTTGTTTCCTAGTACACCCACAACGCTCAACAGTCTTACAGTTTCTGGAATTTTCAGCATACCATAAAAACTTCCAGTCAATTTCAAAAATTTCCATTCAGTTTCATTGAGTAATGCAGCTGTTTCAAACACATCAGAATCACTAGTTAGTGTATTCAAAATTGATCCTTTTTCTTGGTATGTGACATTATCGCAGGAATCAATATTCAGAGTTTTATAAAAATCAAGAAGTGACTTACCGATATCATGCGATCTTGTTATATTATTCAGATTTAGAACGCTATCAATGTCTCTTGAACTAATAAGATTTGCTAATTCTACTAATGATGTTCCAACTGAATTCCCTGTCGGAAGATTTATTGGTAAATACTGCAAACGCATCACCTGCTTACGTCAAATTTGATGTTCTTAATCTAGCACTTTTTATAACATGTGGTTCTCCAAACATCGTCGGAGGTCTCAAATCAATACGTTTTCCATGATATGTAATGTATCGAGAGTCACCATTAAACGTAGGTCGTTTTCTAAGCCACTGATTACTCTCCTTGTAGCATAAAGTTGATGCAACGTCAGAAAAAGTATCTGATATATTATCGCACCCTAATAGCACTAGTAAATCATGAATATCCAACGGATCACTATTTACAGATATCACAGTACCCAACATGTAACTGTATACCCAGTCTGGAATTTCATACTGAGATTGGGTATGTGCGGATTCAAGATATTTATCAATGTGATATTGTATGGCTGTAACTAAAGACGTATATTCAATTTTAATAGATTCTGAAACGCATGGGTAGTTATCCGTAAAAAAGCTGTTTGAACTAGTGTTTAAGAACGCTGTGCACATTTCACGATCGCTGATCATATGATATGGATAATTTGGAAGATACCCCTCATTTACATATTTTATTTTTATGATATTATGAATATATATCATGATAAAGCACCACCTGAGAATATATGAAACTTTGACGGTTCCCATCCGTCGATAGAATCAGATGCGTCTGTTCCAGTTCCGGACAGAACTTGTGCATTATCTACATAAAATGCATCTACAAGGAATGTAATTGTACCGGAGATGGTTTTTGCAGTACCATCCGTAGAAACCTCATACTTTTGGCTTAATGCAGTGAAGCTTGTATTTTGTACCACCCATTTATCCGGTGACGCAATATGATAAGCAGATATAAATTGTCCAGTTACCTTTAATTGCTTTCTTAATAGTTTTTGAGGGTACATCAATGCACCACCCTGTGGAATAACATAAGAGTTACCAATGATGAATTTTCCCTCTTGCACGTTTGATGTAGAATCATTACGAACAAGCATAGAGCATCCAACAATTGTACCGTCACTACTAAATGTAAGGCTTTGTAAACCATACAGAAAATGATTATCATTTGGGGTGCTTGTATCGTAAAAATCTGTTCCAGACGAAATGGTTGGAGTATCGTACTCACGAACAGTCATATAGTCAACAGTCAATCTAGGATCAGTAGATTTACGCATAACATACCATAAACGCATATCCTCGATAGTATCCTGTGCAAGTCTATCCAGTATTGTATAGTCATAATATAAGCATGAACGATATAGATTCACATGTGGTGTACCGGAAATGGTATCAATTCTGATTCTCTCACAGTCCTCAATATTTATAGTAACATTAGAATCTGCTGATCCCAAAATCTGTAAATTTACATGAGTGTTAAACCTTGAATCAATTGCCCGAATAGTTAATGTTGTACTCTTAGATGCAATCTCCTCATCTGTGGCAGCAGACAGATGAATAATTACATTGATTTCGTTCGGTATACCGTCATTTTGAATGCGGTGCATTTGTGTGGCATCCGGAAACGCAACTCTGTAATTTACATACTCGTCTAACTGTGCTTGAATTTCTGAAATGGACAAACCGGATGATGTTTCAAAATCCTCTCCTAGTTGATATGCTAGTGTTCCAGATCTAAGTAAAGAATAATCTAGGATGCGAAGATGACCTTCATCATCACGAATGACATAACCTGCATCTGTAGCAGTGTCTGGTACGTTTAAAAATCCACCAATTCGATCTGTCTGAGCCAATGGAATTTCATCTGTAAGCCAAATCGGTGGATCTGTATAAGATTTTTTACCTGAAGTGTCAACAACATAGTAGTATCTATCAAACAGGGATAATCCTGATTCCTTATCAATTTTTTGGACACCGGTTGATTCGTCTATTACAGGTGTATCAATCGCAAAATAATCAACTCCGTATGCACCACGATATTCATTTTCGTCAAAATGGAAATATGCATTATATACAGATGCATCTGTTATATTTGGGGGATCTGACTGTGTTAAACTTTGAATTAAAACCCCCATCGGAGGTACCTGACCTCCGCCAACTGCAACTTCATCTGACGCTGTAGTTAAATTTTTAGTACTACCTATATATTTTACAGCTGATACAATACCAGGTATTACTACATACATAGAGGATGGAGGTTGTGTATACTCGGTATTAGATATATCAATTGTGTTATCCTCGCCAACAAGAATGTAATCACCAACATTCCATTTCTGATTTAAAGCTGGCAAATCTGCTCTATCATTCAAAACATCGACGTAGCATCGTTGCTTTCCAGATGTTAAATGATATAAGTCATTGATTTTCTGCGTGATAGATTTCACATGTTCTGTGTATGCTCGATCTACAGTACCAGGTGTGTTTGCTACAAAATCCGCTACTGGAAGCTTATACACTTTCAGCGGATACAATTGTGCTTCACCGCTAGATGTATGAATAGGATAGTCAATTTCTTTATGAGGTACAACCATTGCAACTTCATCTGTGGAAAGCGTATCAAATAGTGCTTCTGGGTACCGATTCATTAAATTTTTTACAGCATCAGATGAAGTTCCGGATTTTATAGCTAGTCCTTGATTAGCTGCATTATTCACAAACTCACTATCTGTCATAGGTGTTGGAGTTTTATCCCATACCATCATAGTATCTGTAGCGTCACACCATGTATCTTTTCCGGTGTCAGGATTTTTTCCTTTCCCAGCAAATACATAAAGCTTTTTGTAGTTTAAGCCGGATTTTCTCAAATAGTCGTCGGTCAGCATAGCATCTACATTTGAGATCCGACTTGCATCCATGACTGCACATTTCCTCGGATAATTTTGCCGAATATTTGTGACTATGCCATTAAAATAGTCGAATGTTGCAAGCAAGAGATGTGCAGTCACCTGTTCCTGTGCATCCGGAACTTCGCTTGGAGTTTTAAACGCAGTAGTTGGTAAAATAACAATCTGTACACCTTCATACAAATCAGCATATTGTGTGTCTTTAGATTCGGTAAGAATTGATCCGCTCATAGTAGCTTCAGTGCTATACATCACACGTAGACCTACGCTAAGATGCCCCGTCAACTCTGCGTCACCATTTACTCTGGCTTCTTCATTTGCAGAAACCAAATCTATTGTAATTGGTACAAGCGACTGAATAAAATGACCGTTGACTACAGCGGAACCTTCATTAATTTTTAAAATTGTAGATGATGTAGGTGTTTCATCTGCAAAGTACTTGGATGACGCATTCATCAAGCTTACGGCAAAATCAGACTCACCATGAACATATGAAGGACCAATCATATAGGACACATTAGAATCTGTAGCAACAGATTCTCTGGAGCGTAAGTTAAATTCTGTTACAAGTTGACCACCATTTGTAGTATTTGCACATGGGAAAATATTTGTTGTAGCAACTGGAAATTTGATAAAATCCAAAGATATCCCTCCTAGATAATATACCCATATATAAGGTCTTTTTACGTCATTTTAGGTTATTTATGCCTAATGCTAAAGCAGATAGGCTATTTGGTAGTGCGGAACTATCAGAGTTTGAAAATTCAGTCTGTAGTATAGCATTTACAATCTGCAAAATTTCTGCAAGCAATACGTTTGTCTGAACAGCAGGATCTAACAGATCTACACTATTTTTTGTTAACGCAGCAGCTAGAGCATATACAGCATCTCTCGATTTTGAATTTTCAGCAGATCTAACCTTATCCCAACTAGAACTATCATATCCAACTGCATTTCTGTATGCAGTGTGTTTAACGTAATACTCTGTCCAGCTTGTACAATAAGCATTAAAAGCTTTTTGATAGGCTTCAAATCGCCCTGCCTTGCCGCCATATGCAAGAAAATCTTCGTGAAACAGTATAAAATCATCATAAAAATCAGACTGTTTCTTATAACTGGTTTCCATCCATGAGTTACTAGTAGATAGCTGTGTGATATTATCTACCCAAAATTGATCCTCACGTTGCTCTCGTTCCTGTTTAATTCTGATACCTTCCTCTGCTTGAAATGCTTCAAATTGCCCCTGAACTGCCTCATTTGTAAGACCTACATCGGTTAGTGCATCAGATAAATTCGATATTCCAAATCTGGTTGCAGTTTTCGCCCAGTTTTCATAAGAAACATCCTTTCCAGAATTCTCTTCCAAGTAAGAACTCATTGTACCTAGAAACTTCTGCACTGCATTATTTGTTACTCGTGTTGGATTACTAGATTGAGATTCCCGTGATTTTAATGCAGATACACCTAAAACATCAGATCCTGTAATGGCAGAAGATATACCAGAGCTACTTTTGCCTACAGTCCCCCAATGATAGTTAGAAGATGGACTAGAATTAAATATAGATCCAATGGATGATAATGTAGCGTATGCCTGATTCATCCGATTTGTAAATCCTCTGGATGATGTTGCATCGTAAAAAGAATTCCATGGCGTGTAAGTATTTACAAGACTTTGCCGTATTTTTGATGTTGTCGAATATGCTGAAATTCCACCCATAAGACTGATAATGTCGTCTGTTACATTTAGGTTTTGACCAGTTGTTGTCAGCTGATAAGCTGCTGTAGCATTTCCGTTTCCAACTTTTCCAAGTTCAAGGAGTTGCTTTACATCTGCCCTTTGTGCGGAACTTTCAACTGCGGATCCAATCAAATTTGTAATTCCTGCTTTAATCTTTCCAAACATAGCAGCAGGATTTACAAGTATCATAATGTTTTCTACAGTATGACGAATTCCTTCCAGAAATTCAAGTGCAGACCCTTGCAACTCTACACCATATGTAGCATCCATCAAATCATTTGCAATTTGTTCATCCCACATATGTTCTTGAATAGATCTAGCGGCGGCGTTATCAAGTACATATGACAATCCTTCATCGAGCATGTACTCATTGATCTGCTGCATTTTTAACTGTTCTGCATTTGTGGTAGTTTGACCAGATGCAAGAAGATCCATATTATCCAGCAGTGCAGTGCTATTTGTATCCATAGATGATATAGCCTGAGCTAAGTAGGAAAAATCCACTCTTGCAAAAGCATCAGAAGACACGCCGAAAATACTAGAGAGTCCTTCTGCAACTTCCATATAAGCGTCTTCTGACATATTCTGACGTTTTCCTAATTCAGAAAACAGATTTGCAAACACCTTCTGTGGATCTTGCGCTAGTTGCTTCAGAAATTCAGTATTTGACGCATTGATTCCTGCTAGTGAACGTAGCGCCACAATCTCTGAGCTATTACCACCAGTCGCCGCCTTGTAAATAGCGTCAGTCATAGACTGTGCTAAATCTGGTGCAATTGCTCCTGTAATAGCAGAAACAGCAGTCATCACTGCGGAAATCTGAGTAGCATTTCCAGTTTTAGACGCTTGTGCAATCTGTACAGACTCTGTGAATAGATTCTCTGCGTCCTTTAAACCAGTTGTAAAACCACCTGCAACTTCGCGACTTGCATATAAAATATTATTTGCAAATCCTTCTAACTGTCGATTGGCCTCGTCGATAGCGTCAGATTGTGACTTGCCTTGTCGGATTGCATTTGCGGCAATAGAAGAATAAGTACTTGCATATGAAAAGAAATCTTGTGTCGGAATTGCGGCATTAAGCTTTGTTGCAATATACGCAAATTCTTCTGCAACTTTACCACTTAGTCCAGAATCCAACACCTTTGCAAGATTATCTGTAATAGAGCTTGCACTGACAACTTTTGTTAAACCCTCAGAACGCAGTCTATCTGCAAATGACGCAATCAAATCTTGTAAGTCATCTTTACTATATCCTTGTGTACCATTTATTTTTCTGAGATTAGTGTCCCACACATTATACATTTCTTCAGCAGCCTGCTTTAGAATGTCAAATGGGGCTTTAACCATTGTTTCTACGTCTGCTTTTAACCGATCTGTTTCAGTTTTAATTTGATTTTGTCTAGATGTAGCATATCTATCTGCGGTTTCTGATGCTTTCTTTATTAGTTTTGTAGTAGCTTCGATTGCAGGGGACAATGCCCACATAGCAGCTGTCACTGCAACCATCGCAGCACCTGCTACTACAGCAGCACCGGTTAATCCTCCTATTGCACCTATTGCCAATTCGGAAGATCCGACTAGTTCAGCACCGCTGGTACTCATCATACCTGTTAGAGCCTGAATAGTGGATGACACTTCTCCAGATTCACCAAATGCACTAGTAAACATGTTTGCAATACTGGATTTATCGCCCTTTGATATGAAATCTTTTATCGTACCCAAATCCGCTTCTTTGAACTTAGCTAGTGCATCTCCCCCAAGATTGCTTGAAATGATGTTTTTAATCTGTTCAGCGGGTTCCTCTGATATACCAGATGCAAGATTAGAAATATCAGACTGTTGTACTGTAACACTTTGTGCATGAATTACAATATTCTGTATGTCAGATACTACATTGCTTTTAGTAGATTTTCTAAATATAGAATCTCCGTCAGCTTGCTGAGATTGAGAACCTTTAGACTTCTCATTTTTAGCATTTGCAGATTGCTGGCTAGTGCCAAGTATAGTAGATCTTAAATTACTAACAAATTTAGATTTCGCGTCATCTAATTTACCAGTTAATTCTTTTCCAATCGCGGAACCCTTAAATGCAGACATCACAGTTTTTCCAAGTTCTGCACCAAGAGTTTTTGGAATATCACCTATTTCTACGCCTAACCCGTCTGCTAAATCTGAAAATACACTTTGAATTTGCTCCTTAAAATCAGAACCGATAAGTGCTTCAAAGATTGATTTCTTAAAAGCATCTGCAAAATCATTTGTAGCACCACGAGAAAATCCCTTTCCGGCTGATATATTTGATTTTGATTTATCTCGAAATGATCTACTACCAGATAAGGTATTGAATGCATTGGACTGTGAAGATTGCCCACTTGATTTCAAAATATCTTTTACAGTTTTGTCAATAGATTCAAGTATATATAATTCTTTAACTTCAAAATTGCTGAAGTTCTTGGAATTTGACTGATCGCTGCCATTAATCTCAGAAATTATGTCATTATTATTTGTAGGCATAAAACCACCACCTATGCATAAAACAAGGGATAAGATTCCTTAACCTTATCCCTTATTTCAATTATTTCTTTTTCAAAGCAGCCTCTCTAGATTTCAATTCAGCAGTAAAGGAATCTACATACTTTTTCCGAATAAAAATCGGTTGCTGCATAAGCCATTCTGTTGACACAGCACCTTCAGATGCTCGTGCAATAAAAATTGTTTCATCAATTATGTTTTCGTATAGTTGCTGTCGCACTTCTTGATATGTTTTTATTTTTCCCTGCACTTCGATCGTGTTTCCATTGCCGGAGATCTCCCAGGGACGGGCGAAAAAACTTATCATTAACCAATGCAACAAATGAAGCGTCATTACTATGACATTTCGGACACTGTGCTGTGCCACCATTACGCAATCCAAAATCAGACAGCTCTGAAATACGATCTCGCAGTATGATATAATCAGCTGCACTCAAATCATTCTTAATTTTATATTTGATTTCAATCGGAGTTAAATTAGACTTTCCGCCAATTGACGTAACCATATAGCAGATTCTTGCAAGATCACTGTCAAGATTACCGTCAGGTGTTTGAAATGCCTTATCGTTTCTACAATTGATAATCTGCTGAATTGTAGGCAGTGCTAAATGTACATCACCGCTGAAATCCAAAAATTCATCTTTTGAAACCACGATGTCATTTGAAAAATCATCAGGAATAGGAATGCAATTGATAGTTTTCAAATTTACTCGAAATTCTCCGTATGAAACCTTTCCACATGAACGACAGTACACAGCATTAGTTGTGTAGTATGGTCCATAATTCAAAATTCTAAGGCATCTACAAATCCAATAGTAATCTACTTCCAAAAGATTATGGAAATTTACATTTTCGTCTACTGCCTCTGGAAGAATGCTATCCAGCATGGTACCTACAAAATCTTCACTACCAACATACTCCAATTCAGATGCTGTTGGAATGCTTTTTAATGTCAGTGTACCCGGAATATCAGTATATAAATTCTTACCAATCAGTTCGATCTTTTCTGAAATCATTGCCATGTGAAACACTCCTCAAAGGTTTTAAGGTGAATTAAAATCAGCGAATATCTTCTGGCTTCAAGTAAATTGCACGAGAAATGACAAACGGAACTTTTACCTTAACAATATCGCCGCCTGTCTGATTGCCACTACCATTATCAAGTGCACCGATCCATGTTCCAGGACATTTAATAACATCTCTTGCACGACCTTGTCCGTCATACTTAATGAAGTATACTTGTTTCATGTACTCGGATGGTAATCCCATTTTTTCTGTGTCAGGATTATAAACTTGTCTACGCCATGCACGTAAAGCATCAAGTACATTTGGTTCACAATAACAGTTTAATGTCCAGTCAACATCAGCAAATGTGACCTTAGAAGGGAACTTGATAACACCATTTCCATAATGGACAACGATGCTATCTTGTTGCTCCTGAACAGAACCGACTTCGTCAGTAGATAATGTCAACAGATCTGCATTTTCGGTTGGAGCTGATCCGTCCATATTATAGATACGCACTTCAAAATTGTTTTGAAGAATTGGAACATAGGCATCGACACCGAGCATATGGTTTGTACCCATGTATAAAGGTGTAAACATACCACATCACCACCAATCAAGACTTATATTGATTTAAATCGCTTCCAGGAGGAAGTGCAATTAGATCAACCTTAATGTCATTCACTACACCATTGACTACAAGATAGATTTTACCAATTACAGTATTGGCGTTTACTTGATCCAGGCCGTTAATATCAGCAGCCATAGTTACATAGTAATCTTCGATAGCACCCACATTCTTCATAGTATCCAATGTTGGTGTTACCCCAGCATAGAATTTGTCATAAGCTTGCTGATTATTATATTGGAACGTAATTGCAATACCGCACTTATACACAACATCCTCTACAGCATTTACCAAAAATCTTGTAGATAGATTTGCAAGTGCCTGGTATGTAGCAGGTAGCACATCATATAATGTCGAGTTGCCCCACACGTTCAAACCAAGTTCTGGTATCTCAGTAATTGCATTCAGGCTAACCCCATCAAGCTTTTGCCAGATGTCAAGAAAATGCTTAGATACCTTGTAATCCATCTTACCAACGGTAAGATTGTGCTTACGATTTGTAGGCAATGCCCATTCGTACTGTAAGGATTGATTTAAAATCATTGCTCTTTGTAGCATTAATGCAAGGAATGACGGAGATGCAGTAAAAGCTTTTGATGCTCCTACATACTTGTAAGATCCCCATGGTGCAAACAATGCAGAATGCGACGCATATAAAGCCGCATTTGCATCTGTAGTAAGTACATCGGTTCCTACTTTAGAAAGCATCTGAGCATATCCAAGCTTTTTGGAATCATCATTTGACACATACTGTCTTGATTCTGACTTCGGAATATCAATAAATCCTGTAGCACAACGACTTGTAAACGCAGTTTCCATTATCTTTTTATGCAATGGAGAAACCTCAGTAAGCTGAACAGATTCGGATGAATTTGTAAGTTCACAAATATTCTGATCGTCCCAACCAGGGCTGATAATGCGATTTGGATTGTAGTTTAGTTTATCCTGTAGCAGATCATATACAGTATACGCTGCATTATATATCCATTCTTTGTATTTCTGAGTATTTGCCACTAATGAATCAGTTGGTGCTGTGTCAAATGCGGAAATATACTTACAACTGGATGTTTCTGTATAACCCGCAGATTTATATCTTGTTTCAGCAAGTGTTTTTGCTGATTCCCATGCTGTAGAAGCAGTTGAATCAGATGTCATAGTGTCAGAACCACCGGATAGCTGCTGAACTACAGTTGTAGAACCATTGGAATCAAAAGCATGGGTGTCAACTGAAATATCTGTACTAATGTCAATAAAATCTGATTCGACTTCACTAACATGAGGGATAATATCCGTTGCAGCGTTTGCATCGAATACAAAAATCAAATTTTCAACAGCTGTAGTAACACCAGATGCGTCTACTACATATGTAATTAGATTCCAGTATTTCCCGTTAGATGCTTTAGTAAGTGATATCTTTAATCTGTTACCAAAAGTACCAGGATATTTTGCTGTAAATGTAATGTGTGGCTTTGTGCCGGATGGGGCATAAGCATCTACTGTTTTGGATGCCTTTGCACCAGGACAAACGCGACAAACAAGAACATCATAGCCAGCAGTAAGTAGGGTTACTGCCATTTGATAACTATAGTCCTTTGCTAATCTGTAATTCGATGCAGGTCCACGATACGTAGATGTAAATGCTTCTAGTCCGGATTGCGTTGCTGTAAAATGCTGGAATGATGTCTGCTCTAAAACATCATCAACTGTACCATTATCGCCTACAATGGACTCCGGATCACCATAGCATGGTCCCCACATGGCAGTAATCGGCATCGCTACAGTTGCATAAGATGTAGTACCGATATTATACGAATAGTTTTGAGAAATCTCATTTATTACAATCTGTGCCACTGGTTAACTCATCCCCTTTTTGTGCTTTTTCTTTTTGTACGACTTGCTTTTTCGCAGTAGCCTGTTTCTTTGCATTAGATGTCTCGTCTGCACAGGAAACTGCGATAAAATCTGGATTTGTTATATAACCAGATACTTCATGAGATGAACCTGGCTTGAATGTTACACCATAAAAAGTTTTTGTAGTGCGAGATAGGTTTTTGTAGATCACAATATCACCTCACATGACGATATATAAGGTTTACGATTTATCGATTAGTTCGGCATTTACAGAATGTGTAACTCGTTTTAATTTCACAGGAGTATAGCTTACAAGCACGCACCCTTCACACTGCAATGGTAGTATCGTTTGATACAATTTACCACTTTCCAGATAGTCAAAACTTCCAGAAGAATGCTGAATCTCAGAATTAGTGTCAATTGTTACACCAAATCGAATCTTACGTTTACAGTAGTACGGCAACTGTATAGTCAAATAATACATATTCATGTATTTGAACATCAGTTCCTTTAATAACTCATCTCTGTCTGCTGTGTTTGTAGTCAACAGAGTTAAACCATAAGATAGCTTAACTGGTATTGCTTTCTCATAGTATAAATTATTAGTTTCAGTATCTAAAACTGAAGATACCCCAAAATGTGCTCGTGTAAAATTCATTCGATCTGCGTCAATGGATGTATTATCATCTCGATCTAGTGCTACAATTGGAAATGATACACTGTCATCTTGAATTTGTGCAGCTAGTCCTATAATCTGTTCTGGAGAAATCACTTTAACAACTGGATTTTCTACATGATTTGGGTTAAAGCTACGCATCAAATCGTCCACAATTGCATTATCATATAGGTATAGCACAAATTCACCACCTTATCTATCACCTGGCAACTCTGATACATAAGTTCCTCGATAATCTATCGGATCTTGTAGGAAATAATTTGATTTATCAAATGTCTTTGCAATTTCTTTTCTGGTACGTCCTACAGTCTGTTTATCATATACAGGAATTACTTGTGCAATCATATGATCCGGTGCTTGTATATCACATGTCAACTCTGTAACACGGAATGTTCGATCTGGCATACCAGTATACTGACCGGATATATGAAATAAGCAGTCTTTTTGCAAGTTTTGTAAATTAAAGCTGCAATGTACCAAAAATGGCAAGTCCTTATCATTTTCAACTACCCATCCGAGTCGTTTATATGTTTTGACCTTTGGATTTCCGTCAAAAAATATCTGTGTGTGAATCATTTCTGAATAGCTATCTATAACAGACTCACCTTGTGCATTGGAATCTGCAAATAAAGGATATTGATATTTACATTGGATTCCTTGTAAGATTAGAGCTTCGTCATAGCGATCACGCATCAGCTGTATGTCAGGACCTATAAGATTATTTTGCATAGTACATCACCAGAATTATAAAATTTTGATACCATAGGCTTCAGCACAATCATGCTCAATTTTACATCCCCTATAATCCTGCCATCCGTCAGCGAAATATACTACATCAGCAGTGGACAAAAGTTCTAATGACTTGCCAAGGAACCACAATGGCTTTGCGTCATGTGGTGCAGCTTTAAAGAAACTGTCAATGACTTCTACATCTTCATTCAAATAATGCATTGCAGTCTGAATTGCAGTACGTCGTTCTGCAATGATCTGTTCGTCGGATTTACCACGCATCGGCTGTGAAATGAATAGCTTTTTCATAATTTAACTCCTATCACTCTGTAATCACTTTGTTCTCAAACTTCTTGTAAGCGTCAAGGTACCACTCGTGCTTGTCACCATTATATGTCAGTTCATAGTACATACCATCGAACAATGTGGTAGACAACAGATACTTCCAATTCTGAAGTGCTTTGCATTTCCATACTGTATACACTCCAAAATCAATGTTACCATCTGTTACATCTAAATGACTCTTAACATATTCAGTTACAATTGCAATTGCTTTGTTATCCACAATTATTCACCATCCATATTATCTTTTAGAATATCATCGATTGACGCTACATAATCTAACCAACCCCAAGACCATTTATTTGTATCAGAAATTATTGATAAAATAATTGTACTTCCAGTTTCAAGACTTACACGAAACTCTTTGTATGATGGAGAGTACAAGTTATCTATCCATTTCGGATTCTTGTCAACATTAAATGCCACAATATGAGATTTTGAGATTTTTATGCTGTTCTCAAAACTTGGAACTGATATTACGCGAATCTTATCAAATCCAAATGCTTGTACAGATTTCAGATAATCTAACTGATCTTGTGGTAAATGTGCTTTAGGATTGAATGTGATAAGAAATCCATACTTGCTCAATATCGAAAGAATCGTATCTGTTGATAGTTCATAAGCAATCTGACTTCCAAGTTTAGATACAAGACTGCCACGCGCATTCAAAATGCACGAGAATAGGATTCCAAAATCTGCATGACATATCTGAATACGAAGTCCTACAAGACGACTATCCTGAATAAAATCAGATACAAATATTCGTAAATCACGGCTATTATTGGATTGGCATCCAGATAATTGGTGCCAATCTGAAATATTATATCGTAAAGGCTCAGACATCAGAATCACCATCTTCTGCAACGTAGTATTTTAGCTCTGTCTGAAATGCAATTAGATCATCTGAGTTTACATTCGGATAATTTGCAAAATACCGTCCAATCATATCAAGCTTTAACTGGAAGTACAACATTCTCAGTTGTAAATCAGAAATTTCAGGATGCTTTTCAGCGAAAATAAAATATCGTGTAATTACACTACTGAACGCTTTTACAGTTTCTGGTGTAACTGATGTCAAATCAGATCTGCACAATGTTCTGAAATTTGTGCTATTGTACAACTTCAAATCATGGAAAAATAGATTTGATATAGATGCTTGATTAGAGTTCACTTGTATCATCTCCTTCTTCCAAATTTAACCGCCAACTATTAGCGTCTGATCCCATTTGAGGAAATCCCTCTGTGAGGATCTCAGATAGTCCTTCTCTGTATGCATCTGATTTTGTAACACCTAAATTCTTTAGAACATTTACAAATGTATCCGCTTGACTCAGTGCAGAATCACGTCTGTCAAACTGAATTGTAGATTGGGTTGTAATGATCGGATTCATGTGTAGCTCAAAGTTATCAGCATATGCACTCATATTATTTAACTTGAAATATGTATTCAATGCACTCGTCCACCCTGCTTTGTATGCGGTCTCTATTCTTGTCAGAATATTAGCGTATAGAGCAGAACGCTGTGACATAACAGAACCAGCACCGCCTAAACCCTCATTAGATGAAAAGTTCATTGCTTCTTTTGGCACACCGAGAACAGATAGTTTCTTGTTTTGATAATATTCCAACAAGTTATTATCAGCCTCTGTAAAGTCAGCCATGTTCAAATCTGTTATAGATACAATATCTTGACCTTTACGTTTTGGAAGGTAAATTAAATTATTCGGGCTTTGTGGATTTACAAAGCTTTGAACGTCTCCAGTAGACGTATTGATAGACAGATTTTGCTCAATCGCATCTTTAATTTGTTGCAAATATGCGGTAACAGCCTCTTCGTCATTTGAATCACCGCAGTCTACATTTACAAAACGCACTACACGACTCAAAGATGAAAGTAGTGTTGCATCCTCTAACAAATTTAATGTCTGTGTAGGTGAAATTGCATTGCTCATAAGCGGTTCAGCAAACATGATATCCCATGTCTTTACAGATCCATCAGCTTGTTTGGTGTCAATTGTGTAGTCACCTAAGATTCCACCCAAAGAGAAGTGTAGGATCGATGATTCAGGATAGCGAATGTGTCCGCTAAAATCATCATCTGGTGCGTACATATAACCGCATGGTTGTCCCTGATACCACAAATGCAGAACATCTTCTGGAGGTATTTTATATGATGGAATAATATCGAAATCTCTGTTTGGAATAGTATTATTGTCTAAGGCTATACCAATCTGTTTTGTAGAATAAGTGGACTCCTTATACATATCTGTTGTTGGTATATATAAGTTACCAATAGTTGCAAGTTCTAAAATATGGTCTCTTGCGTAAGAATTGATATTCCATTTCTTGAAAAGACCATTTATGATATCAGCTAACTGTTTGTTATCAGATGTAGCCCATAAAATTTGCCCAGATGTATTCGTTGTAGTAGCATCTGTAGCATAATAGGACAATGCTGTCGCAATTTGAGAATCCCTTGCAAGACCTCGCATTGTATCAATTTTAGATTTAATATCGGTTATGCTAGTATTACCTCTTGTATCAGTCGTCCGAAATACAGACCCGGTAACAATAGATCTTATATAAGAAACAGCATCATGCTTAGTTATGCTCTTATTTAGTTTATCAAGTAATCTACTCACGGTATCACCCCATTATGACATTACAGATTGCAAATCTGTATCTATTTCATATTCAGCAAAGAATGAGGTTTCGTCAAATATAGGAATATTATAGGATCTAGCACTTGATACAACTTTGCTATCAATATTCTCTCGAACAGATCCGGTAATTACACAATCTACGTCAGATGTAAAGTGTGTGGTGACGTGTGCAGCATAACTACTTAGAATGGCTGATACATCTGTGATACTACCATGCACAAAATCGCCTGTCAGACAAATTGTTTTACCTCGGAAAATAGGTGCTCCATTGAATCGCTTGTCCTGGTTATGAAAAATAATTTGTACACTCGTGACAACAGTGGTAAGATCAGATAGATTACAAGGATCATGGAACCACATTATCAATTTATTTAAATCCGGATGCTTTATACCTAGATCAGATGTTATACAATCTGTATTCTGGGCATAATAGAGGAATGTTTTAATATTGTTATTGCAAGCGTTTGCAAACAATGTAAACACATCATCATTTGTAATGAGCTTTACAGGAATAAATGCTCGTAAAATGCATGCAAGTGTGGTCTCTACCCTTTTATTTGCATAAGTATCCAAGAGAAATAAATCTGGAATACAAGTTAAGGTGTGACTTTTTATCAAAGCAAAAATCGTTGTACTCTTAGGAACATCCATCCGGAGAACTGAAAGAAAGTGTGTGACTTTGCTCAGTAGTTTAGACGTGCAATGCGGATCAGAGCATTGTACATATCCACTAGATGGTACCGAAAAAGTTTTTCCACAAAATGAGCAAGTTAGCATATTGCTTCTTTTTTCAGCCTTCCATCTACCAATATACTTTGAATGTACTGGCTGATTATCAGAATCCAATACCAATAAGGAGTTTGTACCAATGCTCCATCGTACAATGTCGGAATAATCGTATGCTATCGGGACATTATTATCAGTATTATATACTCTTACTTTAATGTACCCATTATCATCCACATATTTTTCGATATGATCCACAGTGAATTGTTTCAATTGTAAAGACTCATATAAAATATCTGATCCTCTAAAAATAATACAGTCAGATATAATCGGATCATTGAATGGAAATCTATCGCTATTAATCCACTTTGTGAATGCATCATCTGATACATTTGCAGGTGCAACCCATGCTGGCAACAAATGAAAATTATCTATCATTAATGTAGAACGCATTTGATTTGCACCCTTTAATGGTACAATTGTACTTTCGGCAGTAGCAGCGAAAAAGTTAAACTTGTCTGGGTATTTCAAATATGAATCAACAAGTGAATCATACACAGCCTGTGGAAGATCCCCAGATGCAGAAAACTGAGTTCCAGTATATAAAACACCTGTTACCCATGTTTTTCCAGATGTAATATGAATCTTCCCTGGAACAGTATTGCTAGCAAGTAAAGGCATCATCAGTTTTGATGTAACATCTTGCTTATCTAAATTAAAGCCCTTATATACACGAGCTAGATTTCCGGATGTATTATACTCTAGTGTCAAATGTAAGCCGACTGGAACAGCTAATACATAATCTCCAGGTTTGAGAAGGTTTCTCTTATACATAGTCATTCACCTTTCAGAAAATATTATCTTTTATACATGCTTGCAAGCGTACTCATTACCGAGTTGCCGTAATGATTAGATCGGTTAGATTTATTTACACCAAGAATTGCTGGTCCAATAGATTGAATAGGAATAGATGTTCCTGGATTCTGCAAGATAGCATCCCAAATGCACCCAGCAAAGGAATCGGCCAGATCCTTCCCCCCACCAACCGGGTGGTCCACCTTCCCTGTAACACTATCCCTTTGTAGATGTACAAGTTCATCTTGTAATAATGTACTATCTAGCATATCGACTCTTTGATCTATCAAAATATCTCGAAGTGCTATATAACCGTCTGGTGTTCTATCTAATGATATTTTTGGCGAATCAAATCCCTCTTGTTCTAATTGCTGGCCTATGTATTCACTCTGAAACTGGTCACGAGATACAATAGGAATATCGTAGCCACGATCTCTAAGCCAACATATAAAAGCAAGTATCTTACTATATGGAATTTTATCTCCTCTTGGTGCCTCAATAGCGACAGAGAACATATGTGTTAAAAATGGGAGTGATACTCTACTACCGTCTTTGCCAGTAACATCTTTTCTGTTTGTAATACCACATCCAGATATACCTGTTCTATTTCCATTTAATGATAAGTCAAGATGAATATAGATAGATGTATGCTTGAATTCTGGGAGAACAGCATCCTCATGAAAAAATTCTTCGATGGTATAAGCATCATGTACACCAATTTGAAGAATATCATTATAAAATGGATTTCTTCGATTCTTATTTATACACAAGGTTAAAGATTCCTGTGTAATAAAGGACAATGCTCCAACGTTTGCAATACCAGCTAAATCTCGTAGTGCAATTTCAAAATCTGCTAGAAAATCAGATCTCATATCAACAGGTGGTGTTAAAATGGTATACCCTTGTTGCTTTAAATCATCTAATGCTTCTGGAAAGCATTGATTGTCTGGTATAACAAATCCTCGATGATGCCTATCCCCTACAGCAATGTAGAATTTTTCTTTTGAGAATGTTTCTGGTGGCAATACTTCCCACTGTGGAGCGTCAGTTATCATCATATGATCTCCTGCCCCAGCAGCTAACTGCTCTTGTACATAGGACTCCATGAAGTCGCTATCACTACGTTTGGAACTGACAGCAAACAGTTTTCCGAAAACTTCACCGCCATGTTTGAACGTGCCTTTCACACGAGCTGATATCGTATTATAGGTCTCTCGCATGTGTGCTTTTGCTTTGTTTACATCCTTTACGCCAGCCTGTGAGAAGTTTATTTCATCCATTACAGCACAATTATGAGAAATATAATTTGAATTCCCATGAATAATAAAATTATGATATGGTATAGCATTTATCACATCGTATACTGGAACTGGTGTGTCATACTGAATTTTCTCAACTTTAGTAACCCTCATAAGATACACCCCTAACTAATCGGTGTTCGCTGTATGCTGGACGTTAGGGATTCATATCTCTTTACAGACTTACCAGATGCGATGTTTATAACAGAAGATAATGATATACTTGGATATCCATTATGCTGTAAATAAATCATCAATTCCTTACATGAATAACATTGAAAGTCACCATATGTATATACATATTTACGATGCGATTCCGATATTGTTCTAGTTGTCTGGAAATCCTTTCCTTTCTTCCACCAATTACTCAAATATAAATCTAATTCATCTTCTCGAATTTTCTTAGTAACCCCATCTTTATTGATATAAAGATTTTTTGCATTAAGTCTACCGTAGCAAAATCCTGAAATTAGATACTTTTGAACATCCTTAGTTTCGATCAAGCGTTCTACTACACCGTTATTCATCCATATCGGTTTATAGCCTAATTTGTATTTCAGCTTTTGGGCAATACTAATCCTATGTCGAGATTCATCTGAGCGCTTAATTCCAGTCAAATTTGCAGAGTACTCTGCAATTCTAGAATCAACATCCTTTGTCAATCCCTTATTCCATGGAGTTTTACCAATCAATTTAAATCGATGCGATTCAGATAGTGATTTCCCATGCAGTTTACTTGGATGGCTAAGCTTTACGCCACGTTTTGAATTGCTAATTTTAAGTTTTGTAGCAGCAGACACAGTATGTCCTGTTAGTCCAGCTACTAATTTTTTTCGTATTTCTGGTGTACTCCACATCTTTTTTGCATTGTCTCGAAGTTTATCAATTACGACCTGATTGAACTTTTGTGTATGATAATCTCCACCAGTAGTATTGTTATAGCCGTACATAGGATCATTTGATTTATATTCAGAAATAAGCCGTCGTTCTTCTAATTGTGCATCATGCAATGTAAGATCTGACATTAAAATATCATGTTGTATATTATCCCATCCATATTTCTGTATTGCAGACCAAAAATGATGATTATTTTTATATCCTGCACCATTAGATCTCCAGCGACATTCTGGATGTTCCATTCCTGTAATACCAATATAAACTTTTCCATTTGGTGTCGTATGCCTGTAAACATAATACAAAATAATCACGTCCTATTTTATCATACTGTCAGCAAGTCATCATTTTCGGATATATCTTGAAGTCGTTTATAGGTTCCATCTGACATCATAATGCGATGATCTGGAGTCCCCTCAATAATAGATCCATCTTCTAATGTAAGACGTATAGTGCTCGACGCATATCTAGTTTTTTTCACAAGTGCTTTAGATTCAAAAATATCACCATGATCTGAGTATTGCAATATACTATGCATTGAACCTTCTAAATCTTTTAGTTGATATATACCATCCGACGTATATATTTCGGTTGTACCGACTAGACAAAAAACCTGCTGACCAAGTGCATGTGACGCATCAGAGCCATAATCGATTACAATTTTTCCACCCTCTGGGATATAGTAGAAATCTCTATCACTTCTTGAAAATGTACCATGAGCGTTAAACCATGGACTGGCTTTCAACGTATCGTTGAACTCACGGAATGCTACACCCTTTGCAAGATCCTTTGTAATGTTAAAAAACAGAATCGAAAATTTAGAAATATCTTTCTTACCAAAGAATTTTTGTGGATCTCTCAAACACATTAATCGATATAGCATGTATGCTGTACCTGTAATCGCTGTGGAGGATTTACCGATACGAGTAGCACCAGTTAAAACCCATTCGTGATACTTGTTTCCAGCGTCAAACATCCGCCGAAGTTCTTTTCTCCAAAATGGATATACTGCTTTACCGCATCTATTGGTTTTTCCGAGATATGTTTCGGATTCTATAAAAGTATCAATTGTAACAGGAATCTCTTTGAAATCCTCTAACCAAATTTGCTCATATGTTGGAGAATGTCCTGTATCAGATATTTCCTCCAATATTTTACGCAAATATGATTTTTCCTCTGGTGTGGAACTAGAGTATATTCCACGAATACGATCTAAAATATCATTACAAGCGACATCATCCATCGGAATCACCGCCTGCATCTAGATTCTTTAATTCTAGCATGAGCGATTGTGCCTTTGAACGGACGCTGTCTCGCTCTTCTGGACTCAGCAAACTATCAGATTTTGCAGTATCTGCATCATCTGGAGTAAGTTCTACTACAGTAAATTCTTTAATATCAAGATATGGCTGTAGCAACTTATGAGATTCAATCATACTTTTCTGTAGTTTCTCTTGTATATTTAGAAGCATCATCCACGTTGTAGGATCAGAACTAGATGCAGAGTCAATTGCAGAATCAATGCAACTATATAATTTATCCTCTAACTTGTCCATAAGTTCTGTGTATCGAATGATTCTCATAAGCTGGTGATATACACGCATAGCGGTTATATTTTGAAGTGCTTGTCTAGTAGATCCGCCATTGGCATCTGTGCATGCCAATAAGGATGTACGCATTTTGCACACATCCTCTTTCTGTCGTTGATACAGCGGATTCAGAACAGTATTGCCATCAACGGTTTTGATGCTCAATGTATTCACCACCAGTCAGTTACTGAAGTTCAAACAAAATAACACTTAAATTTGCAATAGATTCCCGTGCAAGAATATCACCAGATTTTGCACTATCACCAAGTGCATAGATAGCAGCAGTAATAGAATCTGTTGCATCAGTGTATTTGCCTGAGTTTTTAGTAGATTTTGACGCTGAAATAGTCTGCTTCTTTGTCTTTTTCACCTTAATACTCATGCTACAACTACCACCTTTCTGAAAGTTTTCAGATCTGCATATATAGAATCAGTATCATTTAAAAGATTCTCATATTTTGTAAAGCTTTTTTGAAACTCATCGTCATCGTGATACACATCTGTTGATCCAACCAGAGATTTCAACTTTATAAAATCACTAGCAAGTACATCAAGATTAGGAAATCTCTTATAGGTTTCAATCTCTAAATCTGCAAGAGCTTCAACTGTTTGAAAATCCCAAATATAATTACGCATGCAAGCATATATGTTCACATAACTGTTTTGTAATTTAGATGCAGGGATCAATTTCACCACCACCAAAAACCATTCTATTTACAAGTTGTATCATAGAATTGGTTGTAAGATTATTAACTGTTTGAAGTCGATGTAATTCTAAATCTATATCGCTGTCTTGCACATCTGACATATACTTAGAATAATAATCGTAAAATGGAATCGCATCGGACTTCGTCATTTCAGATATTGTTTCAAGCATCGTATACTTCCTTTATTTTTGCAACGGTACTGTGTATAGAATCCGGTATTTCAGATTCCTGGATTCTATTTGATATATAACAATCATAAAAATACTGTAATGCTAAAATACTGTTTGATAATTGTGCTATGGTAGGAATCTTAATAATTTCTCCACCTGCATATTTTGATAAAGTTATCAGACTTTCTGCCCCAATAATTGAAAATAACTCTGGCAGCCATGCAAATTCTGGAATGTTTTCAAGTGGAGGAAGCAAACCTAGTAAGTAATGAAAATCGATATCTTCTACAAGTGGAAGTGATTTATCAGTCATTCTGTACACCATCCACAGAATTATTTGTATCTGTAGTTGTTAAGTCAAATACAATAGCATTATCTGTTCTTGCAAGTCGATTAAATACCAAGTAGTAATAGTTAGCTGCATTTAGAACATCGATGACATTTGGCATCATAGAATTTAGATTTACATCATCATTATAATAAATCCATAGTTCTTCTGACTTTATAGAAATTCGTGCTACACCAGATGTTTCGGATCGTGCATTGAGTGTACCCTTCAATTCACCAACAAGACTGCTGTACAAGTTTTGAGTCACAATAAGTGGATTCTGTAATGTAGTATTTGCAGTTACAGATTTTTGAGATGTAATAGAACTTGAATCTATAGATGAATCTTCTACAGCAGTATCAGGTGCAGTGTCAGAATCATCTTCAGAATCTGGATTCAACTCACTATCTAAATCTGAGATTTTAGAACTTAAATTAGATTTTTTAGATACAGGTCTAATAGGAGATGGATTTGTAGATTCAGGTTTGTCACGATTTACAGCATTGTCAGAACTTGTGTCATATGATTCAGATGGTTCACAATCGTCCATAGGCTTGTATTCATCATCCAAATACTCTTCAAGCTGCTTAACAAGCTCAGCGTTTTCAAATGCACCTAATGCTGCAAGCACTTTTTCTTGGTGCTTGCTAGATTTGAACATTTTTGAAGCATAAATAGATATCACGAAATCACCTCATCTCGTGTCATATACATATATGGCTTGTCTGGATTGTCATCTTGCACCACATATGAAAAATAGAAAGATATATAGTCGTCCAGATCAATATCTACGAAACGAAATCTGAAAATGTGATATCCAACGTCAAGATTCAGCATAGATGACTCTAAACGAATCCAAGGACGATGGTTTTCTCGAAACAGTTTTGTAGAAAAGTCTATATTCTTTGGACCAGATGCATAATTGAAATCAATAACCTCAAATAGTGATAGTTGATTACATGTATCATCTGGAAGTTTCAGCCATATATAAAATTCAATCCCGTTTTTATTGATTACAGTGGTATTAGATAATGCGTCATAGTACGGATATAAATCAAAACGGTTATACTCATGATTCATGTGCATCACCACTATACGCCGAAATTACATAAAAATTCTGAATCTGATTACCATATGCGTCTAGCTTGTGCTTTACAGTATAGCCTAATGATTCTAGCTTTGTAATTAAAGCATCTGTGAGCGGTTGATTCCAATCTGCTACAATATTTCCATCGTCGCTTGTATTTGCTGCATAGTTTATCGCTCGTGCAACAGCACATTCTAAACGAGAATCTACAGATTCTTTTGCAGATTTCAATGCCTCAGATGCAGATAACAGTGTACTTAAATCTTTTGGTGCAATCATAGTTGTCCCTCCTCGAAAGAATTAATACATCTATGCTATATAAGGTTACGAAAAAAGTGAGTATCCAAACGGATACCCACAATGGTTAAATCATAGAAATATCAAACAAAAATTTTGCAAGTATAACATGCGAAGGGATTTTTCCAGATGCTAAATCTCGTATGCAGTTGTACCCAATCCGTTTTATTGTTGGATTTGATACCGTAGTTACGATATAGTTTAGCAGAAAATCAATCGGTATCTGAGTCCCATCCGGAAACTTTTGCATCTTCCACATCTTAGTAGATACAGAATCACTAGAATACATACAATTCATAATGTCTGAAAAATGATCTAGTTGAACTTGTGTAAATTTCGACGCTATATCAACATCACGAAAGTCATGCAAGCACCCTCGAATTGATGAACAACTACGAATGTCAAAGTCTATACTATCTGCATAAATCTTGACATCATTTGTTGTTGGTGCTGTACACTCTGTGACCATACATCTGCTTATGATAGTTGGTAGTACATTTGATACATTTTTACAAGTCACTATGATATATACATTTTTAGGAGGTTCCTCTAACAGCTTCAAAACCGCATTTGAAACACCTATCACTCCAGCATCTATGTTCTCAAAACATATAGTAATACTAGTTGCTAGTTGTCTGCAATAATCTACAGTTTCCTTTACCTCAGACATTTTAGGTTGAACTACCTTGAAATCGTCTGTGTGAATCATATTAGAATATTGCTTTGCCATATAGGTCTTTCCGCAGCTATATGGGCTGCATATCAAAATGCTGTGAATGTTAGAATCTGCATAAGTTTGCAATTGGCTCAGTACAGCAGATTGGCAGGATAGTACCATAGTTATCACCTGATATCTACAACTTGACCGTTGACATTGATTTCTGCACCATCAACATCGATCAAAATATATTTTCTACCGTCTTTGTGATATGTATGAAGCGTATCGCAATTACCCATGCTCAATGCAATATCAGCTCTACCTGTCTTAATTGCAAGTTTCTTGTCTGTAAGATTTGACACTAAAATATTGTCAGATACGCAATAACATTCAAATAATTCATCCACACGGTCAATAATAGTCTGTGGCATATTTAATTCTGATAAAATAGACTTCATTGTAAACGCGTCAAGCACAAATGGGGATGAATCATGTTCATGCTCAGCTGCAAGAACATTAATACGATTTACAACATCAAGCCATACAGAATAAGTCAAATGCTCATCAAGTATATTATCAAGCATTTCGCTGAAAATAGATCTCTGCATCACATATGGGATTCCGCACTTACAATGCAATACTTGACTTACAAGATTCGTATTGATCTCAGATGGCTTACTTGTCATATAGATAATATGATTTACGTCTGCGCTTCGATCTGTAAACACAGGATACATGAAACCGTCTGTAGGTGTCTGAGATACAATTCTGTCATAAGCATTTTTCTTTTCAATTGTGTTATCAGACTCATTATAAATCAGACCATCTTCTCGAAGTTCTACGGGACAAAATGCAGTAACAATAAAATTGAAATCTGAATAATCTGATTCGTTTTCGGTATCATCTTTATGCTTATGGAACACTGTGTATGTACAATGACCAATCAGAACTGCATAAGTTGACATCAGCATACCGTTTTCTGCTACGTTTGAAAGAAACTCAGATACAGCGTCTGTATCCAGCAGTTTAGTGTTTACAAGTGACCGAATGTTGGTTACAACAGGATCAGAATCTTTTACAGGATCTAAAAATGGATACTCATGCAGATTCTTACCAATGGACCCTCTGATTGATCTCTTCAATGCCTTAATGATACAGGAGTACTCCGGTTCAGATAGTGTATATGCACTTTTGGTATTCACGCACCGAACTGCATGCTCGCTATCGATAAACGCCGTAGTCACAGTATTTAATGTAAACAGGTCATCATCTTCAGAGAAATGTCTCCGAATTTCGCTTAAAGTTTTCTTATTCATATTATACCTCGCAAGAAAATAAATTGGAATCTGGAATGTGTTCAAACTGTGTCAACACTATCAAATACACAAGTGTATCATATACATTGATATTGTCAGTCCGCAAATCAGATAATTTGTAGTACACGCTAGTAAACATATTATATATGTCTAGATCAGTCCAACGGTCAACATATTTTCGATAAGGTGATTTATAGAACTTGTTTTTATGAAGTTTGTCCAATTCAAGCATTGTACTCAGCATCATATAAAACACCTGATTCAAGTCACCCGGATATGTATCAATTAGCTGCATGATGTATCGAAAGTTTCGAGATGCAATTGCAGTACGAAGCTCTAAGTCATCTGTTTCATTTTGACAATGAAAAATTTGCTGAATATTATCACTATCAAACTGTGATATCATAGAACATTTTGATATACATGCACATACATGATATGCAGTACTATAATCATATGTATATGTAGCAACTATCTGCAAAATTGATTCTGGTAAATCTGGATAATCTGACAAAATGTACTTATACACAAGATTTTTGTTTACACGATTGATTTCAACTGCAAAGTCAGAAAGATATTTCATACACTTTGCAGTCGCTTTGTCACTTTGATATATACATACAAGCGTACCATTGATACTTACATTCGATAGTTCAGCTATAGAATCATCATTCAGTGAATTCAAAAAACCATCATCATATCGAACAATATACAGTTTCTGAGGTTCTGGTAAGAGCGATTTAGTCTTAGAACGTTTGATTACGTCCTCGACAGTATCACACTCTATAGAAACTTTATATATTGACTTCAATATACGAATATATTTATGCTTGATTCCATAGTCATCGCCGCAGAAGATATAGATCTTTCCAGGATTTTTTGATAGTATTTGCTTTCCTGCATCCTGAATCAGCATTACAGATCACCATCCAAAATACCTTTAAATGTCGGAAGTGACACAATCATAACCGGATATGATACATCTGGAAAGTCTGAAACAATAATAGCATATGAATAATGCAATGTGTCCTTCATATACTTGTGTTTAATGACAATTCCAGATTTATTGCACTTAATATCTGGGTTATGAACACACTCCAATGTAAGTATATTCACGCATCGTTTTGGCAGCATACACCATGTATTTTCAATTTTCTGGGTTCCATTATCGGCAAATAAAATGGGGCAACGCATTTCAGATTCAGCCTCATGTTGAATCTTATTCCAAACGCGGCTGTAAAATTTGATGTCATTCACAGTCTTTGTATGCGTTTTGCACTCACCTAAATGGCAGTCAGACCGAATATCGCCTGGATGAAAATCTCTGGCACCGCTACCAGGTACAACATCCCATCCTAAATATTCGGCGATCATATGCTCCTGTTTACAGCTGTAGTGTTTGGTTGGATTCTGATCCATTTTCATCCTCCGTTCCTGCATCTGTAGTGATTCCATTGATGTCATCTGTAATGAACTTCTTTAATCGCTCGTAGTATTCAGTATTGGTTGCCAGATACTCATACACCTTAGATAATCCATTCAGCTTAATCGGTTTACCATCAGCAGTTTCTAGCACCTCTCCAGTGTATGGATCACAAATTGTGAACCATGCACCCGCTTTATGGATAACTCCATACCGCTTAATTGCAAGTGAAGCATAGTCGAAGTCTGGCCGAATACCAGACTGGCACATCAAAAAGTAACTTCCCTGCTTTCGGTCATAAGGTGCAGTTTTCTGCTTAACAATTTTAGCATTGATAATATATCCTGCTGGATTCTCAGTTTTTGTAGGAAGTTCATTTCCAAGAAAATCGACAGGAGCTCCGATTCGGAACTGAACTCGCAGACCAGCGTAAAATTTTGCGGCTTTACCACCAGGTGTATTCGCTACATATGGATTATCAAGGTTATCTCGAGTTTGATTAATTGTAAGCAGTGTACAATGATATCTTGATAGTTTAGGAACAATTTTTCTAAAGAATATGGTTAGTAATCCGGCCAAAGGAGCTACAGTTCGCTCTCCATATTTCTTTTCAAGTTCTTTTCCTGTAACCAAAGATGGAATAGAATCCAGTACAAGAAGTCCAATTTCACCAGTACAAATCAAATCCTCTATAGTTTGAAGTATATCCTCTGCCGGAACATCAGGTGGTTGCATAAGTTTGATATCAGTATGTGCAATACCTAATTTTTCAGACCAATCAAGATCAAACGTATGCTCTAAATCAATATATGTCACTTTTTTAGGTCCAACACATTCAAAATCTTCCAATTCAGAGCGAGCAGACTTATCTCCAGATGTAATTCTAGAACTTAATAGCTCAATATGCTCCATATATTCTTGTTTGAATATCTCAATTGCATTTTTGCAAATATCAACAGCAGTGGTAGTTTTTCCACCACTAAATTCACCAAAAAACTCAGTAATTTTATCACGAGGAATACCACCATATGTACACCAGTTCATTAATGGTGATGAAAACGGTAATTTTTCACCATGTGTAATGTTAGCAGTATTCATCAAGTCACTACAATTCCACTCTTTTTTCTTTTTGTTGATAATGTCATCAAATGTCATGAAAATCACCCCTTGATATAGGACTTTACATTATAGTCTGGAAGATCTGACACTTCACTTATTGGATTCACTTGTTCTGTCTTTCGTCTTGCATCCCAAATCTTCTTTGAACTCATAATCAACTCACGACAGAATGAAATTTCATTCTCTACTCGTGTAATCACAGAATCAAATGCAGTTACAAGCAACTTATCAGGAATCATTTGTAACTCTGCGTCAGATTTTCGTTTTGGTGCAGTAGTTTCAGATGATGATTTTATCAAATCCGATTCTTTTTGCTTATTTCTAAGCTTTACAACCTCATAACTGAGCCGAAACTGATTCAAAACCTCTGAAACATCAAACAGTTTCATTGGTAAATCAATTAAAATCTGGCTAAGTTCATCGTCTGTAATCGGATGTGTTTTTGATTGCACACGTTCAAATAAAACTCGTGCATTTAAAAAATATTCAGCGAATTTCTCATCATAAATCTCACTACACCATGACACAACTGATTCAATATCCTTAGTGTTCTCAGACATCACAGAATTTAAATCAATCATCCACTCGCCTTCTTCCTTGGTGGCATACAGAGAAATGTTAATGCAATTTCCTGCTGATATGAAGTAGTTCTAAGTTCTCGAAGCATCTTAATAAGGATGTTTGAGATCTTCAAACATACTGATGCATGAGCAGTTGTATACAAAGATATTTTATCAGCATAGTGAGATGGTATCATCGTAGCATCAATATCTTGCATGAACACATATTTTACAATGTTCATAACAAATGAATGAAATGATTCAAACCACTTTACAAAATTCTTGCCGCTATTATAGACATGATTAATCATTGATGTTATCTTTGCATTATCATGCTTTGTAATAGCGCTCAGCAAGGCAAAATAATCATCATAGTCTGGAAGCCCTAAAGCAATAGACAAAGATTCTGATGTAATATTATTGCTGTAAGTCAATGCTTTATCAAGGAGCGTAAGTGCGTCTCGCATACCACCATTTGCAAGTTTTGCAATATAGGAAATTGCATCCTCTGTATATGTGATATTAGAAGAATCTGAATTTTCTCTGGAGATAATATATTCAAGACGATCCTTAATTTCAGTTACGCTTAATTTTGATAGCTGAAATGTCTGAACTCGTGACAATATAGTTTCCGGAATTTTTTCCGGATTTGTTGTACAAAAAATAAAAATGCTCATGGCTGGTACATCCTCAATGGTTTTGAGAAGTGCTTGCCAACTTGAATTTGTCAATGAATGGCATTCATCTATAATGAACACCTTGTACTTTTGCCCTACTGGGTACAACTTTGCTTGTTGAATAAGGTCTCGAATGATATCAACACCATTATTTGACGCAGCATCCAGTTCAATGACATTACCATCTTCGCCATTCAATGATGATGCGATAATACGAGCCATAGTAGTTTTACCTGTACCAGCAGGACCTATCAACAGAAAGTTTCTGTTTGATAATTCATGACAGCATATGTTTCTTAGCATATCCACAACAAATGGCTGTGCTACAACATCATCCCATGATGTAGGTCTATATTTATTTGCTAATGACAAAGTATCACCCCCACTCTGTGCATTTCTTTTGATACTCGCAATTTCTACACATATAATCAGCATGCGGTAGTTTCTCTGGAGCTAGATTGTGGTCAACCATCTCCATGATATAATCAAATTTGTTTTTCACATGTATCATATCATCAATGCTGAAATGTTCTTCGTAGCATTTCATACCACCATATTGTCTATCTTCATAAAGCATTAAGACATCTGGAAGTTGTAGTAATGTACTATAGCACATCACCTGATCCATATGCACTGATTTTGGATCTGTCAATTCTTCCCAACTATTATACTCTGAAGTTTTGATCTCCAGAAGATATAGTTTGTTGTTCCACCGAACAATACCATCACACGCAAATTTAATCGGTGGATATTGAATAGATATTCTAGATTCAAATCCAGCTTTTTGAATGGTGTAGTCATATGGATAATCTGGAATGCCAGAAAGATATGTTTCTACATCAATCCAGTCTTGTCCAAGCATTTTAGATAACTTTGATTGAATTGCAGTATGTCTAGCAGTTCCAACCTCTGCTGTGTGCTGTAGGCTTAAATCTGGAACCTGAACAACATCAGGAGTTGTTCCACGCAACCGAAACCAATTCTTCCTAGCACATCGAAAGCTGGACGGTGCAAATGTCCTCGATTTAGGTCTATTAAGACTGCTCTGTACAGTGTCATGCAGATACATCTCGTAAGCATCCAAAAAGTTGCTGCTATTGGCAGAATTAAATCGGACAACCGCCGCCATGTTAGCGGTCTTAAAGCCCATCACTCACACGCTCCAAGAACAACTGTGAGATAATCACACTCGCAGGTAATTCCAACAATTTCATCTCCATTATATGTAGGTCGGATTGTAACATCATCACTTGGAAGGTGAGATACCACTTTACCAAACAAGTCTGGATTAAACTTCAGTGTGTATGAATTCACTGGACCATTTACAACAGGAATCTTACATTCCATAGTAGGTGTCTTAAAATCGATGTACTCCCCAGTGAAATCACAATTGATTGTGTAACCTCTTGGAGCAAGCATCGATGCCTGAGACATTGCCTTTTTCAAATCAGCAGTTTTTGCAAGCATGCTTGTATCATTATTAGACTGCATCAAACCAATAATCATATCAGCATTATAGCTGCCAACTTCGTCGGATTCATAAATTGGTGCAAAACTTGCAAGGCATTCATACGCATCTGTAATAGATGCCACTACAAATTTGTCATCACGCTTTACAAGTACACCAGATGTAATGCTAGCCAGAACATTTACAACTGTATCCTGAATCATACATGTTTCTTCAATTCCAGAAATGGAACTGTGTGTAAGCAGACTGTTATCCATATCGCAAACAAGTGCATCACCATCAGAAGAAACATAAACAAGTGTATAAAGTACATTACTGGACGCGTCAGACTTCACATACAACTGACTAGATTTGATTGCTTTCCAGTCAGAAACATCAATAGTAATTGCCTTATCAAGTTCTGCACTTGTAATCTCTGAAATAACATTCGGAATGAAATCCATCGTAGATGCTGCCTTTTGAAGCATATACTTAGAACTGCCGCTATGCAGAATAAGGCAGTCTCCTGTGAATTCAAACACAACTCGATCTGAACCAGAAAGTGTTCCTACAAGCTTTTTGAATAAAGCTGCATCCACATATACAGATGAATCAGCACCATCGCCAGATCCCTTAAAATTGATGCTGGTAGACACAAATTCACCATCGTGATGAATTGTCAGTGTTGTATTGGACGCTGAAATGTATACAACACTGCTTTTCGGATAGTATCTTGTGATATTGGCATCTACAATTGCCAGATTTACACCACTAATCAGCGGCTTTGTACTTACGGAAAACTTCATGATAAAACAAACCTCCTAAGTTATACATGTTTTTCGCCGGGTGCATATCCAGTATGCACTTTTGTATGGATGTGTTCTAGGAACTCACCCTCTGTAATATTATAACGATTGCAATAGTCTAACATATCGGATTCTACGGTGTCACTCCATACACCATTTACACCAAGGGCTTCATCACCTTCAGGCTTTCCCCCATCTGCTGTTTTATACACAGGAAGATCATACCCAACTTCAAATAGATGATACTGAATCCAGGCGATTTCATCCTTCTCTGTAGGGTGTACAGTGAATGGCTGTTTATAGCGACATGGATATTCCAGACCATACCAGCGATATGTTGTTGTGACATCACATTTGATGGAAAATGGTAGGAAATTTGCAGCAGAGCACATAGAACTACTCAAAATCTCTCCGCCCTCTTTCCACTTGTCGATAGGAACTTCTGCAATCAGCTCATCATGAACTGGAACAAGGACTCTACCACCAATCTTATTCCATTCTGGATTATTCTCTACTTTTAGCATAGCTAATTTTGTTAAATCAGCAGCACTTCCTTGAATAATTGAGTTTCCTGTGATATACACACTACCATTTCGTCGAGCAATCCAAGTACCATTTCCAGTTGTAACGCACCAAACGGTATCAACCACTGATGCAGATTTATGATCTGGATATATATGAGCTCGTTTACGTTTATTTATATAAACAAGATAATACGGATTTTTTGTATTTATATACCCTGATGGATTAGAAACATTCCCATAGTGAATAGATGATTCAGTAGGATCGATTTTATACATATGAGATACATGACCCCCAATCACACACAAATACTGAAATATATCAGCTTTTTCAGCAGAATTGCAAGTATAGCAAGTTTGACTACCACTCGTCCAACCATCACCCTGAATCATAGCACTAATTAAAATATTTGCTTGCCGTTCAGATAAACTTGAAACAAACTCATATTTCAATGTTCGGTTTTCTAGCAAATTTAAAACATCCAGTGTCACATCACATTTATACAAATATATATCATGATAAGTGTTATTTCTAACATTATCAGTATACTTGATACCTAAACGGTGCAACACAGAAATCATATCTTGATAAACACCTGCACCTTTAGCACGTTTAGTGTCTTGATACAATCTTACACAATAATGCTTAGATGAAATGGTCCCATCAGTTGCAATCCAGCCAATCAATTTTATAAAATCATCGCTATATGATGATTCTGGAATATTGTTATCGCTCATCCGCAATATAGGTGGATCAACCCATTTAATATTCATGATGTGTTCTGTAGTAACAAACTTTGCCCCCTTATTCCCAGCTTGACAAACCCATCTGTGATTTGGAGTGGAAACCGCAGAGAATGCGTTTGACTTAAACTCAAATACTTCATGTTCACCGGGGTAAATATGCACTGCTTGTACTTTATCATGTGTGATGCAATTCAGATTCATAGAATAACTCAAAATAGAATCTCCTACAGAAACTTGATTGTATCGTTTCCAACCGGAAGTTGTCAGTATCTCTGTCTCAGTATCAACACAGTTTACACACTGTCTCGATCCATCAGCAATTTTGCGGTTATTATTAATAACCTTGATATGATCTTCTTCGGCAAGTGCTCTGATACGTTTTGCAACTTGTCCAAAATACTTATAAGACTTTAATTCACGATATAATGCGACTTTTACTCTATCTGGAATGTCATCTGTTACATCCAAAGTAGACGCATCAAGTGGATCAATGTCCGGATTCACATAACCCTTCAAAGGTTTAAATTCAAATTCTGGAAGTTGCATTTCTGGAATATGCCGCCTTCTTCCAAGGATGGTTTCAACATACCCCTTTTCTTTTGCGCATCTCTGTGCATTAATCATCAGTTTCCGGAGTGCAGGAAACGCATTCAGAACTGAGTCGTACACATACTGTGCTTGTTTTAATTTCTTCTCATCAGACCAATCCATATGACTATATAGCTGGTCTGCAATCGTGTTAATAGAACGTCCATATAAAATTCCAAGTACCACACTTTTAGATTCTGAACGTCTTGCTTTTCCTTCTGGTTGATAAGCTCCGGTAGTAGGATTGAATTCAAGGCAATCTTCATAGCTCATATTAAATGCGATAGACGCAATGAAACTATAAATATCCTTGTTCTCCTGAAAAGACCGGATCATATTTTCGTCCTGACTGACAAATGCGGTCAATTTTGGTTCTTGCTGCTTTATCGGTTATGCGTTCGCTAAACGCTTCCCTTATTACTAAGGGTGTCGGATCAACTCTTAAATGTGCATAGCTGTTACCACATATACACAAATCTCTGAATTTCCATTTAATAGATTTACAATAGGGTAATATCACCTAAACACTAACTCGCCTGAGCTGTACTCTACTAACTTGGTTATCTCAACTGACCTATGATTGAAAACTCATATTTATGTATTTCTACAAATGTCAATTTCTAGCTTTCGATGATCTCTACACACGGTACTATAGCACCTTGCTCGGGATTAACCCATAAGTGAACCACATCTCATAGGCATTCCCCGAATTAACAGAGTTTTACTTCAGCCAACTTTCCGTAAACTGAAGTCTGACGATAAAAGTACATATCCAGGAGTTGCACGGAACATATGCCGAATATCATTATGCTTACTAGGAATGTTCTGCATGTTTGGTGACTTGGATGACATGCGCCCAGTATCAGCTCCTATTGCTCGGAACTCACAATGAATTCTGCTATCCGGAGAAGTTGCATTTGGCAATTTTTCTACAAACGTAGAAATCAAAGTTACCAAGCTCCGACACTTCAATATCTGATTGACAACCGGAACATTAAATGTACTAAGAATTGATTTATCAGTACCTCTATGTTTTGGATCACCAAGACGTAATAGGTCATACACAATCCATGTAACATGCTTTGATGAGCATTCATTGAAATCAACGCTTGAATTAAATGGGCATCTGGTATTAGTAACATATTTTGGATCATCTATCAATTCCTGAACCATATCACGAAGCTTGCTACGTTCTTTTTCCAGTGTTGGGATATACTTCGCATGCAGCATCTTTGCCATCGACTTTTCCAGATAAATGCCTCGTCTGTGCATATTCTGACAAATTGCAATCATGGGAAATTCTACATTCCATACCAAATCTGCAATTGCTTCAAATCCATGTTTTTTGCACTTTGGATTATCTTTCAGTAAATAGGGCAACTGCCACATAAATAACTCATAGGTAATCTTAGCATCATGTGCAGCGTACAATTTTGCAATTTCAGGACGACAATATGGAAACTGTGCAGGCGTAAAGAAATCTCGAAATTTCATCGGATCTCCCTTACCTCGCAATACATATTTACAATACAACCCCTTCAATGAGTTATCTTTCTCATTTTCCTTCAGACAGCGCCATGCAGTGATACAATCATAGTAGCAGCTCTTAATAAAATCTACTTTGAGGTCTTTGTAGATCATAGCAAGGTCGAAATCAGCATTTGCGAAAATCAGTCTTACATCGCTATCTGCTATTCTTTGATATTCTTCTGTCACATCTTCGTATGTAAGCTGATTTGCATACGGTTCATCAAAAATAGGTACAATGTGTTTATTTGGAATATAACACTCTACACCACCAGGATAGTATAAAGATGATCCAACAATTGTGTCATTTAACCGATCCAGACCTGTAGTTTCTGTATCAATTGCAGCGTAGCCAGTCTTTATAAGTTCTGTAACGTAATCATGTAGCTGTGCTTTTGACGTAATGAGGATAGCATTAGAATCCTTGAAATACTCTTCCACGTTTCGTGAAATTTCTTCAAGGTCTGATGTGATGCTCTTAGACACTGTTTTCCGTTTTGCTGGAACAGTTAGAGCATTATTGCTTTTTACAGCTGCCGCTTTTATCTGCGACATCTGAGCAGCATTAAATAGTCCCATGAGATTATCACCTCTATCAAGATGCCCTCTATGAATTCTCAAAGAGGGCATTTGTCATTTATACGGATTGAATCGGATTAAATTAAAACGGAACATCTGAATCATCGAGTTCCATAACATCAGCCATAGACGAATCAGGTAACTCACTAAAATCTTCATTAGTCGGAGTGGTTGCTGTATTCTCTCCAGATGATGCATAAGCTCTCGGTACCGGAACATACTCTGGAATGTTACTTGAATCTCCATAACTATTTCCAGATGACGCGCTGTCAATCCATGTAGATAGAGTTCCGGCATCTACTTCCTTGCAGATATGTTCGTAATAGTCAGGCATAACTGCCTTGTTATTAGACAGAATCATATCATACGGCAACGTTGTATTCTTACCGACAACCATGATGATGTATCGGGTAGCCATATCCCCTGCTGCACCGTTTCTGGTGATTCGATACACGAACTCAGACGGATTCGGATATCGATCATTTCCAAAAAAGTCCTTATGAACTTGTGGCAGAAACTTCTGTGTACGATCCCAGAACTGAATTTCATTTTCTACTACATTGTAAAGCGGAATGAACAACTTTGTCTGTCTACGAATACCTCTACTGCATGCGGGGCATCCTGTACCGCAACAATGCACATAACCTGAATAATCTGCACTCTTGATGTAGTGTACATCAGCAATGAGCACATCATTCTTACTCTGATACAGCGGAATCACATCTGCCATATCTCCATCATCGGCAAGCCGAAACTTACCTGCATATTTTTCTTCTTCATACTGATTTGCTGTCTTAAATCCCATTTAGAATTCCTCCAGTTTTATTTCGATATGTTTAATTTGCAGTCTGACCTCCTGCTACTATATATAACGAGTGAACTGAAATGTCATTGAAATCTCTTCTTGTATACTCGAGATTCATGTTGCTTTTCCTGTTTTCTCATAGCACCTAAAGCCTCATTTAACTTATTTATAAACCGAATGCCCTCTGGACTGCTTAGCACATCTACGAGAGCTTGACACTCGTACACATAATCCTTGGCTGCTCGTCTTTTCTTTAAGTTTTCCATCTGCTTTGTGGCTAATCTAGCTCGATCTGCATAATTCAAATCTTCGAGTTCTAGTGCATGATTAAAATCATTTGTCTTTTTATCATGGATAGAAACAGATTCTTTTGCGTGATCATGCTGTAAAACGGTTTCTCTAAAATAACGCAATACAGATTCAAGATCTGTAGAGTTTTTATGCTTCACAGTTTTTGCCATTATGTTTCACCTCGCAATTTTACTCGACGTATAAGTTATCAAACTCATCTTTTGTAAGATCATTTATATCCTTACCAGCAGGAATATTTGCGTAAGACCATACAATTGCAACGCTATGCAATGCACGTTTTAATTTTTCTGTAGCCTTACGCCCTGCCTCGTCTGGATCAAATGCTAGAACAAACTCATTTACACCAAGTTCCTTTAACTGTTGAATTTGATATGAGTTTCCAGTTCCAAGCAAAGCAACAGCAGGTTTCTCATACACCCAACATGTTAGTGCATTGAAACAGCTTTCGCAGACAATAACAGATTTACAATTAGCAGGAAGTTCATATAATCCATATACAGGCTTTGTAACACCTGTTGGGTAATTAAAAAATTTGCCTGCAATAGATCGACGACAGAAAAATAACGTATGACCGGATTTATCACGAACAGGAAACGTAATGCATGGTGTAGGCTTTTTTCTGCCGGGAGCAATCCAATTTCCGTCATACCCTATATCAAACTTTTCTATAATAGCATCAGTCAGTTTACGATCATACATATATGGAACAGTATATCGATACTTTGAAAGTTCTTCTTCTGAAACATAAGTTTGTTCTGTCTTTGAATGTATTTTCAAGTAATCGATAGCGTACTGGTTTACGAGTGATGTTACAGTATCTCCATCCAGCAAAAAGTCAAATGACGCTAAATCATCATCAAATCCAGGAATGTTTTCTTTCAGCCAGTCTAATCCGGATTTTGAAATATTATGTAATTTCAGAAGATCTGAAATCATCTCATCCAAAGTGTGTGCATACTGGCATGCAAAACAATGACAAAACCCTGCTGGATAGCGATGACCATTTCTGTACTCATCTGAAATCAGAACACCACATGATGGTTTACGTTCCTTACCATCAGAATGAAACGGGCAATATATCTGCATATAGTTACCCACTTTACGGCTTGTCCGGATGAGTTTCATGGATTCTAGCTTATCTAAAACGGATATAATATCAAGCATACTTACACCTCAACTGATTAAAATTCAACATCCTCAGAATCCTCTAATACAATGCTCGTATCTGGTTGATTGACACTTACAGTACCGCTAAGATCAACCTTTGGAGCAATTGTAGCCGGCATAGTATCAGCACTTGGGAGATATTTCATATTGCCAGTATTGATATCCCATGCATAGGAAAACTCTGGTTTCTGATTATTTGCATTTCTTGCTTTCTCTAAGCGTATGTCCAGAACATGTTTATCGAATATCTGTCGCATAGCAAACACCTGAGTAGCAATTCTGGCAGGATGGTCAGATCCTTCGATGTTGTAAATGTTTGGAAACACTTCCCCTTTATCATCCTTGTTGTTTCTGGATTCACGATTTGCCTGCATCATAACTACTACAGCACATCCACATTGTTTACTGAGCCGGAACAGATCCGCACATAGATTTTTATACTTGGTGTAATCTTTATCAGATTTCTCAGTATCAGACATATATGACAGACCGTCTATGACTAAAAGCTTGATCTTATGTTTTTTCACAAGCTTTTTCAAAAATGGTACATTCACAACTTCGTCTGGAGCATCTTTGTCCTCCAAAACGTATGCACTAGTTGTCTGTGATGCAAGATCTTTCAAATAAGCATGATATTGCTCTGTATATTGACCTTGAAACAGCAGGTTATTTTGAAATTTTCCACGCCATGTATCAAATCGAGTTCCGAGAAAACTAGCCTGCATTTCCGGTGAATAATATAAAACTGGAAATCCATGACCTTGTGCAGATTCCATCATTCTTGTGCCAACCCATGACTTACCAGTATTTGTACGAGCAACTAGAATTACAAGTTCCTCTACAGTAGACAAACCACCATACATACACTTATCGATTTCGTCAAACCCTGTAGGAATTCGTTCTTGCTGACTATATTCTAAAACTTGATCGCTTCTCTGTTCTGAATCCTTCACCAAATCCATTGGTTGAGACGAATCAAGCATAGCCACTCTCTCGCACTGATTTGATAAATACTCCCATGCTTCTGTAACATCAGCAGATCCTAAGTCTTTTAGCTTATTAAAAGCTTCGACAAGCATGATGCGTTGCTTGTTTTTATTTATTTCATGGATTAAGTATTCAATCGGTTCATCTACGCGAACTAGTGCAACATCCTCAAATTCCGACTGAAATGTGAAAACATCCGGAACCTCTCCGTATTTATCACGATGCCGCATGATAAACTGTATATGTGGTCTGAAGATTGAATAATAGCTTTCGTCAAATTCACAGAGTTTTTCAACGTCAGATTGTGAATCACAAGTCAAAATTTTCGATATCATTTGCAATTCAATGGAACCATTCACGCTGACATCACCGCCCCTCTAAGCACAGATTGAAGTTTGTTGAAAAACAGACCACTGCCAATCAAACTGTTCACCTTTGGAGATACAATGATGGTTGTCAGATTACTAGCCTGTCGGTTATGAATTAAATTTAGTAAAGTCTGTGCTTGAAAATCCTTGAACTGCACATAGTCAATATTTGAGATGATTAGGACTTTTGCAGTGCTGGACCATATCTGTGCATACTCCAAATCTTCTGGAGTATCTTTTGCTGACCAGCTTTTTTGAATATTGTCCAGATATGACGAAAAGTTCAAATGATACACGTTGCAGTGTAATCTATTTCCCTTCCAATGCTTGCATATAGCACAGTAGGTAAGCAAGTTGGATGATGCTATAGTGTCATTTGTCTCAACAGTACAAAGCTTATTTTCAGCATGATCTAGTATATCGCATACTCGATCCAGTATTTTTCGAGATGTGTTATAAACCGAATTTTGCATGTCAATGTGATTTCGCTCTAGCAAGTATGTCGTTTCTACTAGTGACGGGCATGCTAAGTCACAAACTGGTTCAGTGCAATGAGCACTGAAAATACAAGATCTCATTTAGCGTAGTTCACCGCCCTCAAAATTGGATTTCTAGATTGTTTATACGAAACACGAGATTTTACACATTGAGATGCAAGAGCTAAAGAATCTGCATAGCCATAAGTGGCATATTTTTCGGATTCCATGAAAAGCGTCAGAAATGGCTCTAGCGTCCCGTATAACGCCCATTTAGTTTGGGCATGTAATTTGTCACGTTCAAGTAGGAAACGCCGTACAACGTATTCCTTGATGTATTCCGTGGACTTTGGGATGTACTTGCTGTCTGGAAGCTCATTCCACACCTGCAAAACGTCATGCAGCTCTCCGTTTAGTTCTATATTTTGGTAGAAACTTACAAATTTTCCATCAACAACACGCATTAGCTTGTACAGGTGGGGATATCGGATAATGTTATCTCTCACTTCATCATGTGTAAATCCTTCGATTGGAAATATAACCCCAAGGTTCTCATCAAAAGCAAGATCACCATATGGCTCATACATAACAGCGGCTCTAGTATGTATACAGCGGTTTGGAAACAGATTAAGCAAATCGGATGATTTCATTTTCGAGATATCTGTAGTCACTGAGATCTGACTTTGATTTTCTGGAATACCTGGAAGGGATGTATAAATCACATACTCCTGACCATTTACAACTTCCTGCAACCACGGTTTTGTTACGTCGAATTGTGGAATCATTGGTGGTCGAATATACAGATCTTCTTTCGGTGTCGGTGTTGCTTGACGCATAGTGCTAGATTTACAAGTCACCATTGATGATGTCGATTCTATTGTTTCCTGGAAATCAATTGAAGAATTGGATTCTACAACATCCCATTCGATATCTGCAAGATTTAAATACAAGCTACCTAACACGTCGAATATGGAGTCGTCTGGAACAACTGGCATAGACTGCAAGGGATCATTCAAATTCCACGATTCTGGCCATGTGTCATCAGAAACTGCATAATAACTCGCTGTGTTCAAAGCAGTTATAACTTGGTTTTTGTATTTTATAGAATTCCGAAAGTGGTCAACAACATAGGTCACAATCTCAGAATGCTTTGTAGATAAAGCACCTTTACACTTTGCCGGATATTTGAACTTATCTGGAATCTGTGTAAACTTGATCTTACTCACTCAACTCTCCTCCAACAACTGAAAACTGGTCAAGATACGAAAGATTTGACTCATAATCACCATCGTAGGCATCTAGTTCAGGGATATTTGAATCCATAAGTTTCTCAGTTATGATATTTTTTCGCAATCCGCACGCCCGAAAGTTTGAATCATACTCAGGGTCACAAAATGAAAGGCAATCCAAACCATAGTCCCACAGGTAGTCAAAAATCAGCTGAGAAGCAAAATTACCGTATAGTCCTGCACTGGACTTGGCAATCTGAAATGCGTTAAACGGAAGTGCATATCTGCAATCCCTAGATTTCAAATCAGCTTCAAATTTCTGAAATACATCATGGAATACATTAAGCTGTCCACGTTCCAAATAATATCCATAAGAAATTACTAGTGATGGGATTAAATTCCGATAATACTTGCAGTGGAGTTTTAAATCTCTACCCGTATACTTAGTCAAAATCCGGCTATGAAACCATCTGGAAAGATAATAAGCACACTGAGAAATTGCTGGAATTGGGATTGGATCATCTCGTAACTGATCTAAAGCTTCGGCGTACAGGTAATTGATTTTTGCAAACGATGGCTGTTGCTGTCCTTGTATCGCAGAAACTGGTTTCCTAGGTGTAGAAAATTTCATTCGCTTGGTTAAAATCTTAACTGTCTCATTGCATGCTTTGATGATATGATTTGTCATATCTTTTGTGGTGTCGTACATGGTTGTGGTTGTTTTGATTTCCTGCTCTTTGGCATAAGCTAATACTCGATCTGCACTTGCAACTGCACTTTCAATTCGTCTCATAGATATTCCTCCATATCTGTTTTGTGGATTTGTAGGGCATCACCCTGACATTAAACCATAACGATGAACTCAAAAATTGACCTTCACAAAAAATCTGTTTTGTTCATGCTTTAAGGGAATAATTTCCAGCTATAATCCTCTTGAAATTTTATTGAGTTTCATTGTAAAGTTTCATTGTTTTATTGTATTTTATTGTTATATATATAGTATATACCCTGATCTTTGCACATTATCGTCATTTTGGTTCACCACAAGGTTTACAATTCCATGTTCTTGGACTATGCTCTAAATTGCATATGTAATGCAGAAATAGCATCTAAACTGCAAATTTTGCACATCGCAATCTTAGGTTTAAAAGTCCTAAAATATGGATACTAAGAATTATATAATACACATTTCAAAGTGCTTTGCAGATTTAATTTGGTTTATAAGCCATGCACCATGTATGTGGATTTCAGAAAAAATCCATCACCATATTTTCACTTCTTGTGGTGTCCCTCGTTATATGTTTTAGAAGCAAAAACGCACACTGCGAAACAAAAGTTGATAGTCAAAAATCTGAAAGGAAAATTACAATGAAAGAAACTACATATGCGGTTACACATTACTCTAATGAGCATTTTGGAGAAGTTCGCACATTGATCATCAATAGCACACCATACTTCTTCACAAAAGATATTGCAACTGCACTCGGATACAGCAACCCAAGAGAAGCCATGGTCAAGCATGTAGATTGTGGGGATAAGTGCATGGTGAATTGTAATATTGGTGGTGAGATTCAACCCGTGCCAGTCATCAATGAGGGTGGCTTCTACAGTCTTGTCAACTTCAGTGACTTGTACAGCAGACTTCTATTCAAGCGTTGGATTACGTCAGAAGTACTTCCAGACATTCGAAGTCGTATCCTAAATGAATCTACAGCATCTGATGTAAAATACTTGTACGACATCATCAAATCACAATCAGATACGATTCAGAGCATGACCAGACAGTTGGAAACGTGTAAGACGTTCAAGTCAGATGCCAAAACGTATGATGCTAAATCTGATAATTCTAAATCGTTTGAACCAATTGGAATTGACGTTTACACATTTACCAGAAAGCTGAGGGATTACTACGGCGTAACATTTGGGCGTAAGGGCATGTTTGCATGGTTGAGAGAAAACGGATTTCTGTACAGTGACAGAGATCACAGAAATTACCCTACCGAGAAGTATGCAAATGCAGGGTGGTTTGTCGTAAAGCGTCGGCTTTCAGAAACCGGTTATTTGCTATACACACAGACACTGATTACTCCACTTGGTGAAAAACGACTCTTACAAGAACTTGGGGTAGACATTGATGCATGACTTGTTGAATCATTGATAATTACCCCTACTTACTATAATGATTGCAAAAAGCTATTTTTCATGCTAATAGATTTCCGGTCTATTAGTAGGCACTAAAACATGACAGGAGTTAATATTAAAACAAAAAAAAGACCACCCTCTAGATGAGGATAGTCTTGTTAGGATGCGATATTATGAAATTCTTCAGGTATTTTGTTTATACGCTCACAACCAGCACTATATTGCTATGTGGTGGCTGTGTTAGCACACCTGCATCTGAATACACTTACAAAGAAGATCATTACCAAGATTACGGCATAGTCACATACCGTGAATGCTATCTCGATGGTCCACCTCTACGACGGGAATTGAGATACAAATCAGTCGTGACATGGGCTGGTATACAGCACACTTACACAGATGCCCAGTTCTACAATTTTTACGCAATGAATAGTAAGGTTGCTATTGACTGTTGTGACTATTACAGAGCAAAAGTTGATCCAGATACAATGCGACCCGGAGATTACGAACTATACAGACGTGATTTTTCATTGACACCTGCACCGAAATAAAAAAGAACCAGTCTCATGTGCAATCAATTTGCGCATGAGACTGGTTCTTCACATCGAAATTTAGGGAAACACTGATTAAATCTTCCCATTACGCAGCAAATATGGTATAATAGAAAAAAGACAAAAAAGCAGGAGGAAAAGACAAATGAGCCAGATGACATTCAGCGATTATGAGTACAGCCTGAGAAAGCGGAAAACGAAGCGGGAAGAATTCCTGGACATCATGAATGAGATTATTCCGTGGGAAGAATGGGTAGAATTTGTACGCCCGTATTATCCGAACGGCAAGCGTGGCAGACCAACAAAAGGAATCGAAAAAATGCTGCGGATGTATCTGTTGCAGATCTGGTTCAATCTCTCTGATGAGGGCGTGGAAGATGCCATCTATGACAGCTATGCATTCCGGAAATTCATGAATATCGACTTTATGGAGGAACAGGTTCCCGATGCAACAACGCTTCTGAAATTCCGTCATTTGCTGGAAGAAAACCATCTGGGGGAAGTGTTTTTCAAGGCGATCAATCGTGTGATGGAAGCTACTGGGCATATCATGCACGGCGGTACGATCGTAGATGCAACCATTATTTCTGCACCGAGTTCGACCAAAAATGCAGAGAAGAAACGGGATCCGGAAATGTATCAGACCAAAAAGGGAAATGTATGGAAATTCGGGATGAAATGCCACATTGGGGTGGATTCCGGAAGTGGTTTGGTGCATACAATCACAGCCACAGCAGCCAATGCACACGATATAACCGAAGCGCACAAATTACTGCGGGAGGACGATCATGTTGCATATGGAGACAGCGGATATATTGGAATTGAGAAACGGGATGAAATCAAAAACAACGAACATTTTCGTAAGATCGATTTTCGCATCAGCCGCCGTCCGAAAAGCCTGCCGCAAGTATCTGATCATGCGATTGACTGGGAACGTTACATTGAAAACCGAAAATCCGCTGTACGTTGCAAAGTAGAACATGCTTTTAAAATTATCAAAGACACATTTGGCTTTCGAAAAGTTCGATATCGTGGACTTGCGAAAAATTTCAACAAGCTGAATGTGCTGTTTGCGTGTGCCAATCTGCTGATGGTAAAACGTGGACAAATAAAAAGTCAGAAAGCACTTATAAGGGGATAAGTGTACCCTTTTGCGGATAATCGGCTTCAAATGAAGCTTGAAAAGTTGAAAAACAGCAGTATTTTAGTCAAAATACTGCTGTTTTAGTCGTAATTATCGATTTGCTTTTTCAACTGTGCTTTTGTTCAGCGTTTCCTTAGAAATATCGTCATCAGACAGAATCTTATGATTTTCGTTTGTATGGTAAACACCTGTAGCGTCAACCATATACACGTTACCATCAGATTCACCAAGTACGAGCATAGCAATTTGTGCGTTTGTTGTATGCAACAATCCAGGTTTAAGTGCTACAACAGCCTTTAGATGATTGTTTTCAATCAGATCTTTTCTGACTGTCTGATATGCTTTTCGATCATCAAATACTCCACCGTTCAAAATGAATATAACTGAATTAGTATCAGCTGTGTTTACTAAATCCGAAATTGTCATGACATCAGTTTGCGTTGATGGCTTTTTAGAAATTGATTCTTCCAATTCCTTCAAAGAGTCTGTTAATTTCAACTTGATTTGTTTCATTTTACACCCCCAAATTGGAATAAATAATTTTTACAAATACATTATATCACATTTCACGACATTGTTCTATTTGCAAATTGTACAAATTTTAAAGTGTGTACTGTGTGCAATTTGACGAAAATCATATTGATATACGCATCTGTCATTTGTTTATTTTACCAAAGATATAGTTTTGAAACTGCGTATACAAACGAATATCATCATGCTGGACACCGTTCCGCTTATAATTTTGTATACACACTATCTGCTTCTTTGCTGCGGATAATGGAATACTGCATAGTTTTACAAGCTGATACACATCATCTACGTTGATAGCCGACAAGACTGGAATCGGGGCTAATAGATTTAATCCAAATCGGTATGCTTCTTCATCAGATAGTTGGATTCCAGTGAATACACGACCTATTTCGCATGCTATTAAAAGCCTTTGATTTTCGATTGAAGTAGAATCATCTATTAATATACACATCTGTCCGTCAATTTTAATCAACCCACCAATGATATTTATACGATCTTGTCGTTTTGTTATATCACTCAGTTTTACGATCTTCACTTGAAACACTTTGCAAATTTTTCGAAGTTTAACAGGCAATGCTGTAATATTGCATTGAATTAAGCATGCCGTACTTTGTTCTATCATATTATAAGATTTCATAAGACCACCTCATGAGTATTATGCTGTAATCCCGCATCAATATTCATCTGATGAATCTTTTGCATTTTTCAAAGCATTTATGTCAATCCCAGACTGCTCAGATTCGCCTGTATTGGTTTTTGTTGTGGTGTGACTATAGTTTTCCTCTTGGTTTCGTAGCATCGATTCTAGGGAATCCTGACGCTTGTTTTCATACATCTGTTCTAGTCTACCAATTATTTTTATCTGATCTCGATCTGAGAATTTTCGATAAATGTGGAGCACTTCAATTTCATTCTCAGATAGATTATTTTCAGATTCTTTTCCGGTCAGAATATATTCCGGAGATGTACCTAGAAACTCTGCGATTGCAACAATTTTGTCAGAAGATGGATTTGTTCCGTGTGTTTTCCAGTCAGATATAGCAGCAGTTGAGATTCCTGTGTACGCAGCTAGTTCTTTCTGCATCTTCCCTTTCGCTTTTAGCAGCTGAAAAATCCTTTGTGAAATTGTCATAATTCTGTCTCCTCTCTTTTAGATATATTCACAAATAATTCAGTAATCCGTATTTATGTATTGACAAATACGGATATACGAATTACAATATGAATATAGCAAGTGCTATCAGTAAATATGGCTGATACATATAGGGGATTTTTACAGTCGAATTTTGCAGTATTTCTTATAGTATAATTTTTTCTTGATGTTTTGTCAATAGTATCACTCTGTGAAACCGATTTCATATAGTAAAAATATAGCCTGTACTAATCAGTTTGTTCTGAATAGTACAGGCTATGTTTAGTTTATGATGATTTAGCTTCGGAAAGCAGATTTCACTCGATTGACAATATAGCTTAACGCTTGACGATATGTCTGGAATTTGTGTCCGCTCACAATGATTTCAAGACTATCGTATTGTAGGTCATCTGGGTTCTTTTCATTCAAATCACGGTAATTTTCAAGTTCTCTAGCATAGTATTCATTTCTAGCATCAAATCTATCCCAATTTTTATTATTGCCCTTATGCTTTGTCAGACGATGATCTGAAATTCTAAGATTTAGAATGATTTTCACATTCAGTGCCTCATACTCATCCTCTTTGCAGAGTACAAAATAACACGACTTACTATTATTTCGGTTACTGAAATTCGGACCTTCTAATGTTTCAAAGCCAATAGCTTTTAGATTAATTGCAACAGAATTCATGAATGCGTAGTAATGCTCTTCTGCGGTTTCTTCTATTACATCGTCTAATTCAGAATCTGTCAAATTCGGATTGAATGCCGCTGTAATACCATCGTTGAATGCGTATATGAGATCAATCTCAAACTCCAATGTGTTTACGTTACTACTGCTTTTGATATATCGTTTTCTTTTACGGATTTTCATAATAGTCAACACCCTGTAAAAATCTCACATATTATTAAACCGTCCTTTATCTCTAAGAAGCTCATCCAGTTTTTCATCAATCTGAGCGTTTGCAACACACCCGTAGGTACTTAGCTCATGAGTAAGCCAGTGAAAGTATTTACAACAAATATCATCTACATCTTTACAGACCGTTTCAACTGGTTCAGTAACCTTTGCATGACATTTATATTCTATGTCACGTATGGTAACACTCATCCATGCTATGTCTGTTACAAGATCCCACTTTTTATAATATGTCCATTTATAAAGTTGTTTTGCTGTAGGCAACTTCTTTTTGATCACAGATACAGAATTTAGATTACGAGCAATTTCAAATTTCCATTTCTTTGCGTCAGCATTCTCCGGAAACAAGTATAGCTGTATAATTGTATCAATTATCTTATCTGTACGAGACGATAATTCTCTTTCCAGATCACGTAGCAGATCTGCACGTTCTGTTACAAATAGCCTCATTTCTGTTTCACCTCTAATTCGTACTATCGAAATAATTCATCTAATTTATCGTATATATCAGTGCTAGCGGCTTTTCCAGATGTGCTTAGCATATTAGCAAGCCAGCTAAAATACTCTTTACAAATTTTGTTGAAGTCATCCATAATGTCCTTTACTGGTTCAATTGTCTCAATACTATAGTCATTGCAAATTTCACGGACGAAATTAGAAAATTTAGTATAATTTGTTAGCATTGCACAATTTTGTTCGTATGTCCACGCATAAATCTTATTTGCAGTAGGATACTTTTTAGTATTTTTCAACTTATTAACACTACAAATTTGATTTGCAATTTCAGATTTCCAGTGATTCACAGCTGGATGATCTGGCATTAGATAGCATTTTAACATATGCTCTATAACTTCTCCGGTGTGTGCAGATAGTGTTCTTTCGACTTCTCTTTGCATTTCTGCAAAGCCTCTAATGTAAATCTTCACAAAAATCAACTCCTCAGTCATTCAGAATGTCATTGATAGCATTGATATGTTCCTTGATTTTGTTTAACTTTAATGATTCAGTAGATACTGTTTGTTCTCGTCCTAGTAAGTAGTCTGTTGTTACATCAAAATAATTTGCGATTGCGACTAGGGTAGCATTATTAGGTTCTCTTGCACCAGTTTCATAATTTTTGTATGTGCCTTGACCAATACCAATTCCTTCTGCAACCTCTTTTTGAGTCTTTCCGGACTTTTTCCGGATAGCTTTCAAATTATCTGTATTCATCTAATCACCACCTTATAAAGGATAGCACGTTTTGTCCTATGTGTCAATAGCATTTTTAAAATTCAGGCATGAAATAGGACGATTCGTAGATTTGCATAAATTGCATTAGGACATTTTGTGTATGATTTTGTTAGAAATCGGTTGACATCATAGGACGATATGTGCTATAATCATATTGCAAAGGACGATACGTCCTTAAATTAAAACCATGAAAGGAAGTTATTATTATGAAATCTATCGAAACTCGAAGTATTACTGTATTCCACGGGCGAGCACCTTAATACATCTAATCAAATTTTCTCGATCTGATTCATTCATGTTTAAGTATGCTACGAGTAAGGCGGCTTGATCTTTAGTAAGTTGAAATTTATCTATGAGTTGCTGTAATGGACTTGTTGAGGTATCTGCTGTTTGTCTGCCAAGCAGGCAGTCCGTAGAAATATTATAGAGGTCAGCAAGTTTTTGAAGTGCTGGAACACCTACACCTCTTACGCCAGATTCGTATTTCTGATACACTGAATAGCTAATATCTGTTTTTTCAGCTACTTCCTGCATTGTAAGACCTTTTGATTCTCTCAACTGTTTTAAGATGTTTTTAATCTCCATATGTAAGCACCTCTTTCTCATGTCATTATAGCACAATTGTTCTAAAAAGTCAATCATTGAAATCAATAAAATATACTTTTGTGCATAGAATCTAAATTATCGGAAGAACATTTGTGCAATATTGCATCTTGATTTTTGGAACAAAAGAGCATATAATATAATCATAGGGAGAACAAATGTTCTAAATCAATAAAAATCAAAACCCTGAAAGGAAGTTATCATTATGAAACTAACTTCATTCAAACCACCGTAAGAACTACTTTTTCAGAGCACCTTTAATAGCATTAACCTGTTCCTCTATGATTTCGATGTATTCTTTAATCTTATCAAGATTTACTGGTTCATCTGGAGTTTGTTCTTCTCTACCTAATAAGTAATCTGTGGATACATTAAACAGATTTGCTAATGCAACAATTGTATCCCCGTTTGGCTCTCGAAGACCTTGTTCATAGTTCTTATATGTATTTGGGCTGATATTCAGTGCAGTTGACACGTCCTTTTGTGTCATTCCTGTACTTTTTCTTGCGGATTTTAAGTTTTCAACATTCATTAGTTTCACCTCTATTATTCTATTTGAATTATACCACAATTCGAACCGTATGTCAATACATATTTTTATAAAATTGATTCGATTTGTAACACTTGCACAAAATAAAGCGATTCAATTTGTGGGTGTTTTTATCTAAAATCCATTGACAATAGGTTCGAATTGTGGTATCATAAAATCACAGCAGGAACACAAAGTGAACCTGCATGAAATTTGAAAGGAAGTTATTATT